GAATTGATTAGCTTTGTCGAGAAATCTTTTTTCTCTTTCTCCATCATCGAGAAAGTCCCAAATCCAGTAGACTTCTGCCATCCTTTCTTTAATAGCCTTGATGAGATTATCCAGAACAGAGTACGGTACAAGCCACTCTCGTCTTACCCAGCTTTCGTTATTTGTATACCTGCACCATTCCTCTGGAATCTTGCCTAGCTCATCAAGATAGAATGCATCTGTCGGAGAAACGTAACCGCTCACCTTGTAGAACGGCTTTTTCGCTTTATAAGCGAACAACTCACTTGCGAGGAGCCAACTAAATGAATGCCCATCATCACCCCATCTGTCGGCCTCCTCTCTCACATGTTTGCTTACATCAGCAGGAAGTCCTCTTGCTTCATCGATTGGTTTAGTATCGTTATAATTTCGAACACCAGCCAGTGTAGCGAACAGCTCATAATACCTATCGGAATAGATTGGCACTACTCTCCACGGCCCCTCGATTTCTTCGCTATCGTCTCCGTCCTCGCTAGGTATATAATACTGGTTCGGAGTGAAGTGATCACAGCACCACCAGGTACCGTCGTCGAGCTTCATCTCGGTATAAACATGAATATCGCAACCCATATATATTCCTCATTTTTCTATGTAAATTTCACGTGTATTTTTCACGAAGATTATGCACGTAAGTTTATACTACTTAAAGGTTACACTTCGAAACACTACTGAATTTCAGTGTGTTTCAGCACAATTTTCGCGTTTTGCACGCTCTCTTGAGTCAGCAAGGAGCTTAGCTCTTCGTTCCTTCTCCTCATCGCTCAATTCTACCTTCGTACGAAATGGGTTCTTCCCCATTCTGAACGGATGCAGCTCACAATATGTAACCGGGCATTCTCTCACCTCGTTTATATTCCCGCATACGCAACCAAGACAATATGCGTGAATCGCCTTTACTGGGTTCTGAAGATTAGCCATTTTATCTCCTTGTCGCCGTTACGCTAAACGTACTAGACAGCACGAGAATGCATACCCATATGCCAAGTGCTATCTTCCATCCGCACCAAGGCTTGCCTACCGCAAGTAGGGCAAGATAAAGCAGCCCTACTGTTGCAAGATAAGTTATTATTAGTGTAGCAAGCGTTATCAAAACAATCAATGCGATGTCTTTTTTATCCATTATTACGCTCCCGTGCTTCCAAATCCTCCGGCACCGCGTTCAGTTTCTTCAAGTTCATTGACTTCTGTGAACGCAGCTGCCTGATACGGGATTATTACATACTGTGCGATCCTTTCTCCGCCTACAACCATCTGCTCAACATTGGAATCATTGTGTAGTGCGACAATTACTTCACCAATATAATCTTCGTCACAAACCCCAACACAATTGGCCGGTCTCAATCCACGCTTCGTTGCAACGCCGCTACGAGCAAATACAGCCCCGAAGTATCCCGCAGGGAGCTTCATAGCGATCCCTGTATGTATTTTCACAGTCTGGTGCGGCTTAATCAGTATTGATTCATTAGAATCCATACATGCATACAGGTCGTAGCCAGCCGCATACTCCGACCCGCGAGTGGGAATCACTGCATTTTCATTTAGCTTTTTAATCTTAACTTCTACTGGAATCATTAATCGTTCTGCTCCTCGAAATTGATAATAGTATAGATGTTATCGATCAGAACATCGCCAGCAGTAGCTCCTTCGTAGCATCCTTCGTACCAGTTACCGATCAATTCATTAATCAGTTCAAGTTTAACTGTTTCAGTCATATGTAGTGCTCCTTTATTTCTTATATTTATTTGAATAGCATAGCGAGAGTGCTACCATGATTAGTATCCAAGCCGCAAAGTAAATATTCTGCATATCATTTGCTCTTCTTTCTGGACATCTTATTCATTTCATCCACGATGTATTGACGAAACTCCGGGCATGTTCCTCGGAAGTCATATGCCTCCTCGTGTTTTACATTTTTCGTATAGTGCCTTTCGCACTCAGTAAATGGGCACATTGTACATGTACAATAGCTCGAAAATCTTTTCATCAATACACCTCATCTCATTTATATAATTGGAATTTCTTGCTGATCTTCGCAGCGATATCGTCAGGCAAAGGTCTGAAACCGATACAGGTTAGTGTTCTGCCAACACCATCTTCATCGACTTCTTCAGGCTCAAGCTCTGTGAGGCAGTTGTCCCGGATTTGGAAATAATCCTTTCCATCTTCCAGAGATAGTTCATCTGCTATCGCTTTTGCTTTAAGCAACTGGTTTCTGTTCTTTGCTTCACAGATTACCTTTACGAATGAGCCGTCGATCCAACCTTCGAAAACATCCTCGTCAAATCTGATCGTTGCTTCATACTCATACTCTGGGTCGCACATTTCTAGCTTACCATACTCATTGTCTGGGTCGACTGGCCTGAAATAGAAGCGATCTTCACCGGCCTCGTATGCAAGCCTTGCAAATTCTGTTAGGTCTTCCCGTCTATACAATGCTCGTCCATCGCGCACGATTTTCGGTTTGCCGTCTTCAATCGTTGTGTGATAATGATACGAAAGCCCGTAGTCAACAGTGAGACATTTCTTCGCTTTGTATCTTATCTGCGTCGTCAGGAAAGCCATGCTTGCATGACTGACCTGAGCGGCGAGTTTACCAGGAGACATATTTAAGTCTTTACGGGCTATGATAATTTGTTTCATATATTAGATTGCGGTGTGCGCCCAAGCGATATCACTAAGCTCCTCTACCCATTCGTCTGGGATACTTCTGCCTGAGGCAAGGTACCGATGGATCGCATCTGCGATTTCGACGAATCTTTCCATGTCATGGACATGTCTCGGCTTAAGACCGAGAGGTGGCTTCTCAGCCTCATGCTTCTCCGGTGCTTCGGGCATCTTCCTCGTTATCTCCATCTCGACAAACATCTGTGTTATCCTCCGTCAAATATGTAATACTACGGTACTCCGCATCGAACGCTTTCATTTCACGATCGAAGATCTTACTTGATACTTCGTTGTACTCACGAACGATCTGCTGGTACTCTTCCATTGGGATTTCGTCTCTCAAAACTTTCTTGTTGAACTCGGCGAATTTATTTCCAGCTTCTACGCTGGTCATTGATTCACTGAAGTACGCCATAGAAATACCTCGCATATGTAGTAGATTTACCGAATCGGTTATTTTCAGTCTCCATCTTCACAGAGATCGGATGCCCTTGCCGTTTAAGATCGTAGATACGAGCGCCGAGCCTCATAATCCCATATTCTCTTTCGGCATCAAGAGGAGTGATTGACCCATGAGTTTGGAGATGATCCAGAACCATTTCGCACTGGGTCATATTTACTCCTCTGTAGCAGTAGCGCAGAGATTAATAAAATCGGGTTTTGATTTTTCGTGAATAATCTTCTGCATCTTCTCAGTGGCCAGCTCCCAAGTTTGTACAGGTCTTCCGAGCAACTCTTCAAGGTACTTATAGGCCTCATTTTTCTTGTCTTCGGTGAGCATGCAATAACCTGTATATGCCTCAACTATTGCGCATTCTCTAATTGTCATGTTATTTCCTCTTATCCAATCGTATTAATTTAGTTCATATCCAAACGTGGTAACGAGTTGCTTAACGCTGTCGTCGAACAGATATGACTCTAAAGCGACACATACATCGCCGTCGAGATTGTAGATACCAACCTTGTCGATGCCAATGTCGAACACTTCATCTCGCTTTTCGTAACCATGATCTAAACAGATATATACCTCTGAGTCACCATGGCCTGCGTCAACAACCCCGCCGAGGAACCCAGCGAGTTCCTCGACAGTCATCTTATTTGATTTAGACATTTTATTATTTAGTTAAAAGTTCCCTTTAATCCTTTAATTATTTGTGCTAGAACCATACAGTTCTACGAGATGCTTCATAATATCGTCGAAGCTTTCGAAATCCCCGTTCACCGCTGTATAAAGGACCATCCCATAGAGCAGCTGGTTGATACTGAAGCTCCTGCGCCAGCCCTTTTCGTTGAGCTGCGTATTACGAATATCGAAATAGTGGAAGAAATCTTTCTTGTTTGCGATCCGCGCGATCTCTTCTACAAGGTGATTCAGCGTATCCTGCTCATCGCCTTTCTCATTGTTAACGATGTCGAGCAGTTTTTGCGCCATCCACTTCCAACCGAAGAGGCATCCTGTTTCGCACATTGAACCGATTGCGCTCTGCTCTGGAGACATTACTACGAAGTCACTATTCCAGAGACGCTCAATGTCGGCTTCTGTAATTTTCTCTGCAAGCTTGTTGTTCTCTTCTTCGGTTACAGAGTTCTTGTCGTTAATAGATTTATTTTTTACGGGACTGTATACTTCAACATCCAGCCCGAGTTCGTTGAATTTGTCGTATTCATACTGTCTGGCAAGGTTTGAACCGAAGCTCATGATATCCCCGCCAAGATAGCCAAGAGGTTTTTTATCCATTCAATTCCCTTTCAAATTCCTGCATTGCATAATTCTCAAATTTTTCTGAGTTTTTGTATTTGGTTGCCTGTTTTAGTCCACAGAATGGGCAGTAATCAAATAGTTGCTGCCCACATTCCGTGTCCCAATAAGCTTCGTGATGACAACGGGAACATTCCCAAAAGTCATGATGCTTCGGATTCGTTCGCCACATTATCTTTCAGCAGAATGTTGATGATAACACCAAATACAAGCCCAAGTGCTGTTCCGCTAAGTGCAAATGTTGTACCACCGACAGCAAGCCCGCTGATGCCGAGCGAAAGTACACTTGAAACCATGATCAGATTCTTCTGATTGTTTAGGTCGATCTTCTGCAGCATCTTAATACCGCTACATGCGATATAACCGTACAGGATAAGTGCAGCTCCAGCAAACACACAGCTCGGAATTGACGCTATAAATGCCTGAATCGGTCCGATAAATGCAAGCAGCATAAGCATTATCGCTGCGACATCAGTTACAATCGTGGATGCTACCCTAGAAAAACCAACACATGCTACACCTTCACCATAGCTACATATACCGAGGCCGCCGAGTACAGACCCAACGAGATTAGCGACACCCTCTCCGATGAAAATCTTTCCGAGCCCAGGGTTTTCGTATAGATCTACGCCGATAATCCCGCTAAGTGCTGCATGGTCAGAAAGACTTTCCATCATAGCGCTTACTGTGTAAGCTATGTACATTATAATAACTGGCAGATAATTAATCGCAGGAGATTCTGTCCAGTGTGACAGCGCAAGATCTGGCCACGAGAAGAGCTTCATATTCTGGAACACACTGAAATCAATAATCTCACACACCCCAGTTAGTGTAAGGATGAGTGCAAACGCATACCCTGCTAGCGTACCAAGCAAGAACGGCAAGATTTTTGCTAAGCCTTTTGCGTAGTGGCTAATTAATGCGATTACTACCGTTGTGAACAGAGCAACTGCCACGCCATACATATTAGTTACACCATTAATCTGTACGTACGTTCCGATAAATCCCATTAGAGTTATACCGATTACCGCTGTTACTGCGCCGATCAGCGCCTTCGGGAACACCTTGTATATTTTATCGACTGCAATTTTGGTGAAGATCAGACCAAACAGGCAATACACAATACATGTTGTAAGGCCACCAACTGCTACAGCTTTATATCCGCCTGCGGCGAGAGCGAACATAACCGGCGCAACGAAAGCGCCAGAGTTTGACAAGAACATTGGGGATTTATATCGTGTTATAAACAGGTACACAATTGTTGAAAAGCCCGCCCCAAACAGAGCACCACTTACATTTACACCACAAATATTTGCAATGAGAAGTGAGGCGACAAAAACTGCTAAAAGAATCTGTACGCCATACAGGAGAAGTTCTCCAAGCGGCGGTGTATCATCGACTTTATAGATCATATTTCTTTTCCTTCTTTAAAAGTTTATTCCAAAGTGCTTCACGGTTTCTCGTGACATAATTTTTCCACTCAAAGTAGCGGCGCATCTTATTGTTGAGATAACCGAGAAACTGAATCCGTCTTGCGGCTTCTTCTGGTGTTAAAAATACTTCCTTTTCTTCCAAATAATCACCTTCTACTTAACTTATACGCTCTCCATACTGGTTTGGAGAAGCGAGAAAGACACCTAAAACTTTGTCAAAATGTTTGTCGTAGTTCGGTAAGAACCGGCCATACTTCATGACAATGTTTTCGTATTGCTGCAGCTGTGAGACTTGGTCTTCTACCTCAGCTTTAGTATAACCGGTGTAAATTACCAGATCATCTTTACATTTGAACTTCTTTCGGAGCGTTTTTGTAAAGGCAAGAACTTCATCGAATGTGTCCATCGGTTCTAGGCCAGCAAGCACGATTGCGTGAGTGATGCCATTAGATAGATATCGATTGATGATCATCTCGTCATCCAATGTGACTGTTTTTTGCGTGGCTAAGGCGCTGTTCTGGCACCATTTGCCGTTGCTTTCTTTATCACATTTGAATGTGCATGTGCTTGTGGCTATGTACATAGATGGAGTTTTGTAGTTGATGAAGTCTTCGTCGATCAATCCTTTTAACCGCATTCTTCGTCCTGATACTTTTCCTTGAGCTTACGCAGCGCTTCTTCTCCAAGTGGAGTCAGTGTGAATACCGCGTCGCTAGGGATGTACCCGTCCTGCGCTTCTTTAATTGCCGCACGTACTTCGTCGTAGCCGAGCGTCGTCTGAACTTTGTGTACGTCGCCATCGTAATAGATTTTCGCCTCGATTCTTACTTCGAGTGTGGATGACGGGATGGCGAGGACTATGTATTCTTGTTCAAGCTCGATTTCGGTTCCTGGTTTCCATTCGTCTTTTTTCTTTTTTGCCATATACTAATCTGATACGCCTCTCAATTCTTTTAACTTTTATTTATTTTGTGCGGTTGACATCTTCCCACTCTCTGAGCTTAAATTCAGCCTTCCGCTCTTTCGAGTATGTTTTTACAGGTGTGTAGAAGCCGACTATTCTGGTATACTCAGTTTCTACCGGTTCTCCACATTCTGGGCAAATTTTTCCAAAGAACGCATGGTTATGCTTGCACGCTTGTATTTTTGTATTGAAGGCGAAATAAGTAACACCTTGGTCAGCAATATAATTTAGCATATCCCACGCTGCTTCATCACTTGAGAACGGAGCTTCGATATTGACATGTAAGATACTGCCACCATTACAGAATTTATCAAACATCGCTGCGATTCTAATGCGTTCTTGCATTGTCGCTTTGATCCCGAGCGGTAGAAACTGATTCCCGTACAACGGGAGGTCGGTTACTGTATCGTTTGGGTAAAAGAAAAGGTCTTTCTTCATAAGTTTTGCAGCAGCTGTTTCGCCAGGGATCTGCTCACAATTGATTTGGTAATCCACGTGTTTCATGAACTCGTTTTTCACGCTGTGAATAGTATCGAATATCGCCTTGCCAAATCTTTCAGCATCTTCTGTGTAGTAAGTATTACCAAGCTCATCAACACGGGTATACCCGAATTTCTTCATTGTCTCATAAACACCTAAGAACCCAATAGTATTGTATAGATGCTCAAAATCTATTAGCCCATTGCTAAAATTCTTAAGTAGCCCCTTTTCGACATTACGTTTGATAATATCTCTTACAACATCAAGAGCCTGCAGATCTAGCCAAGTGAGATGCGCTAATGCTTCGAGGTATTTTTCCTCTGTATCATTTTCCAGCGCAAGTCTCGCTAAATTTATAGTGTTCACTTTAACAGAGCCAACCTTTAAAGCTGTCCCGCCGATTGAATTGAAGTACCCGAGATCTTTTATCGAAGACTTAAGTCTACAGCAGTTTGATAAGCTTGTAACAGATGAGTCCACAAACAAATTGCTATCTTGCCATTTCCGGTTATGAGCGCTTGCGTATCTAGCGAATTCTTCATCAACAAACTTACCGTTTTGCCTCAAGAGCGAAATAGAATTAACTGGGAACGTCATCATATTCTTCGAGCGGATATCAGACATAGTTTCGAGGAACATTTTCTGGAAATACATAATTCCTTCTATTTCGTCGATCATCAGTGCCCCATCTGGGAATACTGAACCACCAAACAAAGCCTCAAGATATGGGTGATCAAATATACTTGTATTCGTAAAGGCAGACTGAATCCCATTCCTGGTGTAGGGTTGATTTAGTGAATAAATTAACCGTTGTATATTTTGCTGTGCGTAAACCTCAGGTGATACAGTGTAATATCCATTTTTAACATCTCTATCCCAAAAATAATACATATACGGAATCAGATTGGGCAGACCGCAAGCGCCAGAAGACCGATTCGAGCAGTAGCTTGTGAATTCCTTGACGAAGTCCACGAATGTTGTTAAATGTTTTGGCGGCTCTGCGTTGAAATTTTCGATAAAGAACAAGCCTTTCTCAGCTAAATCCTTAAGGTCGTAAGCGAAACAGTAGCTCACAAACGTTGTTGTATTGGCATCATGCATATACAGCTTGCCGACCCACTCTGACTGCAGCCACTCATTTGCGACTTTAAACCCATACTTTTTATTTAGTTCATAGAAGATTTTGTTAAATGAAAGAAGCTTCTGATGAGGCTTTGGCATCTCATTGATCAATGTAACGATGTCTTTTTGGCCAACATTAGCGTTGCCGTCAACAGATGCGTCAGCAACAGTGTCAGAATCAATGAAATTATCTATGAAATCGGTATAGCTAAGTTGTCTAGGGGAAAACCCATTGAGTGCTGCGATCTCTTCCCCATAATCGTTCTGCATCCTATTATATGCATTAACGAAGTTTCTATTTAGATCAATGTTTATATTCATTACTCTGCCGCCTCACTGCTTATTCGCCCATTTAACGGCATCCGCAAACCCCATCAGCTTCCCGTCAACCATCAGCCCAGGCGCTTCCATCATCCCAAGCTTCAACATCTCATCCACGTCATTATTCACCGTGAACTTTACGCCCTTCTCATTCAATCTCCCCTCGAGAATCGCGCATTTTGGGCAATTCGTCGAGTACAACACAATGTCATTCATACAACCACTCCTCTTCAAAGTTATCGAAATCCACGTCTATCCGCTTATCACTTCCTGCAATCTTCTGGATTTCGTTGTATATCTCAAACCAGCTTTTCACACGAACCATACCGTTTTCTTCAGCTGGGTAGTTAAAGTTATGCGGCGAATTCACAAGGATTTTCGCATAATCCCCGCCTTCTAAATTGTGCGGGCCGTCATCAATAAGCACATCGCCGCGAATCATCTGCTTATTACACGTTACAATCACGTGCTCCCAGTCTATTATTGGAAGGTACTTAAAGATCACTTTCTCAAACTTTACCGGGATCGTCTTGTAGTACGAGCTTGTCACGAGATACACATTATGCCCTTCTGCCATCAGCTTTTGGATGATGCCATACGCAAACGGCATAGGCTCGACCATATCCCACAGCTCTTCCTCTTGGAGGGCACCATATATTTGGCCGAACGTGAGGCTTGGAAACGCCTTACAGATGTCCCAGTCTCTAATCGCAAACCAATCTACATTCAGCCCGTACTTCTTGTTCAGGAACTTGACCCATCCTTTTAGCAGAAAATGAATCGTATCGTCTGCATCAACCAGAATTGTTAACTTCTTGGGCATTATTCCTCCAACTCGTCAGCGTGCTGGCTAATCCACCCACGGTGGTTCGTCTTCAGTTCGCAAACAGCACACCGCTCATGATCTTTAAAGTGCTCGATATACTTTGCAAAACCGCTCTTGTTTGGATTATCAAGGTCGATCTGCCCAACATGGCCAATACAGATGACTTTGCATTCAGGCCCGACACGAGTAAGCGTTTTCTTCAACTGGTCAAACGACAGGTTCTGGCTTTCATCCACGATCAGTATCTTTTTTCCAGTGAACGTTACGCCACGGATGTATGTGTCCGTCATACATGTGATATATCCACCTGTTTTGTCGCCTGTGAGACCGTCCTGGTTAACTGCTGTGTTTGGATTTACGCCGCAAGCAATCAATGCCTGATAGAGCGGGTCGAAATACACAGAAGATTTACTCTGGATATCGCCAGGGAGATACCCTTGTTTCCTTTCACCGTACGGAGACACGACATAAATGATTTCGTCATACAGTCCGAACTGAACCATGATATTTGCGGTGCCTACTGCAACTAAGTCTTTGCCAGTACCGGCGGGGCTATTACAGAAGACGATGTCAATATCATTGCTGTAAATAGCCTCCGCAAATTCGAGCTGCTCTTTATCAAGCTGATACCCGTAGAACGGGCAATCAGCCATCTTCTGCGGAGGTTCTTGCGTGAAATCTATTTTCTTTCTCTTGTTTGCCATCGACGAAAACCTCCTTAGATGATCTCGTCAATATCGCAATCTTCCCCGATTATGTAATCAACGAAACCTTTCTCTTTTGCTTCATCTGCGAACATGTACCATTCAACACGGTACTTGTCTTCGTACTCTTTCTCTGTCACATTGCTGTGCTCCATTATGTAACGCTTGATACGCTGCTCAGCACGCCGCTGGAACTCCATCTGATCCTGCAGTTTTGCGCTAGAGTCCCATGCAAAGCTGGAGCCGTCATGCATCAGGAACCGAGCGTTCTTCATTGCGTAACGTTTATGACCTGCGATACCGATCAAAAATCCCATACTGTACTGGAACCCGAGATTGATAGTGTAGACCGGAGTCTTGCTTGTGCAGATTGCATCAATTACTTCAAAACCTGCGTCAACAGAACCACCATTTGAAGTGACGTACAGAATAATCGGCTGGCGCTCTTCAATGGGTTTGCCTTTATCCTCTTTGTTGAACTGGAGGATATGTTTCACAACGTCCTCAACATTCCACTGGTCAATATCTGCGTTCAGAAAAAGCTTTCTCTGCTTGAGATCTTTAACCGCGAAGATGTCGGTCAAAAGCCCGCTTGCAGTGTCCAACTCAAGATCAAGTTCAATATCGTAGTATCCATTTTCTTTAGTTTCCATAAACGTTCTCCTTTAAAAACTTTTCTACTTTCTCTCCGAGTGCACTCAGGTCGCCGTCATTCTCAATAATGTAGTCTGGAGCCACATTATCCAGTGCCGTCTCAGACGGATGGTTTTTCTGTTCTTCCGTGAGTCCATTATCGAAATCTGGACGGATAATCCTTAAATGCGTTACATCAAACCCCTCTGTTTTTAAAACGTGAATTTCATTTTGAAATCTTGTATCAGGGATGATCACGAAATCCCAATGATTATTGAATAAACTGAGGACCGACACAATGAAGTCAACCCAGAAATCGGGCTTTTTTTTGCGCACCACGTCAGTTCCGACATATTGGAGTAAAGATCTACCCCTTTCGTCCTTCAAACCGTCCCAATCAAAAAATGTCTTGCATATGTATTTAACCAGGTCGGCATAATGGGTAATTAACACCTTATACCCATTCCGCCTAATGTTCGCTGCCATTAAATTAGCGACAGTGTCTTTACCATTTCTTGCGTGCCCTGAGATTGTGATTACTTTCAAATAGTATCAATCCCCCTTTGCAGATTATTTAATTAGGCTGACAACTTAAACAATATCAACCTCTTGGCAGATCGGGCTGATCTTGCACTTTTCAATAAGATTATCCATGCAATTACAGCACAAATCAATTCTCACTGAACTGCCATCATATTTTGACCCATACCCGATGCGATAGCTAACGAAAACGCACTCTTCCTGCGTATCCCACTCATCAAACTTCTTGCCGCACATATTGCAAACGCGTTCGACTTTAAGCATATTAGCTCTCCTTATGTAATTTGAATGATTCGATGAATTCGTCGATCATTTCCCAGCTTTCTCTTTCCCTGGCTTCTGTGATGAAATATTCAATGTTTCTCATTTGGGCTTCCAAAATATCGACTCTTTCTTTTAATGTCGCAATAGCCTCAGAAGCCCCGTAATCGATATAAGCCATATGACTCCAATCATTTGGTGAGTATATGTTAGCCGCTGATGTAGTTGTAGTCCCCCATAAACCCTGCTCTATATGTGTTGGCACCAACCCACCTCCTTAAAACAGCTGTCTGTACGATTTCATCCTGAAATATCCGTTTTTGTCTCGCTCGTACGAAGTACAGTATATTATGTCGCCCTTACCTACTTTGGCATGCTCATAATCCCTGTTGTAAATCGTAAACCGGCTTTCAATACCGCTACCGATTGACTTCGTTGTGATTGAGTAACCGAACTGCTTGCCGTCTTTCTTTCTTCTGACTGGGTAGATGTCTGTAATGTAGAGCTTACGTCTGTCCTCTTCTCTACCAGACACATAACCTACATACCCCATCACGTCGTAGAAATTCCTGACTTTCAACAGATCACTCAGATCTTCCAGGTGTGCAGCTTTGATCGCGTCCTCGATCTCTCTCAGGATTTCTCGTGTGTCGAGCTGCGTATAATTCTTAGATTCCTTTCCAGATTTCGTGAAATCGACGGAATGGCGTTTGACAATTTCCTCGATATGTGTATTCTTGACTTTCTCTTTGGAGATTTGTTTCGCCTCGCCCTTCTTGAACGTGTCGTAGAACATATCCGTTATGCGAAGAAGCTCCCGCTGGTTCCCAAAATCGGAGAAGAAATCCAGCTTAATTAAGATATCAAGCTGCCGTGTGTTCATGTGCGTCTTCTGATCTATATCAAACAACAGATCGCAAAATCTATTGTACTGGTTATTGTGTGCGAGCTCGTAAAGCTCTTCGGCGATCGCGGCGTTCATAAATTTTACAGATGTGAGACCTTTCGCAATAATGTTTTTGTCTTCATCGTAGAAGTACTTGTCTCTGGAAAGCCCCCACTTCGGGTTTGTTACGGCAATTCCGACCTTATGTGCGTATTTCGTAATCTCTGCCGTCTTGTCGGTATTGTCTTGGAATATATTCAGTGCAGCAGTTAAGAACTGTAGCGGGTGATAGTACCTCAAGTACCCACAAATATACCCAATACATGAGTAGCTGTCTGAATGGTTCCACGAAAAGGCGTACGCTGATGCGTCAAGGATAACCTGCAAGAACGGTTTAATAACTTTCTCGCATTCTTCCTCTGACATCCCATAGTTCTCAATACAGTAAGCTACGAACCGCTTTTCGATTTCTGGCAACAACTGCTCGGTGCCTTTCTTTTTCGCGATACCTCTGCGGACAAGGTCGCTCTCAGCGGCTGAATAGCCACAGAACTTTACAAGGAACTGCATTATGGTTTCCTGCATAGCGATTCTCCCGGCTTCTGGGGCAAGAAAATCATTCAGCGCATCAAAACCATTATCGTAAAATTCCCCTCTCGCAACACTGTCTCGGAAACTTGCACATGCCGGACGGATCAAGCCGTTACCGAACGACATCCATTTGATCATTGAGAAATTAGGGATTCTTGATCTGGCTTTTTCAAGTGTCTTTTCCGACATGAATTCTCTTAGGTATGCCTGAGCACTATTAGATTCCCATTGGAATATCAGCGTTGTGTCTTTTCGAATGCTGTCCCATACGGCCATATCTTCTAGGTCTGTGTTGTCCGGTGTTAACCTCTCAATGCCAAGCATTTTGCACGTATCGTTAATCACACCTATATTGTCGAGCCCTAGGATATCAAGCTTCACGTACATCTGATCATCAAGTTCCTTCATGTTTATCATGGAAACCGGATAATCTGATGTTGATATACTGCAAAGCCCCATCATTTCATCTATTGGAAGGTCGCTGATCAACACCCCACTAGGATGTGTACCGATTGATACAATCGTACCGTCAACTATATCGGCATACCGAAATACTTCCGGCCACTTCTTTCGTGCATTTTCAACGTCCCGATCAACTTCTTTGCTGATTTCGTTTGAAAGATCTAGGTAGTTGATTTTCTCATCGTCTTTATATAAAGCTCTGCATACATCACGCACTGCGCCCTTCGTCGCGATTGTGTTGAATGTGATGATTTCTGCAGAGTTGATTGTCGGAAGCCCCATTTTATCCTTCAACAAGAACTCTTTTATCCTGTCTCGATCCGCACCTGCGTAGTCTGTGTCTATATCGGCGTTTGTTACTCGAGCGGGGTTCATAAATCTGAAGAAGTTTAGATTAAACTTGAGGCTATCCATCTGCGTTATACCAAGAATGTAGGCAATCATACTTCCAGAGACAGAGCCACGGCTGTACCCGCACTGAATACCGTTTTTCTTTTCCCATTCACGTAAGTAAGTCTGCATCAGCATAAAGTCGATTGACTTTGTGGCCTTGTACACTTCAAACTCTTCATCGATTACTTTGTCGAGCTCTTCTCGTGTGTGATTTTTAAGCGCATATGGGTGTTTTACCAATGCATCATCAATCTTTTTGCGGAAAGTTTGCTCTGGGTTGTCATAAATGTGCGGATATTTCGTGCCACAATCCAGTTTGAATTCTTCGACCATATCGGCAAGTACATTCGTGTTGCGAATTGCCTCCATGTACACATTTTCTTCTAACGAACCCTGTTTTTTATAAGCTTCTACCAACTCATCGTATGTTTTGAACTTTAAATCCCAGAGTTCCTCGCCGTCGAAGTGTATGTTTTTGGAAAGCTGTAGTATGCTGCGCCCTTTTTCGTGTTCTTCATTCAATACGTGTGTATCTGTACCGGCGATTAATGGGATTGATGTACTCTGACTAAGCGCTGTAAGCTTCTCATTGTATACGATCTGTTTCTCATCCATGTGATGACCAATTTCAAAGAAACACCTGCCCCTGTTTCGAAGCATAAAATCCAAAAATCGCTCACGTACTTCTTCGTCGCCTTTACCGAAAACACCGCCGACACAAGCGGTTGTTATTATAATGTTATCGGTCGTAGCAAACAGTTCATCGAATGAAATTCTCGGTACATAATAAAAGTGGTTGTCTTTTCTGTTGAAACTTTGTGTTATTAGCTTATTAAGCTCACGGAACCCATCATAATTTCTGGCGATAAGGCAACAGTGATAGTTGTCTCGAACTTTTTCATCAAGCGATGCGGTGAGGTAAGCCTCGATCGCGTGGATATATTTCATCCCAGCAGCTTCAATGGCGTTCTTCTTATGCCACCACTCGAACACCGAGCCATGCTCACTAAACGCCAGCGCCTTCATACCACATTCTTGGGCTCGTTTTATGTATTCGCCGTATTTTGTTACTGAGTCTACGTTTGTAACTCCGTTAGAAAGGTCACTGTGCAAATGATAAACTACATAATTTTCAATCAACTATCACCTTCTTCCTGTTTAAATTCCCCTAAGAACTCATCCAGCTCTTCTGATTTCCATGATTCTGTAACGGCGTCTCTCTGTTCTAAGATTTCCTTAATTTTCGGTGCATTCAGTGGCCTTAACTCCTCCGAGTAAACTTCGGCTATGCTGTGTGGCCTCGTACTTGGAATGCCCCAAAACTGTCCATAATTAGCATGTCCTGGTAATATCGTCCTATTCGCGTAGAGGTCACCCCAAAAAGCGCTAGCGTCGTAATCTGGTGTAGTTCGCGTTACAGATGATGTCCATACATTGCTAGGAGATTCTGTAGCTAATTTATTTGCCCAAGCTTTTAATTCTTCGGTAAAAAGTTTTTCGTCGAATTGAATACCAAGATTATCGCTCATCTTAACCTCCTTCTATGTAGATACAATGTTTTGAACACATCAAGCCCTTTGTCTACCGGCGAATCTTTGCTGTCTAGTAGCCCATCTTTGTCGTAGATATAGCTTACATTCACATACCTTTTGAGTTTGTTGATGTTCTTATCCTGAGTTATGTCAACATCTTTGTCGAGCGCAAATGTCACTTTAACTCCAAGTTTTGCCAGGATTTTCATCTGGTTCACTGATAAATGTGATGTTAATATGGCTGCTGTACAATGAATCCCCCATGTATCTGCGAGCAAAACGCTCTTGCAGCCTTCAAAAATGATCACTTCCCCAGCTTTTTTGATCGCTTCCATGTTATCAGACAGCGCGAATAAGGTATTAATCGTGCCAAAACTGAAGTAGTAGCAGTACTTACGCTCACCTTTCTCTTTCCAGTTTGGTGCGGTGGCTCTTCCGCCGACGTTTATGATCTTCCCGTTCAAATCTCGTACTGGATACACCAATCTGTCCGCAAATCCATCGTAATAGACTTGGAACTTGTCCAAAGTTTCTCTTGAGATGCCTTCATTTTCCCAGATTGCAAGCTTGTCAGCACGTTTTTCGTACCTTTCCATGTAATTATCGGGCAAAATCTTGACTTTTGACTCTTTCTGTGTACTTTTTGGCTTCTGATACTTCTTACAAACTAGTGTAGCAGACATTTTCTCGTATGGCGTGGCAATTTCCCCGTCAATTCCGGCATATTCTTTGATTTTTTGCACTGCTTCTGCGCTTGTGCAATTAAAGTATGCTTTTATAAACGTAAATAGGTTGCCGCCACCCTTACTACTGCTGTAATCGTACCAAAATGGAGGACTCTTCTTAACTGAGAACGACGGTGTATTCTCTGGCGGATATGTGAATGGAGAAATCCCCCAAAACTCTCCGTTTTTTTCTTCTAAATCAACAAACTGCCCTATATACTCCACAATATCTATGGAATTTATAATTTCCTCGAGTTCCATATTGTCACTCCGCTTAGAAAGGTTCAGTAAGCTGGTGTTGTTTCTCGGCTTGTGCGTATTTGCAGGTTGATCCGTCAAAACGGAAGTCGATCCACTGGTCTTCTGACATCTGTTCCCCATTTCTGTTAAAGATTACACGAATTTTCTTAGTTGCACCCGTCCCATCAGTCTCAACTTCTGCGAGATCCTTGTCTGAAATTGCGACAACTGTACTCATTGATCTCGCTATTCTTGCACTATCCGCGATTTTCCCAGTAGATGTTGCTTGGGCAGCTGTAAGCGCTGCGATGCCGAGTTCCCCGGCGATTTTGTTCTTTAATACGTCAGAGACGTTACCAAGGTCCGCGTAAACCGCGAAGCCTTCTGACTTTGTATTGTCAGCCTTAAGATAGTCTACAACGATGCAGTCAATATCGATCTGATGTTTCGCTTTTTTCGCCGTGATATACAGCGGGTCAGCTTTTAAGACTGGCATATAAATATGTATGAACTTTTGTTGCTTTAACCAGTCTATTTGTTCTCTGATCGATGCTTCTTCCTCCTCTGTAAGCGCTGCACCATTTCTAATTTTCCAGAATTGAATTCCGGTCAAGTGAGAAAGTATTCGCATTGTAAATAATTCATCAGATATCTCTGAGTCTACGTACAAAACGCTTTTCCCTTTCTTCAGCATTGAAACAGTGATGGTTAACAGCATTGCAGATTTACCAGCTTTCGGGCCGCCAGTGAAACACACACACTCACCAGGTTCGAGAACTACATAATCATTCAAAAGCGGAAATGGGAAGCTGATTGCCTTTGTTTCACCACGCTGGCGAGCTTTTATATGCTCCCATGTACTTTCAACTATCTCAGAATACAATGGCATACTGTTTGTGCTAGAGTAGCTAGCCATAACGTCGTCCACGCTGTCATAAATTTCCTTCTGAACGTCGTCAATTTTTAAATCTTTACACTTTTGGATACATCTTTCCAGACACTTACAAGCATCTCTTCGGAACGCACAATCAATGACATTCCCAGCGAGCATTTCATACTCTTCATACGAATTTCTTGCCAGCGTGTCACTCATATCGATTAATCCGTTTAGTTTATCGACTGTAAGGAAGTCAAGATAACCCTTTGTCTCATCGGAGGAACCAAGTGCCTCTCGGATATTGTAGGCATCAACTGTCTGCACATTCCTCTGGGCAAGTTCTCTTATGGCTGTGTATGTATACTCGTTTTCCTTATCTGTAAAATGCTTTGGCAAAAGGTTCTCTGCTCTGAAGTAAAAATCTGGGTGATGTATTAACGTCGCAATAACGCCAGCCTCACTTTCAAGACTGTTAATGTCTTCTACACGCATTGTTATCACCCCATTTCCTTGTACTCACAACTATCGCTGTAGGGACATAGCCACCGGCACGCGAAGTAATCGATATACGGCGGAAAATCCTCGCTATCTTTAAGCAGCTCTATGTTTTTATCTGCCCATTCAATTGCCTCGTTATATTTATTTTCAGCAAACGGTTCTTCGATGAAAGTATTTGACTTAAAGCAATTGAAGCATAATGATTTTGGGAATTTCCCGTACTCCTGTTCGACCGCACCGGCATAAATATAGAGCTGCACCAACATGTCATCTAATTCTTGGTCTTTTACTGTTGGCTTAGCCCGTTTACTGCGTGGTTTCAAATCTCTCGACTTGTTATCCACAACATACAGTTCGCCATCTTTCTCGCCGAGGAAATCTATATACCCGACGAAATTATTGTCGCCGATTTTGAACTCCACTTTCTTTTCAACGCCAATTTTGTTATACGGGAACGGCTGAAAATCCTTGAAGTATTGCATTCCTTGCGAGATATACTTTTGTACTGTACTTTCTTGTGGCCGCTCTCCTTGTACCTCGGTTTGGAAACCAAGGAGAAACTTCATAGGCAGCTCTTCCTTGGCAACCTCGCCGTTGTAGTACATTTCAAGTAGCCTGTGTATAAAAGACCCGTATGAGGCGTAGAACTTCGGTTCTTCTGGGTAGTTACGTATGTATTTTAGGAACCAGCCCTAGCGATAGGGGCATTCATCAAACGTTTTGATCCTACTATAAGACCAAGTCATTGACTCAATCAACGGTCTGTATGAAACTTCTCCTATCTATATCACCCCCTGGCAGCTGCTGTTACAGCCATCAGAACGGGAGTTCGCCGTCATCAACTTCCCCGTCATCAACTGCTGGAGCTGGAGATGGTGATGCTGCCTGGTTAACTTCTTCAATTTCAAAATTGAATACCGTGAAGTTTGTATATGTAACGTTCTTTTCTTTATCATATTTGTTTGTTACATCGACATCGCCAAGCTGGATTCTGTCGCCCTCCTGCAGCAGCGCTGCTTTCTTCGCAGCTTCGAATCCAGCGAATCGTACAAATCCGCCAAATTCCTGCTCATACTCACCAGTGTTTTTGTTCTTTTTGCTGATGGAAAGTCTCACGTCTGTGAGAGTATTTGTCACCGGTTTTACTTTCCAGATTTTGGCGTAAGCTCCTTTACGAAACCCCATGATAGATCACTCCTTAGTTTCTTTATTTACATTCTCCTCGATGGCATACCCATCTGGATCATGTACAACATAATATTCCGCGCCATCCTTCGGCGCTATAGTCCACGACCAGATTCTTTTCTTGTTCATTGGCTCTGCCATGTAGAACACTCCGGTCAATGCATCTACATTTCTTGGCATATCAAGCGTGATTTTCATTTTAACAACTCTCTTTTCTCATACCATTTTTTCTCAGGCTCTACAACTTTCAACTTACCAACAATTATGTCTGCATTCGTTTCGAGATCATACCATCCTACAATTGTCAGATATTTGCTTATCCCATCAGAAATCTTGCGTGAGATATGCTCTACTGCTGCGACCAGATCGTCCGGATTAATCCCGTCATGAGCGAAGCATTTATATCGTGGTAGCACGCACTTTGCGGCAAGTTCTTTTGTTTTCCCTTGCACATGTTGTACATATACTGTTTCACAATGTGGCGTCCAACTAATGATCGTCCCGCAGTACGGGCATTTTCCCGTGTATGTAATCGGCGCTCCGCAATTTGGACAGTTATATTTATCTTCAGTAAAGTTTTGCGTTACGATACATCTCCTTTAATTCCTCAATTTTCGCAGCCTGTTTCTTATATTTTTCGGTATCGGCGATATAAGCTGCCTCGTCTCGGAGATATTTCATCAGCTCAGCTAACTCAGTCATCTGCGCTGGAGTCATGACAATTTCCTCCGGGTATATTCTGTGCGGCAATGTGTATCTTTCAAGTAATTTATCTGGAAACATTATCGTACCCACTTAAAAACGTATCCAAGTCGTCCGAATCCCAATTCTCTTCTTCCGGCGCATGGCACCAAAATAAACCATCGCTATCTGTTGATAGGTACTTATATATTTTTTGCGATCCATCATTCTTTGTGAACATCATTCTAAAATGGGCACCGTCTTCATCGATACTCGTACAGATATACCAATGCCCTCCATTATCAAAAACTGTGTCCCCGATTTTGAAATGTTTCGCAAAATAATCCTTCGCTTCTACCATTAACTAGATTCCTCTGTCACTATAGAACTCCCCTAAAAACCTATCGAGATCGCAGGAATCCCAACGTTCTCCGTCGTTTTCAAAAGTAGATATATCTTCTTCGGTCGCATGTTCGAGATGTATATTATTCCCGTCTATACTTGTAACGACGTATGGTACTCCATCAGTGGATAGAATGTCTCCAATGCAGTAGCTGAAAAAGGTTCTTAGATCCACTTAATCTTCATCCTCAATCATCACAGCCCCGCAAGACGGGCAAAAGTTTGCAGTTGGTTTCTGTCCAGCCTGCGTATAATCCCAGCCCGATGAATAAATAGTACGACACACCGAGCAGCCCCACGAATTCCATCTCGTATTATCTTTATTCATCCGCTCCCAATGCCCGCACCATCGTTTGCCTTTTGCTGCATCAGGAAATTCCGTCAAGTAAGAAGCCAGTTCTTCTGTAAATTTGTCGAAATCCTCGACCGAATGTATGTATGGCGTGACTGCACTCATCGCCAGCATCAACGCATTATCCTTTGGAATATATCCTTCTATCAACTTGCCAACACCTCAATACACCAAAAAACCAACCTGCCAAAAATAAGGTAAAACACCAACCCAAGTAATTCTATTAAGCATACCATAATAAATGCTTCCCCGAATCGCATATCTCCACCATCTGTTGCAACCGAGATACTGACTACAATGATTGTTCCAATAAACCAGAGTATCGCTCCGGCTACTATCTTTAAAAACATCTTAAATCAGTACTGAGGCTCATAATCCTCGATCTCAAAATCGTCTGCATAGTCTTCCATCGCGTTCTCAATAGCCTCGTGCAATATCTGGGAACATTTTTCGAGATCTTCCTTGCAATCTATTTTATTTACAGCCGCAAGATCCATTGCCGTTAGTTCAAACTCAAGAATATCAGTTGCTTTAATACTCATTCGCCAAGCCCCTTCTTCAATAAAGTAATCGCGTCATCAAAAATTCTGTCATAATCGCACCACCAGAATGCGTTATCACCACTATCATCCAATTTCCCGTAACCATACGGGCAATTCCTGCATCTATCTCCCGGTACATGAGCCTCCAGGCAATCGGATGCAGATACTACATTTTCTATGTCTGCGCGTGTCCTCTTCTCTGTACAGAAGACAACTGCTCTACCGACAAACTCGCCGCTCGGCTTGCACATTTCTCTTTTGGAGTCATAATCTATGCAATCATCACACCATTTCATATTCCACCTTCACCTTTTTATTCCGTTTGGTTTGGTTCTTATAGCATTTCTTACACGCATTTCTTGGATTAATCTTTTTACTTGGGCACCATTGTGGATGATCACAACCTACACAAATCTTCTTATGAAGTTTGCGATATAATCCCTTCTGCATTAGTTACCTCATTGGATATACTGCCAATTTTTTTCTTGTCATGCTTATTTGTCCTCCTTCGGAGTCCAGTGCGACCACTCTACGCATCCTCTTCCAGTAGGGTCTGGGTCATAGCAGAGGTTCTGTCCCCAATGATCGTTGTAATGAAAAAAATTGCACGTACTGCAATCCTTTTTTGTTTCAGTGTTTACAGGCTTTTCATCTTCTTCTCCTCTGAGCTTACGACCACATAATGGGCAGAATTTTATGTCGCGGATATAGTCAAACCCGATTCCTCCATCCCAGTCTGAACTTTCATAAAGCGTATCTCCTTCTTCATGACACCTACAAAATTCACAACCGTCTTGATCGTCTTTCATTATGTTCATTCCTCCACATCATAAAAGATCATAAAGGGCAATATTAAGCGCATCAATACGTTCTACCACTGTTGCGAGTGCGTCTCTTGCTTCTATCAGTGCACCATCCTCATAATCTTTTAGAGTCTGTTTGATTAATGCTATGTTTTCTTCGTCATTCATTTTTATGTCTTCACTCGAAACGGCAGTATTCATCTCGTAACCACTCATAATTTGGGTCTGTTTCAATTTCATATGCGGATAGATAGCCACTCAAAATCTTTCTGGCAACCGCCATGTAATGATTCCTTTGATGATTGTGTTCCAAAATATATGGTAGACTATTTGCCAATCCGAGTGCCTTTCTGTAATAATAATACTCTGGTTGTTCGAGATCGTCTGTGTCGATATATACGTCTTTTCCGACTTTCACTAAACTCATGCCTATTTCTCCGCTTTGATTATTGTTCTGGCATTTTTAATGCTTTCCATTGAAATGCCTTGAAAGCTGTAAAGTCCAATACTCTCATTAACAAGTTCTCCGTTTTCTTTTAGCTCATCTCGGTCTATCAGATCGCCGTGCGGTTCCGGGATTTCTATAATTTCATGCCAATCCGTCAGGCCACCGTAACGATAATGGTAGAATCTCGCGTAACGCTTTCCGCCCAGATCTTCAGCGAAGTCGATTACAAGTTCCGGCTCTATCTCTTTCGGCATCTCCATGCCTCTCACAAGTACGCTCATTTGTTATAACTACCTCGTAACTATTCTGATGCTTTGAAGTTATATATTGGTCTGATTACTGAATCAATGTGTACAGTGGGGCCAATATTATTTACGATATCATCAACTCGTTTGTACGCCATAGGAGATTCATCGAGTGTACTAAGATTCACGGATGTCGTGTATATCCCCTCCATAGCTTGTTCGAATTCCTCCAACGGAATAGTCTCTTTAGCTTTAGAACGGCTCATAATTCGCCCAGCACCATGCGGAGCTGAATAGTTCCAATCTGGGTTACCTTTCCCAGTGCAGATTAAAGACCCATCTCTCATATTGATAGGAATGAGGAGCTTCTCACCTCCACGAGCAGAAACCGCGCCCTTTCTCAATATCATGTATTCTGTATCAATATAGTTATGAATGGTCTCAAATTCTTCAACTGGTATCCAGTTCATATATTTACAAATCGTATCAGCAATTGCCTTTCGATTTAGGTGAGCAAACTGCTGTGCGATTCGCATATCGTGGATATAATCATCAAACAGTTTCCCTTCGCACCAAGCCAATTCTTTTGGTGCAGCCGGATAATCTTTCTTAAGCTTTTTCAGAGCATCAGATATTTCTGACTGTTTCCCTTGTACTTTTAATGTTTCAATTACTTCTTTTCTGGCATCTTCAGTCGGGCCAGAATGCGACTTAGCAGCGAGGCGCTGGTAATGTGTGCAGATATCGACCCCTAGATGCCGGCTACCAGTGTGAATAACAAGGTACACGTCCCCAGTATCATCATTTTTATCTAATTCAATAAAGTGATTTCCTCCACCAAGAGATCCCAGTGAAAGATATGCCCGGACCAGATCCGCATTATTCTTACAAACAAGGTCTTCAAGCTTAATATTTTTTGTTAAAGGATGTTGTTGAGTACGTATGCTCATCCCAGATGTGACAATTGGCTCTGTCTCGTTGTAACCATGAAGTGCAGTATCTAATCTTTCGAAATCCAAGACTGATCCTTTTGAAAGCTTTACAGTCAACATCCCACAACCAATATCTACGCCAACCAGATTAGGGCATATTTTGTCTGAAATAGTCATGGTAGTTCCGATTGTGCACCCAGCGCCTGCATGTATATCAGGCATCATGCGTATGGTTTGATTATGCGCATATGGTTGATTTGCCAGTTGGATAACTTGAGAAATAGCTTCAGGTTCAACCACGTCTGTATATATTTTTGCATTAGCGTACTTCCCTACTACTTCAAACATGCCTTACTCCTTTTCTCGCTAGTATTCAGCAATGATTAACTATGTTATGTATCTTCTTGCAAGTTTTGAGTGCCCTATAGATACTGTCATACCTTTGTTCGTCTTCACAATATGGTTCTCTGAGTGTACGCGGATCGCCCTCGAGAATATGTTCGAGAATCATTTCAACTTCATCAATTCTTGATTCAATTTCTTTAGCATCTACAACATTACACGCAGGAATCCTATTAATTAGGTCTGGCAACCCCAATACATCAGCTTCATATTCGAGCCCTTCGCGCAATTCATTTATAACATCCCCGCGCCTTATGCAATCTGACTCTCCGATGATCGTCATACCTCTCCTTTCTATTCTGGCAGAAGAATGAGCAGCCACAACATGGCATACCAGTTACTCCACAGATAAATTTAGTAAAATCGATCACCGAAGAACCAAAGTTCTGCGTCATTATCTAAATCCTCCTTCATTTTCTTTGCAGACTTCTTGAACAGCCACATGATTCCATCGCCAATTGTTTCTAAAACAGCCAGGATAAGTGCCAAGATTACAGACACCACAAGGAGCACTAGGTAAAATGGCCAAAGAGCTATGATAAATAAAACGAGACTTTTACCGTTCTCAGAATCGTCATTTTTCAGGTCAAATGGTTCTATTTCTGCAAATTTTGTACTCAAAAGTTGGCGAAATAGTGCAATTCCGAAACCCACTGAGAAATATCCTAAGATTATAAAGATATTCGTCAAATTAAACATGGTTGTTTACTCTTCTTCCACATCATCAGTGGTATCTTCATCAATCAATTCTCCTCTATCCATCGCACAGGAATAACACGAATAGCTTTCGACACACCTGCCACCTGGCTGCTCGAACTCTACTCTGTAAAACCGCTTATTTGGGTGAATATATATTACTTTCCCCGCTACAGGAGAAGATTGGCGATGCGTATCGAAAGTTAAACTCTCCATAACAACATCGCCAACCTTAATGTTCTTTAATAGTTCCCTATTTCTGACAAGTATATTCATTAATTAACCTGCCATATATGTATTTTTAAAGTCCTCAATCAACTTTGAAGCCAATGTAGGCTCTTTAATCGCTAAATAATTTGCGTTCTTCGCATACCTCGTGATAAACTGTTTTACCTCTTCCTTCTTATCTCCATGATCAGCAAGGTATCGTTTTAACATAGTGTCGAATTCCGCAGTTAATCCTTCTGCTATCGCCTTATCTTCGGATGCCTCGGCAGCCTTTTGTTTGCTACGGTATGCGTCAACATCAGTGTCCGACTGCGCGATCTGGAAGAATGCCGTCAAGAACTGCCTCATTGTATATGTCAGCCCAGATCCTAGCGCTTGTGACGGATCTGCCTGCGAGCCAGTCACAAACCATGGTACATCAAGATAATCCTCGGTGTCATCGTCGTTTATCCACCTATATACCATATCTGCTTTAACTAAGATTTCCGAGACAGTATTATCATACGCTTTTCCTGTCTTATCCACCTTCGTGTTGACAGTTACGAGTTGCGATACATTTGCCGTCCCAGGCACAATTGATGGGATTAGTGAGACCCCATATTTCTTCATACCAGCTGTAACATTCGCAAGAATTTCAGTAATGTCTGTGTAAGAATAGTTATACCCTTTCTTCCCCTTCTTTGCGACGTCACTAATACTACGGATTTTTGCCAGCTTCTGAATAAGATTAAGTTTTTCTTCCATATAAACCTCACTCGTTCATTTTCTCATACACTCTATGCTTCTCACACAATTCAATCGGGTCTTTACCCTTCCCGATTTTCTCAAATGTGCCGCCAGCATTTCTGTATAGATAGTAAAGGTCCCTACTGTTATTTTTAGAAGTAATAATAAACAGTAGAGACCCGGTTTTATTATAGTAGCCAACCCAAGCGTGTTCGCCCTTCGGCGTTTTAGGTTCAGCAGACTCTGTATATTCAGTTAATCTTTCTTGCATTATACCATCGGTTTATTCCATGTGTACAATTTTCCAACGTTCGTAATCTCTTTTAAAATCCTCAACAATTTGTCGTTTTTTGGAATCGATCGTGTTTCGACCAGAGCCAAGCTTATAAACTTTCCCGTCTATATACTCTGCGGCAGCATCTTCAAAACATGGCGCTTTACCCATTGCCTCAGAAATATAAGTCCTATAAAAAAGCCCGGACAGCCACACTCTGTAGTAACTTAACGATTGCAGTTCGCCCATTTCCTTGAACGCCATGCGTTTTCTCTTTGAAAACTCAACGCGAAAAGCCCTGATTGTTGGTATAGCTTTAACACCACTTAGTAGAAACGTCCTATCAAAACGCTGTACTACTATACGTTTTGAATAGTTTGGGTGTGCATACACAAAAGAATCAAGTGTCGATGCAGCGGAAAAGTCCGCAAAAGCCTCCTTATATATTCTGTATGATTTGTTGTCAAAACAAACAGCCATGTTTTTCAAGTCAACATCTGTGCGTCTGACTAATACCGTTTTTTCTTCTTTTACACCAGAGAATGCCAGCCAATAGTAACATCTGTATATACAATCCACAGTTTGCTCATCGGATGGCTTAAAGTAAAAATCTAAATATTTCTTCAGCTCTTCTGGGGTTGAGACAGTTAAGCGACGCATCTCGTCTGACATCTCATTGCTGTACATAATACTTTCTGCGCATGTTTTTACACCAATATTCTTTTCGCACCAGCGGAGATAATCTTTCAGTGTGCTTAACACGCCCATTGTTGATCTAGACCTCAATGTGTAAGCACTATCCACCACCGCGCTCAGCTCCTGTTTGCTCATTTCGTAAAGGTCTCGTCCGGCTGCATCTTCATATTTCCCAAACGACTCAAACAAACGATTGAGATTCCTTGCGGTCATTTTGTTGTTTGTTTTCTGTTCGATATACCTACTCTTGAGTTGAATATTGTACATGAATATACCTCCTAAAAAAGTATGTATTCAAACAGTCGCCGAGTTAAGCGCACTTGCCTTCTTCCAGATAGAATACACGAGATGAGGCGGAATAAACGAGATCATAGATGTAGCCAGAATATAAGCCTCTGCAATATTTTTCATGTAGGAACTTGGCATTGTCGTAATATAACGTCCTAGCTTGTTTTTAGATATGCATTCTGGGTTCTCGCAAAGAACCATGCTGTCTTTCTTCAACCCGGAATCGCTGGCTTTTACAACAACATGCGTCGGTTGTGAAGACTTCTTGATCTGGCTTGTGAGCGGTAACACAATAACATTAGGACTATGCAAATTCCCAAGGTTATTTTGGATTATCAGGCCAGGACGAATCCCGCTCTGTTCGCTGCCATTACCGGCAAATGTGATCATATAAACATCACCAATACGCGGAGTGTGGCCGTCTTTGTTTTGGAAGTTCACTTTTTGTACTCCTTTTATTAATATTATGTATGTTTCTTCTACTATTGTACAAATCGTGAACTGTGCTTATATTTTAGTACAAATAATTTGTTAGTGCAACTGTGTTAAGCGATCCCCATTAGATTTTTCGCTTGTTCAGCGATGCAATGATACGCTGTTGTTATATCCCCGATAGTATTATTAGCAGAGACAGATACACGGATTGTGTTTCTCGCATCGTCGCCAGAGACCCCAATCGCTGTAAGGACATGGCTTGGCGTAGAGCTGCGTGAGTTACATGCGCTACCTGCTGATATTTGAACTTTATCACCAATGGCGAGAATAAGTGTTTGCGCGTCAACATTTGGAATTGTTACGCTGATAATCTTCTCTCCGTAATCAAAGCAATTAAATATAGCAGATGGTAGCTCTGTTGCGAGCCCTTCCTTGAAAGCCCTGCGCAGAGACGATACTCTAACTCGCGCCTCACTTAATCTTTCCGCTGTTAATTTACATGCTTCGCCAAATCCTACTATGCCAGCGACATTTTCTGTCCCACCTCTATACCCAAACTCTTGATAAGCACCGCCGAAAATTATTGGTGAAAGCACCTGTTTCCTTTTAGCGAAAATAGCCCCAACACCTTTCGGGCCATTAATTTTATGGGAAGAAATCGTAGCGAAATCACATCCAATTTGTGTCATGTTCAAATCGACGACACCAGCCGCCTGAACACAGTCTGTATGAAACAATACATCATGGTGCCTGCATACGTTACTGATATCAACGACCGGGTTTTTTACCCCCGTCTCGTTGTTCATGTACATAACGGAGACTAAGCCAGTACCATTATTAATACCGTTTTCGATTTCTTCCCTTTGAATAATGCAGTTCTTGTCTGGGCTCGCTAAATCAGCGGTGAAGCCTTCAAATAACATTAAATTTTTTATTGAGTTAAGGACAGAATCATGTTCAATTTTTGTAGATAGTATATGGGTTTTGCCAGAAATCTTCAAATAATGTTTCAACCCATTAAATACAAGGCTATTGCCCTCGCTCCCACCAGATGTAAAGATTATCTGGCTTCTGTCGCAATGAAGTAAATCAGCTACATTTTGCCTCGCTTCATTAATGGCATCTCTTGCGAAAATTCCTGCTGAATAAATTGAACCTGGGTTTGCGAAATTATCTTTTAAAAACGGGAGCATCGCTTCAAACACACGTTCATCCATCTGTGTAGTAGAAGCATTGTCAAGATAAATCATTAACTCGGCCTTCCTTATTTAAGATATCGTTCTTCGTACATCCCAAGATCGAACTCAAAGTTGCGATCGTCAAATATGTTCTTAAGGTCATTAAACATTTCAGATTTAGTAGGTGATGCTGACTTGTGATCACCATATATGTATGCGGATATTCCATCGCTTTCCGGATGCATGCTCATTAGACACATATCGCCCTTCTTTGGGTTATACATATCGACGTACATTCCATCCTCATTGTACCAGACACGGATTCTCCCGTAATCTGTATCGAAGAATAGGCCACCTGAGCGGAGGTACTTCATATCCACACTCGGTGGCCTAAAAATATGGTCTGACACTAAACCACCACACTTCCCGGTTCTATATTCTGTTCTTCTTAGTCATCCCCAAGCTGTTCGTTTATAAGTTCGAACTCTATATCCCAATCTCTAGATAGCTCTTCCGCACACTTGTCGCAATATGGACTTATCCATCCCAGAGAGATTTTGGTCGCAGGTTCGCCGCAGCGTATGCATATTCTTCTGCTGAGTTCTGTATACTTTGGGATGATCTCATTCTGGATCTTATCCGTAGAGTTCCAATCGTACCAGCGGAGCTCAGCGTACTTCTCTTTAATTTCCGTTACTCTGTACAAATCGACCAGATCGTGTGCTACAAGTTCCTCCATGATCTCCTCACACATCTTCTCACCGAATGCCTTGCGCCACCCGTCCGGCATATCGTCCAGCTCGGTTGATTCATAGTCGAACTCGGGGTGAGCTTCCTGGTGGTTTGGCCAGAACCCCTCTTCGCCATCCGGGCCGCAGCAGTCGGTGATCCGCTTGCCGCTCCAGCGGTTGAATGGGATCAGAAATGGATATTTCTTGCATAGCTCGCGGTTCTTTTTCTTTGTCTCATCATTAATCTCTATTTAGATCACCTCAAACCACTAACTGCAGGCTTTCCCCTATATCGCAATTAATATAATTATTTTTCCCACCAAGGTTTAACCCAAGATATGCATTTTCAATCTCCTCTTGTGTTAATCCAATATAGTCTAGCGTAATTACAAGAGACGAATGCCCAAGCATTTTTGATAGTAACATCAATTTCCGTGGGTCATTGTTGCACATTGCCATTTGATGATAAGCAAAAGTTTTTCGTAAAGTGTGTGTACTCATATGAATTCCAAGGTGTAGGTCTTTGTTAATACCCTTTAATAGATATTCGAAAGAATTCCTATGCATTGGTTTCCCAGCATCTTTCCCATGGTTCGACTCTGATTGGAACATATAATCGTCCAGTTTAACGCCATCCGAGTGTTTTAGAAATAATGTCACTGCCTCAATAACAGCGGAATTAATTGTAATATAACGATTCTTTTTATGTTTTCTGGTATTTTTCGTCTTCTTTTCAACAATTGGGAACGTTCTTTTAAAGGTGAAATCGTCGTTGATTAAATCGCAGAAACGCAATACGCGTAAATCGCTTATACGTAAACCGAAATTAATCCCAACTATAAATATCATATTATCCCTATATCGATTATTGGCTATCAGATATTGGGATATCTTCTCTATATCTTCAATGCGTTTAATTGGTTCGGCAGCATGCTCATCTACAACATCCCGTTCAACTTTTGTTTCTGCTTCAGAAATAAGACCGGCGACAGAATTGTTACTCGCCCGCCACAAATCGGACGGAATGACCTTTTCTTTCTTCTTAAAATCAGCATAAATAATTTCCGCCATATGTTCTCCTTTCTACCGTCGGCCTAAGTTGTTATTAGCCCGGAGGCATCAGCCCGCTCTCTCGTCTAATTTTCAATATTACGCGGTTCCCGCACTCCTTTGATGATTTATTACCATTATCATCTGTATGCTCAACCATGTTCTCGCAGAGAAGCACATTACTAACACGCTTCATCTTTCCACCACAAATTTTACAATAGAAATCTTTTTCCCTGCGTTTTTTTGGTCTTAAGCCATACGCCCTTCCAAGCTCTTCAAACGAATTTACCGTCATATGTACTCTCCTCATATAGATTTACAGCGAAGACACACCGTAATATGTCTTCGCATTATAAACACTGCATCAGTCTTTCAGCGACGCCGCTAATTTCCGGCCATCTTGAAAATCTATTTTTTCATTGTTTTTATAAAATTTAGTTTTCATCTCCTGCACACCACTGAGCAGCCATCGCCTCAGCAAACCCAGGAAATGTCTTGCTTCGCTCTTTTGCCACCTCTGGATCACCGTATCTTCGCCATGTTCCGTCCGGATTTTTGCCACACGATCCGCCGTACCCACCATAGTGCCCATTTGCGTCAAAAAGTTGATTCTTCCACCCACTTTCTGGCTTCTCTAACAAATCCGTTGGTGTGAGCTTCGGCAGATTCTTTAACCAAAGGCAAGTGGACTTCGTGAACGGGTGGCCAAACCAATATGGCTGCACGATCTGGTCTGGTTTTCGGTAGTGTGTGTTCATATAACCGATTGGATTTTCCACAGCGATCCTTTGACAGTTGGCATTTATAAAAGACATGAAAAAATCCGCTGCCTCTTCCCTCAGCCTGTACCTTTCTCTGGCTTTATCACCGTACTTCTCTATGTTGAAGTACGCATTCCCAGAAACTGTCAGGTACGTGCATGGGGGATGAGCAATCAGCAGATCCCATTCACTATCAATTGTATGTATATCGCCATTCTGTACTGTGAATGTACAGTGGCCGTTAATTATAGGTAAGCAGTCACCGTGTATATGCCACTCTGGATGACCGCCGGAACATTCCTGCACATCGCACGAATAAGCCTCGTGACCACGTTCTCGGAATGCCTTGCAAACAGCTTGCGATTCCTCACAAGCAATCAAAACCCTTATAGGCTGCACCCCATTTGTATGTTATTATTATCAACTCGGGCAAGGATTTGCACCTTGCATATCAGAGCATTTCGGGCCGTTCGCTTCGCACATTTTCTAAGGCGTTGTCGCACAACGCTATGCCGCCTCTGACTCCCCTTTAAGCGTCTACCTATTCCGCCACCGAGTTGAATTTCATTAACCAAATGTACGTCTACCCCAACTCCAACGTACTGCCCCAGTCGCCCGAAAATTATCACCATGTAGGTTATAGACTGCCGCCTATAACCGCATGGGCTGAAGTCCCCAATAAATTACCTCATATTTTGTGTCTTCTATTTAAAATAATGCTTATACTCGTCGATGACATATAGTTTATTTCTTCTGTCTAGATAGTAGTCATACTCATCGATAGCATTTAGTAGGAATTCATCGAGGTAACACGCAAGAGCCCCGAAATATTTTCTTGATTTACTTGGTGTATCGATGTAATGCCACGTTAAGCGTCTTAACCAGCACAATATTTTCCTGATCTGCTTTGCAACTAATATACAAACCAACTCCTTTAAAACAGCAAGCTTGCGGTGCTATCCCATTTCGTGTAGAGGTGGCAATTCGGTCTGAGAATTAAATATTTCAGGTCAGATTTCGGTACCGTCGACATACAGTCGTCGTCAAGCACTGTGGAAATCCCGTCCACATCATATCTCGTCTGCCCGAATTCCAGGACTTCAAGGGCTCGCCCATTATTTTTGATGTATTCTCTTATCGAATCAATCAAATTGTCCGCCGCTGTATGGTTTGCTATCCACTTTGCTTGTTCACTCTCGCCACTAGCATACAGAATTCTAAACGTAATCGCATCGGCCTTCATCATCTTTGCGTAGATGAAAAATTCCTGCGGTGTATCGATCATGTAATCCCACGCATCCGTTAGATTTACAGAAAGCCGAAGATTCATACCGACATTCTTAATTGTGTGGCACAGTTCCATGATGTTTATCGGCGCACCCTTATGGCCTGTATATACTGCGTTCGTCTCGTCATCTGGAGCACTTATCGATAAGCTTACTGACGTTACTCCAACCTGATCTCTAAGGAAAACCAAGTAAGCTTCGTCAAGAAAACACCCTGCTGTCTGGATTGAAACCCATCTAAACGGCTGCTCAAGTGAACGGTTCATGTCTCCAAACGTAGCAAGGAAGGCCTTGTTCTGTGTCGGCTCGGCGTCGCCAGTCAGCATCACAGTATTGCAGTGGTTGTCTCTCGCAAATGCCATACGTTTCCGGTACTCTTGGAGTGCGAGAGAATATGCTGGGTTCGAAACGGCAATTTTATTTTTACCGTATTCTTCATGATGCTGTTTGCTTACACAAAAAGCACAGTTATTTACACACTTTTCAGTTGGTACAACTATCGAAAGTGATTGAATATTCACGCTATCACACTCCTTAATTTATCCATGTCGTTGTGTTCTTATGAATGAAACCCGAAAAGAATTCTTCGAAACTACCATCGTCTTCTATATCTGCTATATCTGCATCGGTATCACAAGGTATAAGCATTTCGTCATTCCATAGATATTCCCCGTTATCTCTATCAATGATGTACTCATGCCCTCCGCCGAGTGTCCTAAACTTTCGGATGATAGTAGCTTCTTCTCCGCGATACGATGACATTATTGCGTTACAACAAATTACGCCGTATCTTCCGCTCCTTATGTCTGGCCGTATTAAAACCCTTTCGCCAACATCAAACGCGTAATCTGCCATCTATAAATTCCTCGTACAATAATTTGAAGTCCTCTTCGTCGTCTACATCTTCATATGGTACCTCGCAGAACATATCATCAGTCCATAACCATCCATTATCCTCAGCTATATGATAACAATGTTTATTTTTACCTTTCTGTACACTTGCCAAGATTGTAACTTGTTTCCCGCAGAACTCTAGCATCCCTCTCGTTACGCCAATGTCGTTGTAGTACTTGCAAATATCAAGGTCATCTCTAACCATCGCGCGATCCCCGGGTCGATAGCACCAACTATCCATTAACAGCCTCCTTAGAAAATCCAGCTAAAAATTCATCAAGATCGTCCGATTTGTCGTACTGGCCAGAATCATCATCGACGAGATAGAAGAAAGATTCTGGGTACCAGATGGTATCTCTATCAATCTTATATTGATTCCACTGTTCAAGATCCCAGCTTTCTTGTGCAGCTATGATGGTGACGTCCGTCTCAACCAGATCTTCTCTGCCAAGGCCTTCCATCACATCGTACTTGCTAGCCTTAATCCTAACTACATCGCCACTGTTAAACTTCATCAGTACAGATCCTCCGAGAATAGCTCGTTGCTGTTACGCTGATCTTTTAAGTTCATAAGCTCAGCCGATATTTGTCCGGAAGAAATGGCGTGAAGATATGCGCATTCACGGTCAAGAAAATCCCCGCGATGAGTTATAAACCCTTGGATAACTTCAGAGAATTCGTTTGCGTTTACGCCGGTCAGAGCGTGGATTATTTCGAAACCGTTGTGATGTCTGTGACATGGGACGACAAGCTCACCAAATGGCAGACTCCAATCTTTAAGCTTGATCGCTGCACATAGGATCATTTTTCTAAGCCGCCCAGATCAATCATATAATTCCCGCCATCGCCAAGGACTGTAGTCGGGAGTTTTCCATCCCACTGTTTGATCCAATAATACCAGATCAAATCATCACTCAGTGCTTCTGAAATTCTCTGGTTCATTTCTGCCTCTCTCTGACCTGCAAACAACGAAGCCTCTGCCTGGATTTTTACCACTTCAAGATCAGCGTTCGCTGCTATCACAGCTTTGTCAGCCTCGGCGTTTGCAGAAATAACAGCACGTTTAGCAGCTGCTTCTTCTTCCATTGTTTTCTGTTCCTGCTTCGTCTGTTCTGTAAGCTTTTCCTGCGCAGCTACCTGCTTCGCTTCGACGGCGTTTGTAAATGCATCAGTGAAATCAATGTCTTCAATTGAGATCGAAACTATTGTGATTCCGTATCGCTTCATGTCGTTCGCTGTGCTTTCCTGCACCTGGTCAGATAACATGTCACGCTTAGCTATAAGATTTTCTGCCGTGTACTGCGAGAAAACCGCCTTTGTATTCTCCTGAATTCTTGGGAACATAATGTTTTCATAGTAGTTTGTCCCAACTGTTTTATACAATTCCTGGGCGGTACTCTGATCTATACAATAGTTAACAGCAAGAAGAAGATCTACCTGTTGGATATCGCTTGAGAATGCAGAAGTCTGGATCTGTACTTTCTGGGTACGGTTATCCATCTTCACAATGCTTTGCCACGGTGCGATAAAGTTGATTCCTGCACCAATTGTTCTATTTTCAACACGTCCGAACGTCGTGAGAATTCCTGTATACCCTGTAGGCACGATTGCGATACAGCTTAAGACAAGGATCACAAGCGCCAACATAACTCCGACGAACGAAATCCATGATTTTTTCAGCAGAAATGAGAAAATAATCCCAACAATAATCAACAAAATACCAAGTACAATAGCAAACATTTAATCAGTTTATCTCCTTAATTCCATTTATATAATAGTCATCGCGGGCTTCCTGTTTTAACCTAAGTCTTTCTGACGATGTGAAGAATGACATCCCCTTAATACCAACGAGCTTATCTTTGAGCGCCGTCTTATACTGGTAAGAGTTCTTCAGTTTATTCTTTTTCTTTTCGCTTGCCATAAACAACACCAACCTTAATCAAAATCATGGTCAGGTTCAAAATCCCAGTCTGGATGTTTTGCAACCCATTGCGGGTATGTATCATTCTCGATCTCGTAGTCAACCGCTTCGGCAAATTCCTCTTCCGTTTTGCCGAGACGCTTGCACGTAGATTTGACTACCTCTTGATACGCCAGACTAATATCTTTTGGGTAATGTCCTGCGCAACTTATGTAATCAACCAGCAAATCCCACGGTTCAGCTTTTGCTTTCAGACAATCTGCGCAGTATGAAACACAGATTGAACCACAAGTCGAACAACAAACCCAAACCTCACCAACGTTTCCGCATACTTCGCACCTACCTATTCTCATTTATTCTCCTCGATCTCTTTAATCGCCTTATCGACATCTTCTTGCCAACACTTTATTAACTGTCTCATACTTTCTGCGGAAGCCTTCTTTATTCGGTTACGCTCTTCAGCTTTTGCGAAGAGGGCAAGCCACAAACAATCAATATATGAATTCATATATATTTCTTTCCATTGAGAATATCTCCATCTGTCATTCCATACACAATACTTTGCATGACTAAATGAAAAAATGTAGCGTGAAATCGTCCACAAATGTGGGTTCGCCGAATAGAGCACTTTAAAATCACCAAAACTAATTTTGCATTTGTTTTTTGTGCGGACTTGGTAAACAATATTTACGAGAGCAAAAGAAGCAAGCAATATAAAAACTACTAAAATAACCGGTGAAAATACTTGGATCATTTCACGACACCGCTTCCCGTTGTTTCTTCAAGCCAATATTGATCATAAACCCACAATCCATTCCTATCTTCATGCCCAACAGCAACAGCTTCGGCATGAGAACCGACAACATCTAAATCGAGCGTATCTATTTGCCCAGCACTTAGCATGCCCTCGAATTTACTGATTGCCTCCTCTTCAGAATCCGCATCTAATATATAGCTACCACATAGTTTCTCTGTGTAGTTTACTTGAAATACCATCTGTCACCACCACATATACGGGCAAGCTACCGCCCACATTTTTTCTGCTTCACATATGTACTTCACACTTTCATCATCGAGACAACTATCATATCCGTGTTTGAAACAGAATTCCAAACGGTCGAGCATCATATCAATCATCTCAAGCTGGCTGTATTTCTGTCCCTCATACTCAATTCTTGGGTATGTCATATCGATGACCTCGATTGCCTGTTCTCTGAACATTTTGAGGTGTTCGTACATCCACATGCGCCAGGTTGTATCAAGATCATACGTTTCCCGTGGATCTACGTTGTAGAGAAGCTTCTTAAACCAACATTTTATTGTCCTTCTTAACGGTTTGAGCCACCATTCAGGGCGTTCTCTGCGTTTTATACCAATTCTGTCAAGGTAAAGTCTCAATCATACATCACCGCCATCCCGATCACAAAAGCCTCGAGCATGAGTACAAGTAACATGAATGCTCTCAAAAGCCATATTGTAGATCCTGTAATTAAAACCCACACACATAGCGTGGTTGCCAATAAGATAAAAGCTACGTACAGAACAAGGAAAATTTTTTCATGCAGTTTGCACTCTTTAAAGAATCCAATAAAATCACTCATCAAAAACCTCTTCAATGTACTCAATTTTTGCATTTTCATATCCGCTTTCAGCACAAAACGCATTGAAAAGTGACAACATATCATTTACCATTTCAGTAAACGAAGTCTCTTCAATGTCAAATTGCACATCATCCCAGACAAAATCCTCGGCTCCACGGCCATCACAGCGGCGAAATTCAATGTTAAATGTGCGTGTTTTTACCATCATATACCTCCCTTCTAAGCCTACATCCCAGCGTTTTAATTCTAAATGATACCTGCCTTAGATCTGTTCATAATCTCCATCGTCGATGGAGACTTATGAATGCGCGAGAACCCCCGTCTTAAATTTCCCGTAAGGGAAATTTAAATTGTTCTCCCTTTTTATCAAACCGTTACTTCCACTTACAGCAAGAAGCAGTTGAATTTATGTAAACCATTTCAACTAATCTACATCATAAGGCAGTGCAAAAATATTCATTTATTGCATATTTATGAATTTTTTATACTGTTTTTTCGCCTGCTCTTTGTAAAATTCTTCTGCTTTTGCGTTGTCAATTGCAGTTAAAACACCCGCAGCGACCCAAGAAACCACCAGCCACACAATTACGAACTCATAAATTGAAGTCCAACCACTTGCGATTGACTGGAACATGATCGAAAGTGGCAAGGCTTTGATGAAGATACAGGCATTTTTGTACTTTGGCTTGTATACTTCATCGTTAATGTTCATTAAACACGACCTGTTCCCCCTTCTTTAAAACCCAGCAACCGCTGTCCGTGACTCCACATTCTGTACAATTACCTCCACAAGCATGTGCATCTGCTGATGCTGTTGTAAATCCGTCTTTATATTTCACGTGCGCCTCTGGAAGGTTATGTGGATTTTGCATAGTAAGTCCTCGCCAAGCGCTAAAGATTATGTGCAAATTGCCAGGGATTTCTACACCAGATTCAATAACCTCATTCACATAGTCGTATCTTTTTGTGAAGCAAAGCATCTCGCAGTGCTTATTCCTCCGCGCAATTTCTATCATCTTGCGGAGGTAATCTTTGCTCGGGATATCGCCCGAAACATGCCAACGAAAAAATCGAGACACCATAATGGCAGCCTCGACTTCTCTGAAATATGTCTCTGGATCTTTCGTCAGAATCTCCAGATTGTTTTTATATGCATTCCGTACATTCGGTCGCAATCGCTCGATCTTTTTCCCGTAACATTCTTTAGCGCAAGGCACTTTCCCGCATGTCGTTACCGCTGGAAGTGAAACGCTTGAGATATTCCCCATCTTAATGTTGCCGCGAGAAATTGATACACTCATATAAGCCGCTCAATCCTTTCATAAATGCATTGAAATTGATTAGAACCATACCAATCCCTATGTAAATGGCCATAAACCCATTTTTTAAACTCGGTTTTTGTGGCAATCTCATTGAAGTACAGCGTTTCTATGTCTGGCTCTCTGAAACCCATACACGAAGCCACTACTTGTGGTGGGCAATGAGTTATAATATAATCTACCTTATTCCCGCATTCGCTAAGTGTTTCCCGCCCACGTTGCATTTCTTCTTCCGACGGGAGTTCTTCTTTCCACCATGAAACGTGGTTGATACGAAACATTTTCCCTGCGAGAGACCACTGTTTGATAGCGTCATAGAATTCCTTCGCGCTCCCGAAATCATAGAGGTCAAGAATACCGTCACGAATGTCATGACTCTGTGCCCCTCCGAAACACCAGAATTTCTTTCCGTCAAAATCAAACACATACCCCCGCATCAAATGAAATACATTAGCTTTAATCTTATGAGCTTTTCCTCCGTGATAATCCACTATAGGAAATTCAGCCAATCTGTCCATATTTTCATGATTACCATCAACAAAACAGATTGTGAACTTTTTTCTCGATAACCATTTCAGCCACCATTCTTCTTCGCTACCACCATTCCAAATGCAGCCAAAATCCCCACAAACAATTACTGTGTCGTCACGGGTCATCTCTTTTTGCTCTGGAAAATTCTTTGTTGAGAACCGCCTAAAGTCACCATGACAATCGCCAGTTACGTAAACCAATTTGCATCACTCCCTAATTAAAAATCGAAAGCCTTCTGTACAGAGTAGAAGCTAATTTGAAGTTCATTGTTTAAATATAATAGACGGTCAAAAGACCTTATGAGTTTAATAATATCAATAAAGAATCACTTTATTTTAGGCTAGCAAGCCGCAGAAATTATTCATTTATTGCCTGTTGTTGACGATTGATGCCTAATGAATATTGAATACTGAATATCGTATGACGAATTATGTGTCGTGGCTGTCGAAATGCGTGACGCATCTTCTAGGGTGGAATTTTCAAAATCCCAGAATTTTCATTATGTATTCAATGTCAACTTTTGCTATATATCATGGCAAAAAGTAAGCAAATAATTAAGTTTTTGCAATAAATTGCAAACTGATAGTTGACGTACTACCAAACGTAAACAATAAACAATCTCCTTAATTTCTACTCTGTACAGAGGGCTTTCGCCCTCCGTGTCTGAACAACAACAATGCCTTTATGTAATAGGGTCGTGTGATACCCTGTTACACCTTATTTGCGAATTCCTCGATTACATCTTCGAAGGATTCGTTCACTTCATACGGAGGCGTATAAAAGACCTCCGTGTTTACCATAAGCTTGTCAATAGTTTCTGACATCTTATCGGAATCCGCCCTGAGTCTTCTCATTACTGTCTTGTCTGCCTTCCTATCGAACAATTCCTCTTCCGTAATTTCGATAGTGTAGGTATATCCGGCCTGATTTCCCTCGACATTAAATCTATATCCTGTACCGTATTCATTACGCTTCTTGGGCTTGTTTGTGAGCATATATGAAATTGCATTACGTGCCCTCTGCCGGAATTTGTTAGCCTCAATTTCTGCGTCTATATCCATGTCAAGAGACTTCTTCGCTTTCCCAATCGCAATGCCCAACATCTCTTTCTGATCGATAAGAAACTGGAGAAACTGGATTACCGTATCATTCGGGATGAATTCGTCTACTTCGACTGTTTCTATCATGTCCTCATCGGTCGAATTTACGACAGACTTTCGATGGTTTTTGATGGTTTTAATTCCATGCTCACGCCTTCCAATGCTCGAGCACGCAGCAGTCATCAAATTGTCGAGATAATTCTGGTAACGAAATGACTCTTTCAAATTCATAGGAAATCCTCCAATATAATAATTGTATATATTATCTTATAAGGGGGACACCCCAAGAAGCCCCTTATTTAGGGCACTCTTGAGACATTTCTGTGCACCCCCCTGCACAAATTAGGCGTGCGATTCGTCTTCGACGATTTCCGTACCACCACACACCCACGAATATGATGTATCACCGTCAAGATAAACCGTGATAGAAGCCTGCCTGATCATCAGATTTTCGATTTTGTTCTTAAACCAATTAATGATGCTTTTGTAATCATAGTAATCGCGCAGGTCTCCAAAGATAGAAACGGTGTATCTTGCTAGACTATTTTCCTCTGTGGTTTCCCAGACGGACATATTTAGAGAGCCCTCTGTCCCTAATGGCAGATATTTTTCGGGACATTTTTCCGCGTCTTTCCATGTTTCGATATCCGAGTCAAAGAAAACCTCTTTGCCGAATTCTTTTTCGAAATCCATTTTCCCGAAGCTATCTACTCTCGCTATTGCAGCAACATGAGTCCAAAAAGACATGCGTTCTATCTCCTATTTATTATGTAAATTCCTCATCATCTTCAGCTTCTCTACTTGGTATGTCCTGGTCACACTCAAAACATGTGAGCTGAATATCACTCAATTTATGGTATTCAATTTCCCCAAATGGTTCGCCCGTGCACTCATCAATCAGATCAAAACCAAGTAACCATTCTCCATAGCCAAGGTCGATCGCCTCTCTCAGGTATGCGAAGCTGTAATAACTATCCTCAAAAACCGATTCATCAATAGCTTTAAGCTCCATTTCGTATGGTGTGTATAATTTTCGATACACAAGAAACCGAAAAATTCTGTCGTCCGATTCATCCAGCATAAAAGTTTCCAGATCAGTTACTATCATTTATATTTCCTTTCATTCCATGTAGTCTATATATGGTATTTGTATGAGCCCGACGACGTCGATCGTTTAGCAGGACATCCTCCGACCGGCTTGGATGAACTGTTTGGTCAGAGCTTAAGACTCAAGGAAGGCTGTTTTAATTGTGTGATTTGCGTGTGTGGTGGCTAGTGTACTGATAAAATGCCTAACTTTGAATTTTAATTTGTCTGCCGGTGAGGCTTCCTCGAAACGTTCCAGCGGTATCCGGACGCCCGCGGCGCTCCCGGGACGGCGTCGTGTCCCGCTCAAATCGTTACTTCCGCTTACAGCAAGAAGCTGTTTCATAAGAAACAAATTGCACTACATGTTTATATTTTTTAGGGGGAAGTTGGCTCATGCACTACCGTCGTAGCATTGGAACCAATACCATTACAGCAATATGAGGGAGGGCACATTGCTTTTTCTGGCGACAGCATCTCTGTCATTAAGCATGATTTGATCCTCACTTACGTGGTACCGCTGGATGGAGTTGAACCATCGTCTTTGGCTTATAAGGCCACTGCTTCTAACCATTGAGCTACAGCGGCATATCCTTGCGATCTATACGCCTAAAAGTCTGAGTTGGCGTATACTATTCTGGCATTTTCGGAGCAAGATAATTTAGATTCACCTGAAAACGTAGAAAATTGAAGATCAAAATCCCTAAGGATTTTGTCGAAATTTTCGAGGCTTTCAGGTGCAGATGAATTATCTTGTGGAGAAAATGTAGCTACCATTTCAACACTCTCGCTTACAGCAAAGAGCGGCTGTAATTATGTATTACCACTTACAACCAATCTGCATCGCAAGGTTACTTGACGTATGTCAAGTATTCCCTTTATTGTAACCGATTAATCGGTCGAGTTCTCTGGCGATATCTTCCCGCCTTCTGGACATCATGTCTTTTGGGCTCCTTTTCCTATGCATAAGTCGCCATAAACGAAACGCGTCTTTTAATTCCGCGAATTTCTCAATTACCCACAAAGTAATTCACCCCACAAACTGTTAAATTCATCATCACTGATATCTGGTGGCGGTGAGCACGCTAACTCACTGAACATTTCGTCTGTCCATCTGTAATTCCACATATCTACGCTTTCCCCGGAAGATACAAGATATTGGCCATTTAAATAATCAGAGATTTGAACTACTTTTCCTCTAAGCTTGCACATATCATCAGTCGCACTATTACTAGCGCTATGGTCTTCCATGCTGTAATGCATACCTTCTATCAAGTCTTCTCTTACAATGACTCTATCGCCTATTTGGTATTTCATATTCACCTCATATCCATGCGTCTACTAACGCACCGAGCTGTTTGTTCAGCTCCGCATAATTCCTTCCGTATATTACGGCTTCATCAGAACCCACCTCACAAAGTTTATTGTCGAGCCGTACGTTGCGATTGGAAAGAAAATCCTCGAAGACATCAATGATCTGCCCGACAAATTCTTTTCTATCAACTGTGCTCAATAAATCCTCACTTTCATTCCGTCAGAAATTCAAAGAATTCCTCATCTGAGAACACATCTTTAATCTCGGAATCGATAAGCCGGATACTGTCCCATGGTACATTCCAACCATGTTTAACATCGCATTCTCCACCGCAAGAATGCCCGTTGATGTTTCTATCCCATCTTACGCCAATCCATTCCCCGCGGTCTTCGCTTTCAAGATAAACAATTGTTCCGCGGTCTCCGGCCCGTAAGTGTCCACCATCTAATTTAATTAAGCCAGAATACTCTACTCTGTCCCCAACTCTGAAGTCGTCGCATATTCCCCTAAGTGAGTCTGGATGGAGGTACCAGCCGTGCTCGTCGTTACACCGGCCATCACATGTATGCCCTCGATGTATCGCCATGTCGAATTCGACTCCGATTGAGCCGCCACCAAAGGATACACTTACGACTGTTCCTCGATATCCCATTTGGATATCGCCAATTTTTACATCGCTGATGTATTCTACACGATCCCCAAGATCAAACATAATTTACCTCACAAACCTAAGAACAAGGTAAACTCATCGTCAGAGCATGCATCAAATTCTTCGGATTCCTGCAGTTTTTCCACGTTATATTTGTTCGTATTCCAACCATGGCCTACTTCGCATGCCCCATCATTGGAATGCCCGTTCGGCAGTGCCTCATCCCATGCAATGTAAACCCATGTAATATCTTCTGGGCAATCTTGCAAAACCGTCCCGGTCATACCGTACTTTAAATGACCGTTATCTTCGGCACGTTCGCTTACAAATATTATCCGGTCGCCCTTACGTAAAACTTGGCGTTCTCTATCATATTTACACATCTTCATAAACCTCCATGCTGTTGGCCGTTACAGATTGGAATTGTTCTGGAGTCAATTCGTATGGGTATTTCTCTGAAAGTAAAAACACCATTTAATATTCCCATCCTTTCACAAACAGAACTGTGGATTACACCCTTCACCCTGATGTGGGCAACTCTTACAGGTAGAACCTTGGGTTATATCATTTACCTGTGAAGCAAAACCTTCTCTCAATTCTTCTTCTATGTTTTCCCGGTTCTCGTCAGTTCTTAAATCAACCACTGTGATACCAAGCATTTTCCAAATCTCTTCAAAAGTCCCTTCAACATAGACACCCTTAATTTTTGCTTTCATATTAACCCCTATCCAGCAAGATCCTCTTTAATCAGTTTCTTGATGCTCCCGCAACCAAGCTTCTCACCAAGATAACCAACCAGCTCGTCAATTTTTCTGCCTTCAACCATCTTGTAATAATTATAGAGCCCGTTCATAACTTGGATATCCTCCAAATCCCACGGATTCCCGTTCTGCCTATCTTTCACATAGTTTGTGAGCATCGCCTGAAATCTGCGCTTAGTTTTATGCCCAATAGTTATTTCGTTCTGCCCGTTAAGACAGCATCCAAGCAGAAAGTTATGTCCAGAAGAAGAACCGTACCTTGTCTTTGCGGTATTGAGCTGGAACGGCGCATTAAATGTTGCAAGTGAGCTGATAATTTCCTGCTCGATTTTTCTGAAGTCGAAATCATACCGAGACGAAATGATAAAGTCATCGGCATATCTCGTATACACGAAGCGCTGCTTATCGAAATCCCTGAGTTCCTTCGATAGCTTATAGTCGATTGGAATCATCATGATGTTGGTTATCAGCGGAGAGATCGGAGTGCCCTGCGGAAGCCCGCCATTCAGAATTGCTAACTCAAGAGCAGATTCCAAAGCACTTCTTCCTCTTTCGGTCTTAACCACTTCAGAAAACGGGTATACCATAGAGAACATCTGCATGATAAATTCCAGAGTTGTGCTACCAAAGAAGTCATGCAGGTCATATTTACAAAACCACTTGCTCTCATTTGACTGATGACGCTTCACCGCATCAAGCGTAGACCGTTTCTTGATATACGCAAAAGCCGATGTGTGATACAGCGCCTTACAATCATTCTCAAAAATACCTTTCAGTGTTCTAAGTGCGCTCATCAAGTCGTCTTCCGGCGCATTAATCTCACGAAGGCCGCCAGATTTTTTAGGAATATAAAACTTATAGTATGATTCCTGCCTTGGCTTAGATTTAATTCTAGCCACTACATCTGATGTGTTAAAAGCTTCGAGCTTGAGGATGATGCGTCCAATGCTTATACCAAGTTTTCTTTCTACCCTATCAGACACATACTCCATTTCATAAGTACGTGTGTTTGTAAGATTCTCATTGATTACGCCTGGCGTAGTCGATGTCTGGAAGAGAAACTCCTCCAAAGTCATCTGGTGATACGTCGGCGGCATCTTGACAACGACATATACCATCTTATGTTCCTCCCTATTAAACTGTTATATAACTGTAATCTACGTGTGTGTGCCTGCAGGAACCGGGACCGTCTTCCTGGATCTGGAGTTGTAGTCTGCTGGCGAGCTCGCCATTACTGAGTAGCTTGTCATCGAGAAAGGAGCCTTGTTTTCCAAGATTTCGTATTTCTGATGGCTAAGATTTTGCTACTAGGTCTTGATAAGACTCGATGACTGTGACAGCACGAGCAGCTGCTGGGTCATCGCTGCGGCGGAAGGCGTGCCCAGCCATCGTTCACGCCTCTGCTCAAATCGTTACTTCCGCTTACAGCAAGAAGCACCATATTACTATGGTCATTGCATTACAGTTATGAAATTAGATTTCTAAATTATTCGTTTTCCAAAATCTCAAGCAGATGTTTCCCGTGATCGGTGATTTTCATATGCTTGAGCATAGATTCGCAGTGCTCGCTCTTGAAGAATTCTTTGATTTCCTTTTTGGAATAACCCCATTCATCGCGAGTTATCCGCGAATCCTTTCCCCTATTGCAAAGGTCGCGGTAATCGTCAGCTGCCTTCTGCAAAATTGCCATGGCAAGCTGAGCTGCACCGCGACCCCGCAACACCTCTAACGATTCTGGCATCAGAATACGTCCAGAATCCCACTAAAGCCATCGATCTGGCCGAACTTCCAAATACCTTCACCCTTAACAAACTTTATGTAATTGTTCACACACATCGCACAGATGAGGCGGACAGTTGTCACAACTCCGAGTGTAATTCCGCACGCGCTCACTGGAGTCTCGTTTTTTGCCTCTTCGTGTGAAAACTGCATAGAGTTCAGAAGGTTCTGGCGTGACTGGTAATCACTCCAGTCTGCCCCATACATCTGCGCTCCCGTTAGAGCCGTTCTCACGTCGAACACCGCTTTTAAGAAAGGGTGATCCATGTGCTGCTCAACAAATTTCCTGCGCAGTTCTATATTGTCCGGGCAAAGGAACACATACCCCGATAGCATTTTCCCCTGCCACCCTTCCGGTTTGATCTTGATCGAATCTTTTGCTTCCGGATTAATTTCCAGAATAAGATCCCGCAGCGCCTCGACCTTAAGCCTTCCGATATCCTGCTGTCTGAACATCTGGTTCACGATGTTGTGCTTTTCGACCTTGTCGAAATCATAAAGCGTCATCTTTGTAATGCCGCACCGAGCAAGATTTTCCGCGATTGTCGAGCCGACTGACCCGCAGCCGATTATATGAATCATCGCGTCATCTTTTTCCGGCTGGAAGAATTCATAGCTTTTACTGAGATCCATATTACCCTCCGATCATTTCATTTGCTTCACGCAAACCATTACCAAGAGCTTCGAGCTCTTCCTCCGTAAACCTCTGCACACAATCCCTGCTTTCGGAAAGCATATCCATCACCGTGCATTCTTCTTCCTCGACCTCGAAAGGATCGTACGGTTCAAATGGCTCTTCCTCTTCGTCATCTTCCCAGGCGTCGTTTTCATCCGCCCAATCACGAACTTCGCCTTTCCAGTAATCAAAATCCGCCGGACGCCATTCGCCATAATATTCGTCATACTCATAGTAATCATAACCACTATTGTCACGATACCTATCAAGTATATTGAACAAATCTTGCCACGTGTTATCTCTGGCAAGATCGACAAGACTTTCATCGATAATTTCGTCACGCGAATCTGCAGAGATTACATCCTCAAGAAGATAGCAGCCGACATCGTCGCAGAACTGATTCAGGTCATAGAAATCATTAACGTCATCGATAAATGTAGAACGATTCATATTTTCCTCCTATCAATAATAGAACCCGTCACTATACCCGAACGGGCCATACGGGTCGTCCATTTCATCGGCATAGATACCGGATGCCCTGTATGGCGATCTGTCGGATTTTTTCTTCTCTTTTTTCTCGGAACGTTTGAATTTCTTCCCGAGATGTTTTTTCTTTGACTCGGGGTACTCCTTCTTTTCCTGCTTGTCCACTTGTGCCACCTGTACCTGCTTAGGTTGTTCAACCTTTGCGATCGGGGCCACAGGCGCAGGTTTTACCTGTTCTGGTTTCTGGGTATAATTATTTCTATATACGGACTGCAATTGTTCTTGATTTAAGTTGTACGCAGACCCGTTGTAATTCCCGTACTGCTGGTATGCCGGTTTATTTTCCGTGATCATTCCCTTTGCTTCACGCAAGAACTTTTCAACTCCGCATTCATCTTCGATCACGTTAACCGTCACGTCGGAAGTATCAAACATGACATTCTTTTTCATGTCATAGATCTTATACATACATTCCCCGCGCTTGTTATAGATCATGAATATGTAAAACATCGTATCATCGAGTTGGCCGAGAAGCTTTTCATACAAATCATTATCAGTTACCGATGGCGTAACTCCCATATTTACATGGGAATGCCCCTGCATTCTGATATTGTTGAATACCTCATCTTCCTGCTTCATCAACCATTCCTGGTACTTAATCTGATCTGTGTTGACATTCGCCGCGGAAACTACCTGCGGGTATACCAGAATGTCTGTGATATAATACTCGTCTTTCGTCTCATCTTCGCCACGATAAGCAAGCCCATGCCAACCAACTTCTTTATCACATTCCCTGATCAATGACGTCATTTTCAGCCATGCAATTTCGGTGAAATAAACCGTACATGGACGTTTTGTCGCCATCAATGCTCGATGAAAATCGATCTTGCCATCCATCAGCTTTGCAGATTTCAGGATACTTTCAAATTCCTGTCTCCACTGGCTGATATTATCCTCTGTTATCTTAATTGCTTTCGCCATTTGCAGTTGCCTCCCCTTCCTGCAGTTTCAGATATTCGATTGCTTCCTTCGGTTTTACTACGCTGCCATCCGGCAGTTCAAAGCATTTATTGTTCGTGCTGTAATCGCTTATGCCATAAATCCTCTTGAAGAATTCACGCATAACGGTACCGTCCCCAAAGTTCAAACTCTTGCATGATGCGATGCACTGTTCAATCGCGCCGATATAATCCCTATTTCTAAGGAACATATTAATCTGACGTTCGTAATTCCCGAGACAACGATATGCGTCAATGTGAGTATTCGGCATATAATCTCGGAATTCCGAGCCATACTCATACCCACCCATCGCACTGACATTACCTTCAAGACGGAAATGATATGCTGCACAGAATCTGATCTTTATTGTCTGATCAATAAACACTGCACGCATCAGCTTTTCCATGTCTTCTTCCGGAATAATGTTGTTACACCCACGATCGTTCGGGCGATACATGAGACTGCGCTTATTCCCGATCATGCTCTCAGCAGCATCTTCGTCGAAATACTGGAGATAATCTTTCACAACGAATTCCATCACTGTATCATCTACCTTCATTAGTGACAGTTTCCTATTGTTGATAAAGTACTGCATGATCTCAGATTCTTCATCGCCGCTTGCAAGCTTTGTTTCAATCCCCAGAAGAACGGTTTCCTGGTCTCTTCTCTTACGCAGATATTCCCCAATTTCTTCGTTCAATCTTTCGATCGTCCTATCGATCTCACCGATATTATTAGCGACTTCCGTCCTGCGGAGACGCTCATATTTCAACTCAAACCCTCCAAGCATTCCCTTAATGCCTGCGGTTCTGAAATCGTAATGAGATGCGATCTGATCAACACACTCGAGATATCTGTCCGGCGTTTTCTCTCTGAGAGAATGAATCAGCGACATTTCCTCATCGGATACACCATTTTTCGGATCAAAATACCAAGGTAAGAACGCAAATACACCACACTGCAGATAATGCATTCTGCGTGTGTCCATATTATCCGTGAAGATGTAAACGCTGCGTCGCTCAACATTCACATAACACAGAACTTTGAAAACTTTCCGGTAAAAATCCGTGACCTTTGTTACGCGATGCCATCCCGCACACATGCTCTCGAGGTTGTTTTCGATCGCGTGGAATACCTTTTCCGACGCTTCGTCTGAACCAGTCGAGATGTTCTTAATAAACAGGATACCATCACCCATGCGATTAACATGAACACACTGATCGTTCGCAATAGTTTCCTCTGTCTTTGACCGAACATCGCTTGGACGCATTGACTGTGAATAATACGAAAAAGTGAGGTTGTCATCCTCTCCCATTCTTGGCGCAACTAATGCACGCAATGTAGATATGAACGTGCTATCACCATTCACCATATCGCCCCAGATTTTCCCTCTGAAATACTCTTCCGCGAACGGTGTGGTCAGAGACGTTCCACGAATTAAGTCTCTAAACACTTTTAAATCCTCCCTGATTTAATTTCCTTTTAGAGCCGATATCCGGAGTCGAACCGGACGGTATTTACCGTTCCTCACATCGGCATATAAAAACAAGTGGCGCGAAAGAAATCCCTTCATTATAGCGTGCCATCAAGCATGCCGGATTCCCAAGCGCCACTTGGAGTTACGATGTGTTATGATTTTCAAAGGCTCCAGTCGGAGCCTTATGTATTATGCGTTATCCAGCTTCTGGACGTTGTACAGGAAGCCCTTTTCTGTGATGCCGAGCTGGCTGAATGTTTTATCCAGATCGCCGGGGCCGAGGGTTGCGCCGTCAAGAGTGGACATGCCGTGAGTATAATCAATGTCGTTCTGTTCGAAAACCTGACGCGGAGTTGCATCATCTTCAACGATAACCGGAACACGCTTCACATTGTTACCTACAGTGATCTTAACCATTTTTATTTTCTCCTTTAATTCAATAAATATTTTTTTGTTTGAGATTTTGGGAAACTGCGGGGCTGCCATTAATTTGACAGCCCCAAACTCAACATCACTGAGTTACAGTAATGTTGCTGAGGATTGCGGCCTCTTCAGCCTCGATTTCCTCGAGAATTCCGGGGATCTTTTCCTCGATCTTACCGAGGAGCAGGACAGCGGGACCGAACTTGTCAGCTACATACCCCTTGATATTTTCGGTTTCCACGCCATCAAGAGTAGTTGTGAGACATGCAAGACCTGCACCGTCACGGGTTTCCTTGCCGAACTCAACACCAGCGGAACGGATGCTACCAGCACCATTCGTCACACCGACGCAGAAAATCGGTTCCTTGCCATCCTCACCGCCGAGAAGTGTGAGGGCTTTGGGGCGATACTTCTTTACCTTCTTGTAATCCGCCAGCTTAACGCTGGAAGTTACAACGACTGCATCCCCTGCGATCACGATTTTTGCCATAAATGACCTCTTTCTCCCTTATATGTAGGGACATTTAAAAAATAGTAGCGTTTGCATTACCCGCCATCGCTTGTGCTGTTCGCACGGAAGCCGCCCCGTGATGGCATACCCGTATTTCTACGGGCTTATTCCGGCATATAAATCGGGTTATCCTCATCTTCATAATCCAGAAGCTCATAAGGATATTCCTCGTACGATTCAACGCCATTCTCATCAACCAGATACATCGGTCGATATATAGTCACATCCCATTTCCTGTACATATATTCGAGAAAATGTTCCTTGCAATCTTGGAAGAATTTCTTCTTCCTGGCTGAATCGAAATCCCCCATGCTCTCATCAATTGTGAGATTTATGAAGTCATACAGCGCATAATCGAGATCTTCTTCACGCATCTCGATTTCCTCTTCTTGTGCCTCTTCCTCATCTTCTTCCTCGTCCTCTTCCGGCTCATCGTCCATCGCGACTGCGGATTTCCCAGTCGCCCATCGATACATCGTTTTTGCGATATCCTCGCAATCCGCTGCATCAATGCACGTTTCCTCAAAAGCTGGTTCACCGCCAACACACATGATGATGTCCGGCAGCTCGTCACCACTTTCCCCCACACTGGTGAGATAAATCACCACATCGCGCTCGATATCTTCAGCGATTTCCATGAAATCCTTTTCGAGCTTTGCCTTTTCTTTCTGGAATAAATCCCAGATTTTATTAGCCTCAACGTTAATCCTCAGCATGTTTCTGTCTCCTCCTCAAAATCGACCATAGCAAGTGGAACGATATCCATATCCCAGTTCATATCAGATGCGCTTTCTGCTCCGACAATTTCAAGCAACTCACCCTGCGCCTTCTCGTTGAGGCCGCTGAAATAAATGTTAAAAGTTACCACGATTTCACCCCTTTAAAAACATATGATAATTGCATGGGTGGTATTACCACAATCTTTCATAAGGATATTCTATGTATTCAATTTCCCCGTCTTCGCCGTCTCTGATTACCGGGCGGTAAACAGGCAAGTCATGCTTGTCTGCTATTACATCAATAACATCGCTTAGTATGTCAGTAATCTCGTCACTGTTGAGGTTGTATAGCCTGTCTGCATCACTTTCCATCACAACTTCAAGAAATTGCCAGAACGCTACCCTCAATTCATCTTCTCGAATCGAAATTTCCTCTTCCAATTCGGGCCTATCTTTCTCATCCACTTTTAGTTCCTCCAGAATGATCAAAAACTTTTCTTTTTAAGCCTTCACCAGCCGTGAAGACTATTCTTGTTGGGGAGATTTTCATCTGCTCACCCTTCAGATTCTTTATTTCTCGTGGTGCTTGCGATACAGCTTCAAACGTGCCAAAGTTAACCATCTGCACAATTTTCCCGTCACGCAAACAATCTGTAACCACATCTTTAAATGCCCTTACAGCAGCTCGCGCCTGACTTTCTGTCAGATTTGTTCGGTGTGCAATTCCATCGATAATATCGGTTGTTAACATTAGCTCTGCATCTCGTTTGAACATAAAGCGATGGCAAACCTCCTCTCATAATTAACCTCACTCTGCATTTCTACGGACTTGTGACCGCCTGTCGGTTGCATTAAGGCGGGCTCACAGTTTTGCCCATGAGCCCATTTATTAGGAGGATAGAACGGAATCAATGTGAATAAGATATCAGCGATAGTTTATTGCTATGCCTGACTTTGTTGAGAAACAATTCCATCTTGTATCTCGAATCAAAATCCCTTGTAACCATCTTGCTCGAATCACGGACAAGGAAAGTCACCTTGTAATACCCTGGAATTTTTTGCTCTTTATGTAATATCATCTTTAACCACCTACACATTCAAAAATACCTGTACACTTTCGTAATTTCCGGATTTGTTTTCCGCTTCACACCCTGTTTATTGGATGCTTTTTTCATCGCTTGGTATGCGAAGTAATACCCAGCGACCAAAAGGATTGCCCAGCTTAACACATTGTCTACCATTTCTATCACCTCATTGTTATCATAAAAATGGGGTGGTGCAGCGAACCGCAACCACCCCTATATAAAAAGGAAGGAGAAAAATGAAAAACCTCAGATTTTCACAAGCTCACATTTATTTGGGAACACATAAGAAAGCATTCCGCCGTTCATTGACTCCAAAATCAAGTGGAGCGTTGCTCTTGTCGAACTCGTTTTCCTGCCCTCAACCTTCCGAACACGAAGCTGAACATTGTTGCATAAGACAATGCTCCCCTGCTTCAGTGACAAAGCCTCTTCTCTCGTCATCGTCATACCTCCGGAAGAAGCTCACGTGCTTGGTGACCATCACCCCAGCGATATGTACATAATGCGCTTTCCGAACTGCCAAAGATTTTAACAATCCCTGGAATTCTGGCAAAATAATTTTTCCCGCGACATTCAATCACAGGCTCGCTCGAAACATTGAATCTTCTTGCAAGAGCTTTCACCCTTGTCTTAAATTCCCTGAACCCCATTTCATTCTCCTCTTTTCGTTTAGATATTAAAAAGCCGAGAGCAAAACCCTCGGCAATTTTACTTAGTTATTTACTTTTAACATCAAATTTGCAACAATATCTCTGCAGGCGGGTAAGGAGTTAGCTATGATATTGTTATTTAAAGACCAGACTTATTTAGCAATCACATCAACCAAGTGGATTAATAAAGAAGAGGCTGACATAATCAGCCTCAACGATTTACAGAAATCCAAAGAATTCCACGGGAAATCAGTGGAGTCTGCCGGTATTTGTTTTTACGATTCCAGTTATTATCTCGTTGTGGAATTTACAAAAACCCTCGAGATTCATAAATGGTGCGGTAATTGCATCGTGAAAACCATTTGGAGAATTATTCCAGATTGAAATAGCGTTTATAGGCGCGGTAAGACCACAAGGCTTTACCCGCCGTTTTTGTTCCTTTAAAAACCTCAGTAACTTTACTGGCGTTTTCTTTTGAAAATACATCGAATCCCGCCTGTTCTAATAAGAACAGAGCGTGGAGCCTACCAGATTCCCACACGTTTTTAAAGACAAGCCTATTAGGATTCCCAAGCTCCTGATAGGCTTCAGCGATTTTGTTTAATGCTGAATTCAATTGCGTTGGTGTATAAGATTCCCCGAACCTGTCGGATTTTGGTGTTGCGAACTTCTTCAAAAACTGTTTGCAATTCGGGTCTTTTACCACGTTAAAAACCGCCGTCCGATTTTCTCTTTGAGCGATTTTGCAATCTGCATACTCCGTAAGGATTTTAGAAATTTCCGGAGAATACCATGATGCTATAACATTCCCGTCAACATCATATATTTTCTTGTTAGCAAGATCAACTTGAGAATCCAGCATATTAAATATACTGTTTTTCCCAACACCAATCCACGCAAGCGCAAATATCGGTGGCTCTACATACCCGTTATCAATTTCCCGAACCTTTTTAATTTCTGTACACAGTGACGCCGGGTCTTTAATGTAGATTTCCCCTGCTTTCGAGAATACATCTGAATTCGGATCAATTGCCGCGAGAATCCAATCTGTCACGTGATCAAAAACCCTATTTCTATCACACCATTTCAGATATGAATTCACTATTGAACGGACCGTGTATATGGTTCCCAGAGATTGCATATCTAATTTCCCAGCAACAGATTCCGCTTCCGCTTTATCCATTTCCGCAATATCCTTACCAAAATCCCGTTCAAGCTCTTCTGTAATTCCAAAGATTTTGAACGCAGTATTCCTGTTGGATTTGGTTGCAATCATTTCCATGATAAAGCTATCTTTAATTTCGGCATTATACATTTCCAATCACCTCATACGGATTTTACATAATTCCGCAGGGATTGTCAATTGAGAATTTTCAAAATCCCTTTTGAACTATGTTATGTATAGGTATGGAAATCCCATGCCGTAATAAACCATTTAGACGGAAACCTGGCCGGGTGGCTAAATGCCCTATGCTATACAGACCCGACCAGCGTTTCCCCTTGCCCTACACCGATTTCAGAAGCTGCTCAATTTCCATGAGAGAACCTACAAAAATCTCGCAAAGTTCTCTCTCAATCCGGTGAATAAGCTTGTTCATTTTTACGCCTCTTTTTCCTTAAAATCCCTCACTCTGCATTACGGGCTTGTGACCGTTTGGGATAAACCCAAGCTGCATTAAGGGCCTGCAGAAAATCCCTGCAAGCTTACCATTCCAATGGTGAGAACCTGGCGCTTACAATGATATCATCTGATATTCCAGCAGTCCCAGCATCATCAAAAATCATTGCAATTCCGTCGCCAACCTCCCAGTCTTCAACACTGTAGAATGTCCATAAATTCCCAGTGCCGTCAACAACATAAACCTCATCTTGCGCCCTGTCTATGAAGTCTATAATTCCTGCTCTCGGATAATATTCATGGTATGCCCCATCTCTTGCAGAGACAATAAACCCAAGAGCAAAGGCCAAGAGTAAAGCCACGCAGGCAGAAACAACCCTGTTAAACCCTCTCATAGCATTTACCCCTTGCATCCGAGATCATCACACGCATTCCTGTATGTGAACAATTCCGCAGCACGAACCATCATAGTCAGACGGCAGGCAGTTTCATCCAGTGAGCAAAACCCACGATTGTACTGCATAAGAATCATGCGGATTTCCCGATAAACCTTATCAGTTTCCGGACGTTCTCCGCCACACGACGGGAAAAGGTTGTAGAATTCCCCAGCGTACACATACCCATTTTCCGGCATAGTATTTTCCCCTTCCTTAAACTGTACCTCTCTGCATTTCCACGGGCTTGAGACCGTCAAAGGCTGCATTAGTACAATTCCCAAAAAGAATAGGGCAGGATGTAAAACCCTGCCCATTTCAAGCTTTCACTATTGAAGGATGGCGCAATTATGCCGCAGGTGCTACGGTCTCGGCAACCGGAGCTTTTTCCGGTGTTGCAGGAGCTTCCGCCATGTCCTTATTTTCCGCGACTCCGTACGGAGTTCCGCCGATGTTGGAATTATCCTGGAAGTCGTACGGAAGCTTGTTCATGCGATGGAAAGCCGCCGTATAAATCCCGTTGATAATGGTTTCCTCATTCTTCTTGGTATAAGAACCCCTCACACAGCCGTCAGAACCAGTGCCGACTTTTGCCGTGACAAAGATATCCTTGAGGAACTTGATATCAGCGCTAACAGCGTGAGGGATTTCCACGCCACGGAACATCATTCCCCAAATTTCCGTGAGCTGGTTCTGCAGTTTGGTGCTGGAGAAAGCCCCATCTTTCCCACGTTCCCAGCATCCACCCTTGGATGCAAGAGCCTCCATTTTTGCCCTGTAGGCATCGGAAACCCACTTTTCCTTGCGAGTAATGCCGTCAGTTCCCACCTTGTCCATTGCCATGAACTCCGCAAAAATCGTGCAGAGATTGGCAATCCCGTCAGACTCCACAGGATGCACCATCTTGATGAAGTCGTACGCAGAAATCCTGGAATAGACAGGGATCTCCTGCTTATTCTTGGTCGTCTTGGTCAGCAGCTGCCAACCTGCCTTGGAATCCTTTTTGGCTAAAAAGCCAACAACAGACTGGCAACGGAGAAACTCCGCGTCTGCTTCTGCAGAATCCATGGAAGCAAGCTGCTCAAGCCGCTCCGTCTGCATCTCCTCATGGTACAGCTCAATAGCTGCATTGACACGCTTGACGGCGGATTTCTCCTCATCGTCAGTATGCCCCTCTTTGCAGTAATCCACAAAGACTTTCCACTCCTGCCCAATATTGGCAAGAAACACGTCGGCATTGCCCTTGGACTCATCAAGCTGCAGAGCAACACGGATTTTTCCGGCTTCCTCATTCAGCTTTTCACGATTCATTTTCAACATTGTAGTATCCTCCCAAATTTAATATGTGGGTGCAGTACACCCCTACATATCTTACATCACTGCAGGACATGTAGCGACATACTGTCCTGGATACTCTGATTTATAGCGCTGTCTCCCCCATTACGCCCGTGCTATTCTCTCACGACCGCTGTACCGCTGTGCTCTCTATTGTGCTCCATAACGTTATTCATACTTACCATCCACCGGCAGTCTATCAGGGCAGATTGACACATGAGTCAAGAGCATGTTTTGTGGATATAGTATCCCCCTGGTTTACTGTTGTCTACTCACATAAGAACATTGTTTCACTATTGCTGATGACAGCTCATTACTCCAATTGCAATTATGCTTTTGTCATGTCACGTATGCGCTATGGTTCGGCTATGCACTGTCACTACATTTTTCAATAGTAACTACAGCTGTTACCCTACGCTTTTTCGGATATAGACTTTTCAAAGTGCTCCAATAGTGTTTTGGATATTTCACTATTGTCCATAGATATAGTACACCCATTGCGTTTAGCGTTACTCTACCAGAGAGCTTGTGCGATACTACCAGAGTATCCTATCACGCTATGGTTTAAACTATATCGGTTTTTCAAGCTGCTGCACTCTTTCAAGTACATCTACAGTATAGCACATTTTGATTGACTTGTCAAGAGTTTTTTTAAGTTTTTACTTTTGCACTCTAAACAAAAGAATGTAGAATTGTTTTCACAAGCTAATGTGTTATCTTTCCGCATGTTGTCTTTTGCTTTTTGTGCGTTTGCCTATAGTATCCCCATATTTGCCGAAGCAATTTTTTTTGCTATCTCAATCCACCGTCCACGCGTATGATTATACTATTGGCATAAGTATAAACTTTTCAATGTGCTTTAGCTGTTTTGTGCTCTCTTTCGATTGCATATACACTATAACACATTTTCTTGAGTTTGTCAATAGTGAATTTTGATGATTCACTATTTTTTTCTGCTATCTGTATTCACTTTTCAAAGTGCTACCAAAACGAACCGAAAGATTTTTGCGGCTGGCTTGTTTTGATGGTGCTATGATAGCACATCAAGTCGTATTTGTCAACAGTTTTTTTCAATTTTTTTGATCACATTTGTTATCTTTATTCTCACGTCTGTTAACTATTATCTCTCTCACATCTGTTAACTTTTTCTTTCGTCTGTTAACTTTTGCTTTCGATTGTGCATTATGTGATTTTGCACAATGGGAAATGGGCGGTGGTTTTGGTTTTCTAATAGTGCCAGGACCGGAAGAGCCAGGTAGTTGCTTTTTCTCCCACACCAACCAAATCTCAAAACTCAATCTCACACCACCCAAAATCACCAATCACTCCGCGCAACCAACATTATGCCATAATTTCGCCCATTTAGCAACAGAGGTTAAGCCAAAATATTTTCCAAAAACAGAAGGGTTGTCTCAACCGCTATCCTGTTTTATTCCTCAACCATGGGTGCATAACCTTTAAATACACTCCCCTTTCGGTATTGGAAAAATTTTCTTTCTATAGGGATTGACTTTGCCTTTGCCTATTTGGTATACTCAGATCAACCTAAATAAATTACTTGCAGACAGAGGGTTTGACCGCCTCTGTCTCTTGTGTTATTGGAGAGAAAACCGGTACATCAAAGTTGCCAAAAAAGTTCCGAATTTTGAAGTGTCATTTTCCATTTTGTACACGGTCTGTGTACAAAACCATTCTGACTACCCCAGTAATTACTGGGTTTCTGAGGCTAGCCTTAAAAGAATAAGGAGGGAAGAAAAAGTGAAACCATCAAAAAAGTTCTGAATTCAAAGATTCTTCATGGTAGTGTTTACTCAACAGCATAGTAGACCCCGTGAAATCTGTGTACAAAAATTAATAAACGGAGGTTGATAACCGAAAGATGACAAACGGGCAGGAAACAAATAGAATAAAGCCGATACGAATCATCGATGCCTGTATGGGTAGAGGCAAGACTTCAGCTGCAATAACATATATGGAAGAGAACCGAGGTTCGAAGCGTTTCCTTTATATTACTCCATATCTTGATGAGACAGAGCGGATATGCGAAGCGTGCGACTTCGAACAGCCGGAGAGCGATCACAGGACAAAGCTTGCTGACCTGAAGAGGCTACTTCATCTTGGAAAGAATATATCCTCTACACACGCGCTCTTCTACTTATTGGATGATGCTGCGCTTGATTTGATAAGAGAGAAAGAATACAACCTGATACTTGATGAGAGTGTAGAGATGATCCGCAAGGAAAACATATCGCAGAAGGACTTCAACCTGCTGAAAGAGAAGTTCGTATCAGTTGATGACGCTGGAAAAGTAATTTGGAGAGACGGCACGTATGAAGGAAGGTTCTCTGATTATATGGAGATGGCGATGTCAGGATCACTGTTTATCAGAGACGGAGCGTTGATGTATGTTATGCGGCCTGACTTCCTCCAGTCATTTAACGAGATTATAATGATGACATATATGTTTGACGGGCAATACCAGAAGGCGTATCTCAACTTCTTTGGATTTGAGTATAAGATATGCGGTATTGATTCCAAGCAGAGAAGCAATGGAAGTATGGAATTCAAGTTCAGTGACCTACCGGATGTCCCGCCGAATGTAGACTATCACGGTCTCATCCACATTATAGATGAAAAGAAGTTAAATGAGATTGGCGATGGTAGATACGCCTTGTCGAAAAGATGGTTCGAGCGACGTGCTGCTGACTCTGATGATATTAAACAGCTTAGGGCTAACATCCGTACATTCTTCCAGAGAAGATGTGGCGCTGCATCATCGGATATCATCTGGACATGTTTTAAAGGGCAGCATGAGAAGCTGATTGAGAAAGGGCGGTATAGGAATTCGTTTTTGTCATTGACGCTCAGGGCAACCAATAAGTATAAGGATAAACATGTGGTCGCCTATCTTGCAAATAGATTTGTAGATCCAAACATAGTGAAGTTCTTCGCCGAGAAAGGCGTGTATATAGATAATGACGCATATGCGCTTAGCGAGATGCTTCAGTTTATTTGGAGAAGCGCCATTCGTGACGGCAACCAGATAACTGTGTACATCCCGAGCAAGAGAATGCGAGACCTCCTTGTTAAGTGGATTGAAGAAAGGAACAATGGAGGTGAGAGCTGATGAAGAAGTCTGAGAACTGGTACGACTACTATGATAATGATATCAATATCGATAAATACATAGAGGCTTGCCGGAAGGAATATAGAGAGGCCTGGTTCAGTGTGTTTGGAAAAGATGAAGATCTTTATATCTCGGATTATGATGATTACTATGAAGAAATGGAATGAATTTTGCCATATCAACCTAATTAACTTATTTACTTCGTTAATAAACTGTATTTCCATGAGGTGATTTTTTATAAGCAAACAAATAGAACTGCAAAGGTATGTATTTAAGATTCACAGCTCGAGGCTGCGTAAGAGTAACTGGAAGCTGACGCTCACTCTGGCTGACGCGCGAAAAAATGAAGAGCTGATATCGATGGGCTCATCACAGATCCTTAGATGGATTGACGAGCTGAATGGCATCACTGATGCAGACCAGCGAGCGAGGGACATCCGAGCTGAGATTCAGAGACTACGCAAAGATGCAAACAGTTCGATTACCAGGCGAGAGATTCGAAGGTTGTATTCGCAGCTCGACTCAATCCAGTTCAAACCTGATTATATGTGCCTTGTGATAGATCGCGAAAAGGATTACCGGCGTGCATGCAAAGGTTTCTCAATAAATGGTATAAGCTACTCACGCCTTCTTGGTACTGCTGGTGGAATCAAGAACAGCACGATTGTCTTTGTAAGCGACCGCTATCACGATGAACTTGTCAGGCGTGTAGATAACGGTAGAGATATGTCGCAGGAAATAGTGCCAGCGAAACTGGAGGCTTACAAAGCTTTGGCGTGCAGCGCGTCCATACCGGTATCTATGCCAAAAGGGATACTTGTAGTACATGACGTTGAAACTACATTCACGGCTGACACAGTCTATCTGGATGACGAGAATGATGGCGAGCCTGCAATGAAGTTTGTCCCGGACACAGAGATCACGATGGATGCTACGGACGGGTTCGGTTTAATGCTCCCCTCTCTTGCAGAACGGTGGAGTGAGGAGTTGCGGCTTGGATATACAATGTCAGGTTGTAACACAAGATTCTCGTTCGAAAAAGGTATGGTGTATGCGTTTGACTTCATAGAGTTCGCAGAGAATGTCGCGCACAAAAGTATTGTCAAGGATGTCTGGGGTAACGATGTAGATATCCACGAGGTGGAACTTATATTCACTGAGAGCATGCTTAAGCTCTGGAATGCTTATAAGAGTTGCGACGATTATCTTGAGAACTGTATGGAGAATGGGTACACAATCGGTATACCGAAAACATGTCCAGAGAAACTTGAGAAGACGAGAACGCTAAACTACCAGTTTATCCAGAGTTATCACTTAGACGACGATGATATTAACGAGCTGATAGCTCCAACTATAAATGAGATTGAAGAGGTACTGAAGGATGATTGGCGAAAGACAGTGTTGTTTTTACGCGGGGCTGGGTTAAATGAGAGCAATGTCGACTATATTGATAATGGTTTTATCAAAGCAATGATGATAGACAGTAGAATTGCTGACGACCCATATGTAAAAAACGCTGTGTATCAGCTGATAAAGAACAGAATCAATGAAGCAAAGATTGGGGTGTTGAATGTACACGGGAACTACTCAATGATATCTGGTGACCCGTATACATTGTGTCAAGGAATATTTGGCCTGCCTGTCACAGGTTTATTGAAGGCTGGCGAAATATATAATAAGTTTTGGGTGGATTCTGCTGCAGAGAAGCTTGTTTGTTTCCGAGCTCCTATGAGTACCCACGAAAATATACGTGTGGTAAAAATAAATAGAGGTGACGATGCGCGGCACTGGTACCAGTATATGCAGACATGTACAGTGCTAAATTCTTGGGACACCATAACAATGGCACTTAACGGCGCGGATTACGATGGTGACCTTGTCATGCTTTCCGATAACGACGTACTAATCCGAAAGCATCGCGACCTCCCGACCATTATGTGTGTGCAAAGGAAAGCAAAGAAGATGGTCCCGACAGAACAGGATATTATAAACTCTAACATTGCAAGCTTTGGGAACGAGATCGGGCAAGTAACGAATCGTACGACATCAATGTATGAGGTGCAATCGCATTTTGAACCAGACAGCGATGAGTATAGGACATTGAGCTATAGGATTATGTGCGGGCAACTCATTCAACAGAATGTTATTGATAAAACAAAAGGTATTGTTGCAAAGCCAATGCCAAAGACATGGTATGACAGACATTCTGTAAATCTGATCAGCGACGACGACGAAAGACGTTTTTACAGAAGGATTGTTGCAGACAGGAAGCCGGCGTTCATGCGGTATATATATCCAGAGCTTATGCGGCAATATAACACATACATAACGAACACGAATAAGAATTCGCTCCGTGAGTTCCAACTGACAATTGACGAATTGAAGAGCATCCCATACGATGACCTTACAAGCAGACAGCTCGAGTTTCTACGGTACTATGATATGTATATGCCTGTTGGTACAGGCGATTGCGTTATGAATACTATTTGCAGGAAGGTCGAACAGAAGTTTGATGGATTTGTTGGCGCTGCATCAAAGAACTCCGAGTTTGATTATACGATTATGAAGAGCGGCACAAGTTATTTGCAGTGGCAGTATTATGCGATAGAGCGATTGCTCGATGATTATAATAAGAGACTACGCGACTACTCTATATTTTCAATGTATGAGCGAGAAGATAAGGCAGATAAAATTGATTCTATAAAAGTGATGAATGCACAGTTTGCCCGTGACTGTATGGACATATGCACGAATAGTAAACAGATGTGTGACATTTTACTTGATCTTTGTTATAAGAAATCGAAAACGAAAAAATTTGTCTGGGATATATGCGGAGACCAGATAATAGAGAATCTGTTGGAAAAGAATAACTGGATTATATCGTATCCGGAGTTAGATGAAAATGGTGAGTTGGCATATGGCGGAGAGCATTTCTCCATGCGAGAAAAGAAGGAGGTCTGATATGGCAATCATTTTAAATGAATACAAATGGGCAGAAAATGCTATACAGGAAAAATCATTAGGGCAGAAACCGATAGAGACTTTAACCCGTATAGCAAAATATTACATACAAAATGGTGCAACAAAAAATGATACGAGGAAAATGCTTGATCTGTTCCTGCTGTCATGTGACGCATCTGTATCTCTTGTGAAGTGGGCAGAACGGTTAGATAGTATTGTAAAGTATGCAGCAAAGTATCCGCTGATCTCCATTGACCATGTCAGTGTGTCATCTCTGGAGCTTGCCAAAATAAAAGAACTACAGAGTGTCCAAGTTCAACGCTTGGCGTTCACTCTTTTGTGTATCGCGAAGTTCAATCACATGATAAATGATAAGAACGAATATTGGGTGAATACATCAGATAATGAAGTGATGAAAATGGCAAATATCGGGACATCTATTAAGCGTCAGAGTCTGATGTATTCCAAGCTTCGTGATGCAGGTATGATTCGCTTTTCCAACAGGGTTGATAGCCTAAGTGTACAAGTGCTATTTGTTTGTGGTGACGACGGGGAGATCAAAATATCAGACTTCAGGAATTTGGGGTATCAGTATTTAATGCATGATGATGATCGTGGTATATACAAAGTGTGTGAAAATTGCGGGATAACCTTCAAGGCGAGGCAACCGCATACACCCGGGAGACCAAAAAAATATTGTGATAGTTGCGCTATAAAAGTGAAAATGAAGCAGAACGTGGACTCTATAATGCGTTTAAAATATAAATGATGAAATGCATTTTATAAAAAGTAGGAAATAATTAAATACAGCGATGGCCGGAAATTAGCGGCGTCGCTGTATTTTTGATGTACTGTTAATAATGGAAGGATATATCAGCAAATGTCTTTCTAACAAAAATGAAGAAAAGGAATGATATTTATAGTACTTATTACAAAGGCCGAAAAGAAGGCGCTGAGCGAAAGATTTCCAAAGGCACAGTTCGTGCGTACTATGGTTCAGAGATCTGACCGTGGTCATTATTATTGTGTCGAGGAACCGTACCTTATGAGAGCACTGCGCGATCTGAGACGCGAGAATGTCATAGAGGAGTATCCGCCTCGCAAGAAAGAAAAGAAGTATTGGGGCAAGAACAATAATGCTAATAGATGATCTCTCTAGACGCGCTGGTGAGTCAGAGCTTGAGTATCATAAACGCCTTGTGTACGGGAAGCTTGTTGATAAAACTCTGTCTGACGTAGACTATCCAGAACTTGCCGAAGCTGTATACGGTAAACAATACTCTAGCGACACGGCGCGTCGTATGTGTTACGGGAGTAAATACACTCTTGAGTTAATGGATGATGCGCTCGATAGTGCTATTGCTTCTAAGAGCAGCGCTGATGTGATTGCTGATCTGGAAAGTAAAAAGATTGAGCTTGCTAAAGAGCGTCAGAAATTTTTTGATCAGCGCACTGCCTACAATAAACTACTTCGTGATCGTGCGCGTGAGGAAGAGCTCAATGAAATTATAGAGCGCTGTATTTCAAATGGAGATCTGCCGGAACTTAACTATGAGAGCCACATAGATGTTTCTGGTAACAATGATTTGCTTGTATCGTTGAATGATATTCACTACGGCGCAAACATTGATAATGCATGGGGACGGTATAATTCTGCAATTTGCGCACGAATGATGAATGAGTATCTTGATAGGGTTCTCAAGATAGCCGATACGCATCAGAGCGAGAACTGTATCGTGTGGTGTGCTGGTGATGCAATTTCTGGGAAGATCCATAGATCTATCCAAGTTACGAATAAAGAGAATATTATTGAACAGATTATGGGCGTATCAGAGTTGATCGCTGAGTTTTTGGCTGTTTTGAGCAGGCATTTTAATACTGTCCGTTTTGTGAGTGTCGCTGGGAACCATAGCCGGATCGAAGACAACAAAGAGAATGCTGTTACTGGTGAACGGCTTGATAATCTTGTCGAATGGTATCTAGCGGCAAGAATGCAAAACTTTGATAATGTGATAATTACAGACGATCACAAACTTGACCAGACGATTTCTGTGTTCCAAGTACGTGGTAAGAACTATGTCATGGTTCATGGAGATTATGACACGCCGAGCAAAGTTCAAGCATTACAGGCTATGATTAAGGAGCCTATATATGCAGTTCTTTGTGGACACTTGCACCATAATCAGACCGATGTTGTACAGGGTATTAAAACGATTATGGCAGGAAGTTTTCAGGGGGTAGATTCTTTTTGTGTAGAGAAACGTATTTACGGCACGCCGCAACAGATGGTTTGTGTGTGCGACGAGAATGGAGTTGTATGCCACTACGATGTTGAATTTCAGTAAAGGAGGTTGTGCATAATGGGACGAAAGACAAAAATGACTAGAATCACTAGTCCAGAAAAGATGGCTTTGATAAACAAAAACAATATCAGGCTCAAAGATGAATTTTTGATGTATCTGAAATCCATCCAACGAAGCCCTGGCACGATCACCGGATACGATAGTGACCTGACAATTCTGTTTACATACATACTGGATAATTATGACAACAAAGATTTCCAGCAGCTAAGCAAACGAGACCTGATCGGATTTCAAAACTGGATGGTAACGAATGGAAATTCAAGCTCACGAATCAGGAGAGTAAAAGCTGCTATCAGCTCCTTGTCGAATTACTGCGAGAACATATTGGCTGACGACGACCCTGATTTCGACGGGTTCAGATCTATCGTGAGAAAGATTGAGAACCCTCCTCTTCAGCCGGTCAGAGAAAAGACTGTGCTCGAAGATGATGAGCTTGGGCTTTTGCTTGACAAGCTTATAGAAAAGAAGCAATACAAGAAAGCTTGTTGCCTTGCACTTGCTATGTATAGCGGTAGACGGAAAGCGGAGCTTCCACGATTTCGCGTTGAGGATTTTAGCGATGAGCGGCTTGTATGCGATGGTGCACTATATAAAAGCTCACCGATTCAAACCAAAGGGAGGGCAGGTGGAAAGTACCTCGCTTGCTATACTCTGGCAAAGAAGTTTAGCCCCTATCTTGATTTATGGATGAAAGACCGAGAAGAGCAAGGGATAGAGAGTGAATGGCTCTTCCCTTCTGCAACTGATACTAGCAAACCGATGGGTATATCAACGCTGAATAGTTGGGCAAAGACTTTCTCTGCTATCCTGCAGAATGATTTCTATTGGCATGCCATGAGGCACTACTACACAACGTGCCTGACCAGAGCAGGTATCCCAGACGGTGTGATTCAAAGTATTGTTGGTTGGGATTCTGCAGACATGGTCAAGGTCTATAAAGATATTGATGCTGATGAAGAGATAGGAATGTATTTTAAAGATGGTGATATCTCCGTTCCGGATAGGAAAGGATTCGGAGATATATAGAATGAAGGGATGATATATGACAAAAAAGGAAATGGCTTCGGCGGTAGCTGGCGTCCTTAGGGAGCGAGGTGTGCGAAAGCCGGTCAGTATTCCAAAACATAAATTCACTATTATCGCTCCAGATGGTGACAGGGCAGATTTTACAGTCAAGCAAAGCGATATGGAAGTAATATATACCGTAAATGATGTATCGATAATCATCGATGCTATATGTGATACAATTGTTGACGCTCTGAAAAGTGGGGACAATATCTCTATTTATGACTTTGGTACATTAAGGTTACATAGGCGCGCTGCACGTAAAGTGAAGCAGCCTGGCACTGAGACTTGGTATGATGTCGAGGAAAGACTAGTACCAAAGTTCATTTATGGAAAGAGATTATCTATGGCTGCACGTTCATATGAATTAATTATGAATGACTTAGATAAAGAGAAAGAAATAGACAGCGATTTCGACATCGACGAAATTGGTGATGAGTAATGGCTGATATAGAAATGAGAGCCTCAACTTCCGTATGCAGGAAGTGCGGCACTGCGTATTCGCAATTAAAAGGTAACTTTCCTGTTTCGTACGGATATCTTTATAAGGGCGTTGGGTATTTGCCTTACTGCAAAAGGTGTGTTGAAGGCATTTATGCAGATTATCTATCTGAGTGCAAAGATCCAGAAAAAGCAGCTAGACAAGTATGTAGGAAGCTTGATATCTACTGGAATGCAAAAATCTTTGATAACGTATCTAAGAAAGATACAACGAGGTCCGTTATGACAACATATTTGTCAAAAACGAATTCGATGAGCCATGCTGGTAAATCATACGATGATACATTGCGCGAAGAAAATTCACTGTGGAAATTTTCATACGCCAAAGAGCGTGGCAAACAAGAATCTATTCCAGTTACAGTTGCGGTCGAAGAACCGACAGATGAAGTAATTGCGTTCTGGGGCCCCGGCTATACGCCTGAGATGTATGCGGAATTGGAACAGAGGTTACAGTATTACAGATCGCAGATGGGAGACACTCAACAGGATATGGGCACAGATGCGCTTTTGCGGCAAATCGTTATGCTTGAGATAGATATTAACAAGGCGCGGGCAGAAGGACGAGACGTCGATAAGAAGATGTCGACGTTTAACTCGCTCTTGTCATCTCTCGTGAAGCCGATGCAGAAAAAAGAGGATATGAGTTCCAGTGTTACCAACACTCCGTTCGGAGTATGGATTAAACGTTGGGAAGACGAAAGACCTGTCCCAGAAATAGACGACAGTCTCAAGGATGTAGACGGAATCATCAAGTATATCTTGACATGGGTATACGGCCATGTTGCCCACATGCTTAAAGTCAAGAACGCCAATACTGCACTTTATGACGACGCAATCAAGAAGTATCGTGTTGAACGCCCTGAGTACAACGATGAAGAGGACGAAGTGATGTTGTACGATATTTTCAAGGGTAGTGACGAAGACGATGACGAGACAGGATAAGATCGCGGAGGGCGCTGCGTATTGGGCAGCGTTCTATAGAGCTAATCCTTGGCGGTTCGTCAGAGACTATCTGCATGTCGATCTAAAACTATTTCAAAAGATACTATTGACGATGATGATGGTGTCATCGTCATTTGCGTTTATTGCCGCACGTGGCATTGGTAAAACCTTCCTAAGCGCGATATATGCAACAGTTCGCTGTATCCTCTACCCCGGCACGAAAGTCTGCGTTGCATCCGGTGTTCGCAGTCAAGGTGTCGCAGTTATAGATAAAATTCGTCTCGAGCTCATCCCAAATTCAAAAGAGCTCGAAGCCGAAATAGATAGCATCAAAATCAACGGAACGATATGTGAGGTCGTATTTAAGAATTCAAGCTTTATCAGGGTCGTCACCGCAAGTGACTCAAGCCGAGGCAACCGTGCAAACGTACTGCTGCTTGACGAGTGCAGAATGATCAACCCGAACACGATCGATGTCGTTCTTCGTAAGTTTCTTACACAGCGGCGTATGCCGAGATATTCCGAACTCACAAAAGAGCAACGTGAGCGAGAATATGATAAAGAGAAAAACATAACCATGTATCTCACCTCTGCATATTGGGAGGATTCATGGGTATTTGCCAAGTGCCGCGACATCTTCAAGAACATGCTTGACGATTCACGAAGGCAGTTCGTGTGTGGGTTCCCCTACCAGCTTTCAATCGCAGAAGGCTTGCTTGACAGAGAGCTGATTGAGGATGAGATGATTGAGAGCAGCTTCAATGAAGTAAAGTTCTCGATGGAGTACTGTGCTGAGTTCTATGGTTCAAGCGACGGGGCGTTCTTCGATTTCGATTCTATTTCTAAAAATAGAAAGCTGAAGTACCCGATGTACCCAGACGCTGTATCATCGCAGCTCTCCGGCACATTAACACGAATACCGCAAAAGATAAATGGCGAAATAAGAATACTATCTGCCGATATCGCATTGATGTCTTCGAAGAAGAACAACAATGACGCTACGGCGATTTTTATTAATCAGATGATGCCGACCAAGGCAGGAAGGTATACAAGCAACATTGTATACACTGATGCAATGGAAGGTATGCATACTGAAGACCAAGCGCTGATCATCCGCAAACTCTTTGATGAATACCAGTGTGATTACATTGTGCTTGACTGCCAGGGTGCAGGTATAGGTGTGTATGACGCTTTAGTCAGAGACGTTGTGGACTCTGAATCCGGAGAGATTTATCCTGCGTTGTCTTGCTGCAATGACAAGACAATGGCAGAGCGTTGTTCTTCTCCGAACGCAGATAAAGTAATTTGGTCTATCAAGGCTAACGCTCAGATGAACTCTGATTGCGCCGTGCTTCTCCGTGAAGGGTTCAGAAGTGGCAAGATCAGGTTGCTCACATCTGAATATGATGCCGAGGAACTGCTTGGCGAGATCAGAGGCTATAGCTCTATGAGCCCAGCAGAAAAAGTGAAGTATCAGATGCCGTACATTCATACGACGCTGCTCATCAACGAGTTGGTAAATCTGCGGTATGAAGAGCTTGGCGGCAAGGTCCGAGTATACGAAAGGTCTGGTATGCGTAAGGACCGATACTCCAGCTTGGCATATAACTATTATGTTGCAACACAGCTTGAATCGCAGATGAGTAGAAAGAATGCAATCTCATCTGGCGACAATGATGTGTTTATAATAAGACCTCCAAAATATACAGGAAAGGTGGTGGGAACTAGACGTGGCAGTAAAGAAAACAGCAGATGGTATTAATCCGATCAGCGCGGATAAGCTTGGCATGATCGGCATGTCGGAAAAATTTGCCATCATAAATAAATTGATTACCAGAGATCTGAATGGTCGGGTAAGGAACCCTTACTTTACAAGATACAGTAAGGATGACATCACGAAGTTTCTGGAAGATCCAAACAAGTATGAGAAGGAATTACGCGATGCAATCACATACATCTATAGCGCGAGTTCTCATTTCCGCAGATTAATACAGTATTTTGTTTCGCTCTCCGATTTGCGGTATGTGGTGTCTCCGTACAAGATTGACCCGAAGAAGGCAAATGTAAGAACGACTGCAATCAACTACAGAAAAGTTCTGAACATCCTCTCGTCTATGAGCATCCCAACACAGTTCCCGAAAATACTTACGGTGTGCTTGCGGGAAGATACCTTCTACGGGACGATGCGTATATCCGCTGACAGTATTATCATTCAGCAGCTGCCTAGCGATTATTGCAAGATATCATCGATCGAGAATAACGTGCTGAACGTTACGTTTAACTTCTCGTACTTTGACTCACGGCAGGATCTGCTACCGTTCTTCCCGGAGGAGTTCGCAAAGAAGTACAACATGTACAGAAATAACAGAACGCTCATGTGGATAGAGCTTGATGCGCCGACTTCCTTTGCGATCAAGTGCACGAGCGATATCTTGGATTATGCAGTACCTCCGTTTGTAGGGCTCCTCAGAGAGATATACGACATTGAGGACTACGCACAGCTCAAGCTTGCGAAGACTGCACTTGAAAATTATGCGATGGTCGCCATGAAGCTGCCGATGGACGAAGAAGGCAGATGGAAGCTTGACTTTGATAAAGCGAAAGACTTCTGGTCAAATCTGGACAATGTGTTGCCTGATGAAATCGGTTCGATCCTTACTCCAATGGATATTGAGAAGGTTAGTTTCGAACGCAGCCATGCAGACGATACGAACACTGTAACGCAGGCAGAACAGGATCTCTATACAGCAGCCGGGGTCTCCTCCCTGCTGTTCAATAACGAGAAAGCTTCTGCGAATGCGCTGCTACTCTCAATTAAAGTTGACCAGGCGCTCACCTTCGGTATTGTGAAGAGTATTGAGGATATGGTCAACAGGTATATCCAGTACCAGAGCTTCGGGAAGAACTTTAAAGTTACGTTCCTCGATGTGTCTCCGTTTAACCGCAAAGAGGTTGGCGACGCATATCTTAAGGCGGCCACATACGGTCTCCCGACAATTAGCATGTATGCTGCTTCTCAGGGGCTCGGTCAGGCTGAGCTTGACAGCATGAGCTTCCTCGAGGGCGATGTGCTTGGACTTGTCGAAATGTTTGATCCTTTGCAGAATACGGCGCAGATGTCTTCTGATGATCAGAGTTCCAGCGGTTCATCTAATGTAGAAGTGGATGAGAATCCAGAAGGAGGAAGGCCTGTGGAAGAGATCGACGAGCTGACTGATTCTGGAGAACAGACACGAGAGGATTCTTCTGACTGGGGTTAAAATATGAATAATGCATTTATCTATGTCTTTAGTGTTGATGATAAGAACACCATGATTAGTAATGGATACACTATGCTAAAGGCAGACGAAGAGAATAATATCTATATTTTTGAAAACAGTGGCGCTAAGTATGAAGAGCTTGGCGTCGCTTTTGTATTATCCAACACTTTGACATTCTAATAAAAGGCAAGCAAGAAAAAAAGCAAGCAAATTAATGCTTGCTTTTATACCGGTGGACAAAGTACCGATCAACTAAGTATGACACAAATGTTATGGATTGTGTCATTAAGTGAATCAACAATTGAACCAAATAACATAACCGAATGTAAAAGTGAAGAGTTAATACGTTTAATAAAAAGATAGCCGCTCAGACTGTAACAATCTTACTTCATGATGAAGATTTTAAACTTCACAGTTTTCTTACTGTAATTAGTCTTAACTACCTTGAGATGTTTTGTATAAGTAGTTTTCACCATAATATCACCCCGCTAATCGAGACACACCCGACATAAAGAGTGGGTGCGGCGCACAAGCGCTGCACGGCAACGCCGTTCAAGCTAAAAAGAGCGGATGCTGGCAAGTCGACAATGTGGGAAATAAATATAGTTAAGCGGCTATCTCTTTTTATTAAAGCATAAATCTAAAAGAATGTAAAGGGTAATCAACAAATAACAATTACCAGGAGGTGGTTATCGTGAACCATTTGATGAAGCTTCGTTTTGATGATGCTTCTATTACAGACCTCGAGGATATCAACCCGTCGTTTGCTAGCGGGAATCTGAAGGTTATGTACACAGGAGAGAATCCGAACGGGACAAATTTCTCAAAGGAAGTTATTGAGGCCGCTCTCCCTACCATTCGTAACGTACCGATTGTCGCACATTATGATGCGGAAGAGAATGAGATTGGTTCCCATGATATGGAAGTGGTCGCAGATAAGGAAGGGAATCTCCGTCTGCGCAATCTGACTGAACCGTGTGGTGTCGTTCCAGAGAGTGCTGAGGCAACTTTCACTACTGAGAATGATAGCAACGGAGTGGCGCACGAGTATCTCAACATCTCCCCTGTTATTTTGTGGAAACGCCAAGAGGTTTACCGCCATATTGTGAACGACCTTGATGGTAGGGTCGACCACTCTATGGAAGTTAATATCACCGCATATCATAAAGAAAAAGATTCCAGCGTCGTTACTGTTGACGCGTTTGAATTTCAGGCTCTCTGCCTTCTGGAAAGCGCCAAGCCGTGCTTTGCAGGCAGCGAGCTTGAACTATATTCGGTCGACTCTTTTAAAGAGAAGATGGCAGAGATGATGGCGGAACTCAAAGAGACATACTCTTTGGGAGATATTCAGGTCAATGCTCATGAAGATGAGATTGATATAAATGTTGACTCTGTTACGAAAGGAGGAAGAGTTTTGGACGAAAAACTTAGTCTGATTGAAGAGTATGCTATCGACAAAGACACACTCGATTTTTCGCTCGACGATTTCTCTCTTGAAGAGCTGCGTGAAAAGTTTGAAGCAATGAAGGAGGAGCAGGCCGAGGCGGAGCGTGTTGCGAAGTTTGAGCTGTCTTCCAATATGCGTAAGGCGCTTTGCGATGCTCTTCAGGAAAAGACAGTGCAGAAATACTGGGGTGAGTACCAGCTGTACTGGCTTGAAGATTTCGATATGGATGCTGGCATGGTATACGCATGCAATTGCGACAACTACAACATCTACGGCTTCTCTTATTCCATGAATGGCGATGCCGCTGTTATTGACTTTGAGTCTGGCAAGCGGATGAAACGCGCATTCGTTGAATACGATGAAGGTGCAGATGACGATGTTATCACTGTTATGTTTGCTGATATCGAGAAGCACTATACCGAAAATGAGACGCAGCTTACTGAAAAATATAATGCTGTTTCCGAAGAGCTCTCTCAGCTCAAAGAGGCTACGGCTGATATTGATGAACTGCGTAAATTCAAAGCCGATGCTGAAGTTGCCGAACTGAATGCAAAACGCGAAGCTGTGTTTGCTAAGTTTGAAGATCTTTCTGGTGTTGAGGCATTTGAGAATCTCCGCCTGAATTGTGCGGATTATGAGTTGGATGCTCTCGAAGAGAAGTGCTACGCGATCCGGGGCAGAAACGGATTCGTTGCAAAGTTCTCCGCTGAGGAGAAACCGACCAAGATTGTCGTGGATACGACTAAAGTGAATGACGACCCGTATGGCGGGATCGTCCAGAAGTACGGCGCTGCCGCACGTGATTAATTAATAGGAGGATAAATACTATGGCAAATTATGCTGTTGTCCGTACGGATAAACTTATGGGCACGGATGTCCGCTCCATGCTTGAAACTGTGAAGTACATGGGCGCTGGTTCTACCGCAACCGCTATTGAAAACGGTAATGTTGTTAAAGTTGACGGCACTCTGCTTGCCGACTCCGATGGTGTTACCATTCGTGAAATTAAGAAGGGTGTTACCCCTGCTGCTACTTCCAAGCTTGATGAGATCGTTCTGATCGCGACTCCGGAAGTTATGTATGATGAGCGCAAGAAAGGCCTTGATGAGTTCAGAAATGAAGCCGGTAAACTGGCTCGTGGCTATCACCTGCACTCCGGCGACATTTTCTCTGTGACCGCCGAGGCTCTTGTAAACGCAAGCCCCGCTGTTAACCAGATCATTGAGCTCGCCGCTGGCACTAAGTTGAACAACGTTGCAACTGCAACCTCTGGTTCTACCGTTATTGGTAAGATTATCGCTATTGACGTTGTCGGTCGTTACACTTACTACGTCATCCAGGTAGCATAATCACTGGACAATTAAATAAGGAGGATACTATCATGGCTGATATGAAAGATATTGTAAAGCTTGCTATTGATAATTATCACGGCAGAGTACAGAAATACTCCGCTAGCGAAGCTAACGAAACACTTCGCCAGGCTCTGATCGAAGCCAACAACGGCTCTACCAAGCTTGACTATAAAGCAATCCGTGACGGCAAGTGCCCGAATCTGTTTGCTCTGATTGAGGAAGTTCTGTCCGCAACTGTAGTTGAGGGTCTGACTCAGAACGACTTCTTCAACAATTTTGTTGAGTATCACAACGTTGCTCTCGGCGACGCTCCTGTGTTTGTGACCGAAGACAGCAATCTGTATGTTGTTGCAGAAGCTGCTGATGGCACTCAGGGCATCCGTCGTCAGCGTCTCGCTGGTGAGTCCGAGTTTACCATTCCGACAACCTTCAAGGCTGTCCGTATTTATGAAGAGCTCAACCGTGTCCTGTCTGGTCGCGTAGACTTCAACACCATGATCGGCAAGGTTGCTGAGTCCTTTGAGAAGAAGATCCTTGACGATATCTATGCTCTGTGGAGCAATGTTGCTGCTGCCGACCTCGGCGGTGCAACCTATGTTGTTACTTCCGGTAGCTATTCCGAGAGCGACCTGCTCGACCTTGTAGCACATGTTGAAGCTGCTGCTGGCGGCAAGACTGCTACTCTCGTTGGCACCAAGAAAGCTCTCCGTACGATCGCTCCTTCTGTTCAGGGTATTGACTCTCAGAACGATCTGTACCATCTGGGCTATTACGGCAGTTTCTATGGCTCTCCCGTCATGGCACTCCCCAACCGCCACAAAGTCGGCACGACCACTTTCGTTCTTCCTGACGATGTGATCACTGTTGTGGCTGGCGACATGAAGCCGATCAAGTTCGTTTACGAAGGCGATCCTCTCATGATCATGGGCGATCCTCTGCAGAACGCCGATCTTACCCAGGAATATTTCTTTGGTGAGAAATATGGTCTCGGTATCGTCCTCGACGGTGGTAAGAACACCGGCGTTGGCCGTTACGAGTTCTAATAGGCTATCAACCTAATTAAATTGTTTACAGCGGGGCTTAATCCGCCCCGCTCATCTTATGGGATTAAAGGAGAATAGATATGGCAACTACTACGAAATCTACTTCAACAAAATCTAGAGCTACTCAGAAGCAGAAGGCAGCAGAAGCACCTGTTGTGACTGAGCCCCAAGAGGAGAAGAAGCTTACCCCTATTGAGATTGATCTGCATCAGTACATTACAGTACGTAATGGCTCTCGCGGCCGCCTAGTGTATATCAGCCCTAGGACTGGAGAACGTTTTGTATGGGAAGAGTTTGGCGATTCACAGGAAATGGAACTTCAGGAACTTCGAAATGCGAAGGCTGCTAATAAGAAGTTTTTTGAAAGAAACTGGTTTATGTTCGATGACGAATTCGACTGGGTGATTGATTACCTTGGTGTTCGTGCATTCTACAAGAACTCTATCGGAATTGATAACTTTGATGAAATCTTTTCGATGAAGCCAGCTGACCTTGGGAAGATGCTAGACGGAATGTCTGAAGGGCAGAAGCGGTCCGTATCCTATAGGGCAAGGCAGCTGCTCGCAGAAGGGGAAATTGACTCGATGAAAGTAGTCGAGACTCTTGAAAAGAGCCTTGGCATAGATCTTGTTGAGAAATAAGGAGGCGGTTTATGAGCCTCTCATATGACGTTTTTACTGAAGCATTCATTGCTAAAGTGACCGAGTATGATTTCATTCGGCTCAGCGAAGATGACCGTCAGATAATTATAGATGGATATTTGAAGCGTGCGCTTACTGCATTTAAGAAGAACTGCCTGTATGATTTGTTCACAACGGCAGATGACGATAAGCGCGAATTCAATGTTGACATATCTGGCGATGATCTCGATGAGATAGTAGATATAGTGTCCGAAGGGATGCTTATCCAATGGATGAAACCATTGGTCTACAGGCAGGAGAACCTGGAGAATCTTCTGAATACAAAAGACTTCACGGTGTACTCCCCTGCTGAATTGCTGCTTCGTATTGGTAACGCTTATACGAAGGTGCAGAAAGATTATCTGCAGCTGATTCGTGAATATAGCTATAATCATGGTGCGCTGACAGAGCTGCACATATGATTGTAGAGACTATGTCCGGTATATCGATCGACGGGAGTCTGGTGCGCAATTACTTCGAAAATCTTGTCGGGTTGTACTTTAAGATTCTGCCGTTATATGAAGAGGGCGAGGAGTCGCTCAGAATATATATGGAAGAGCTTAGAGACGAACTTGAGGCGAGCAGCCATATAATTAAATGCGTCGGTAGTGATTCAATGTTCATGTCGCTTATCGTTATTCTGCAGTGCTTGATCGACAGGGTTGAAGATCCATATTTCACCAAGCGGGAAGTAAAGCGTAAAGTATTCAACGCTATTAGTATCTGCCATAAGCTCGCCGATAGATATGGCGGGGAGGGTTGAATATGAGCGTATGGGACTCTTATGAAGCTTTAGCAGAAGTTCGTGGCCTGACGCGTAGGGATACGAGACTACAGCGTGAGAAGCGTTATCTTACCACGAAGCTTCCAGATAATCTGTCATATTTTACTGTGACTATCGATGGCGTTAGCCAAGAAGTCGCAATCGTCAACTCAGATAACTTAGACCAGAAATATATATATTCCATGCCTGGAGAAGATATCAAGCATGGTGGGATGGTTTACTGGATGGATTGTTACTGGCTTGTTGACGAAAAAGATGCAAACAGAGAAATATATACCAGAGCGAAATTGCTTCAGTGTAACTATCTGCTTAAGTGGGTAGATCCTGATGGCATTATTCGCGAGCAGTGGTGCAATGTCGAGGACGGCACTAAATATCTCACCGGCGAGTTTGAAGACAGGAACTTTATTGTGTCTCGCGGCGACTCTCGTATCGCGATCACAATCCAGAGAAACGAATTCACTAAAAGACTTAACCGTACTAGTCGGTTCCTTGTTGATGAAGCTGGGAACGGCGACATGATGGCATTCACGAACTCTAAACCTCTGAAGGTAGGTCGATCTTTTTACGGGAACGACCCTGGTGTGTATAAATTTGTTATGCAGGAAGTGAATTCTTCTGAGGATGATAATTTTGAACTTGGGATAGCTGATTACTATAAGTATTTTCCGCACGAAGATGAACCCGCTGTTGTCCCGCACGTAACGCCTAGCGTTGAGACGAATGAGACTACAGGAAAGAAGGTGTGGTTATAATGCAGCTACAGGAGTTCTATGATTACAAGAACCAACTGATGAAGGATCTCCTTACAAATGAGAAAATTGTAAAGTTAATTGATGAAGACATCGCCTTCGAAGATGCTTATAAATTGGCGTACACGAAGGTGTTTCCATATGAGTATATACCGGAAACAGTTCAACACGGAGCTACGTATATCTGCTTTGATGTTGATGTGCAGCGTACAAGCAACAAGACATTCTACTCTCCTACAATCTACATTTGGGCATTTACGCACAGATCGTTGATGCGGCTTAAAGAAGGTGGCGTGCGCATTGATAGGCTTTGTGCCGAAATTGCGGACACTATTAATGGCAGCCGTGAGTATGGTCTTGGAGAGCTTGATCTCTATTCAGTCAAACGGTTTGCGCCGATGACTGACTATCAAGGGAAAGCAATGACGTTCTATGCTGAAGACTTTAACAGGCTATCCCCTACTGGTAAACCGATTCCGGCAAACAGAAAGAGGGAATTTTGATTGGCATTAAATCTGCTATATAAGCATGAATGGCCTATCAATGATAAGCTAAGCATAGTTGTTCCGACTGTTGGTGACATTCTCAAGGATGAGGATGCATATTATGGCCTTGTCGGATCATTGACAGCATCTCCACTTGATATGATGGTTACGCTTGACGATGCTGGTATAGACTTTACCAAACTTAACGACTACGATTTATTCATAATTTTATTTAATGGCTTACGATCATTGGATACAAGCCTCATCTTCAATAATATAGACTTGAATAAGTTTAAGCTCAAGAAGAGCGACAAAAACGATCAAATCATTCTTGTAGACGAGGAGAATGGCATCATTATAGATCGTGCTATATATAATAAAATCGCAACTTCACTTCGTACAATTCACGGGCTTAAAAAGAACGTGAGAAAAGTAAACGATGAGGAGACGAAAAAATATTTGCTTGAGAGAGAGCGCTTAAAACAACAGAGGCGCAAGAATAGGAAAGCGACTCAAATGTCACAGCTCGAACCTCTCATTGTAGCTATGGTGAACACAGAACAGTACAAGTATGATTATGAGGGGACGTTGGGTCTAACAATCTACCAGTTCAATGAAAGTGTTCGCCAGATTATTAAGAAGGTTGATTACGACAACCGAATGCATGGTATATATAGCGGCACAATTAGTGCTAAAGATATATCGAAGGACGAGTTGAATTGGCTCGTCCATTAATTTTATAGGAGGGAAATATCATGGTAAAAATTGGTGATATTGCCATTACCAGCCTTGAAACAATTTCTTGTTTTGATATTACGACTGGTGCTTATCTGTTCATGCTGGATGAACTCCAGAATGCAAATATTTCCCAGACCGAAGAGAAAGTCGACATCACCGGTAAACAGGGCCGTAAGATTACCTCTCTGAAGCGTAATAAGGCTGTTACTGTTTCTGGCGATAACGGCCTCGTTTCTGCTGGTCTGTGGGAGAAACAGGTTGGTGCTGAGTTTGTCGATAGCAACACCGCTATTGTCGAGTGGACTGACTATCTCACTGTGGGGACTGGTAATAAGGCAAATACTTCTTACATTGCCGTTGGTACTGCTGGCGCTGAGATTGAAGGCTGCTTCATCAAGGATGCTGATGGCGTTCTGAGCACCGAGCTCGAGCAGGCTGGCTCTGCTGCTGCTGGCAAGTTCGCTTATACTCCGTCCTCCAAGCTGCTCCAGTTCCATACTGATGTTGCTGTTGGTACCGAAGTTGTTGTGTTCTATAAGCGCCGCATCCAGGCTTCTGTCCTGACTGACTATAGCGACAAGTACTCTGGCAAGTGCAAGATGTACATCGACGCTATCGGCGAAGACAAGTGTGCTAACATTAAGCATATCCAGATCTACATCCCGAAGGCTGACTTCTCTGGCGAGTTCTCCTTTGATATGGGCGACAACCAGACCATTCACTCTTTCGAGATCGAAGCTCTGTCCGGCGGCTGCGGCGAAGCAAACATGTTCTTCACTTATACTGTGTTTGGGCAGGATGCTGTTGACCGCGATGCTTCTGGTAACGAAGTAGCATAAGACTAATAACAGAGGTGGTAAGGTAAATGGCTAATGTAACAAAGATTTGCAAAGTCTGCGGGAAGAGCTATCTTGGATGCACCAATGCTGAGAAGTATGATGGCATCTTTAGATACCAGACCGTTGCCTGCTCCCCTGAGTGCGGGGCTATTTACCTTGCACGAGTATTAGAATCCAGAGGAATTAAGCAGGAATCTGCTGAACCTGAACAGGTTACTGAGGCTCCCAAAGCGAAGAGAAAATCTTCGAAGAAGGTTGAGCCGGTGGAACCTGAGGAGGTTTAAACCAAATTTTATTAGGAGGTGGCTTTTGAGCCATCTCCTATTTTTCAGTGAGGTGGGCAGTTGAAAGAGTTGAAATTGGTATCAGCCATACCACCGTCTGTCAACCATTATCTTGGGTATCGTTCTGTGAAGCGCGGAGGCAAGCATGTGGCAATGTCATATAAGACATCTGAGGCTTCCGATTACAGGAAGAATTTTGCAGACTATGTTTCCGAAGAGGTAGAGAGACAGGGTTGGGATTTAGAGCCCAATAGTACTCAGCACTTCTATGTTGATACTGTTTTCTATTTTAACAGGATTGATATGGACTGTAATAACTACTTTAAGGTTATGCTTGACGCGATTACAGATACACAGAAGATCTGGCTTGATGACAACGTGGTATGTGAGCGCGTGCAACGAATATATTATGATTCGGCAAATCCGCATGTCGAATTAACTATACATCCAGTGGAGTATATAGGCGTTTTTGACAATGCGTCTCAGTTGGAGGAATTCGAGTCCAACTGCGTCGGGTGCACGCGATATATGAGCGGTAAATGTTCAATATCAAAGAAAGCGAAGGAAGGGAGAATACAAAGCGAAATCACAAATTGTGTATGTTCGGCTTTCAGGCGAAGGAGGGACGTTAAAACAAATGTGGACCGACAATGAGAAGGAAGAGCTTATTCGTTTGTACCCAGACCACTCTAACAAGGAATTGTGTAGTATCCTAAATAAAACGGAAGGGCAGATTCGTGGAATGAAGGAGCGGCTTGGACTAAACTCTAAGTTCAAGCCGTTCACAGACGAAGAGAAAAGAAAAATAAGAGAATACTATATTAGTCACCCAGATGCCATAGATATAAACGCATTGGCTGATGAAATGGGCAGGCAGAAAACATCAATCTCACGCTTCGCTCGAAGTGAGGGGCTCACTAAATACGACAGGCATTTTACAGCGGAACAAGCGAAGAATTATGCTACTGGATTTAAAAAATATATCAATTCCGAATATTATAACGAATGCGTAAAGCCAGCACATACCGCAAGACTGATTGATATCCTACATAATAACCATCCTAGAGGAATGCTTGGGAAACATCATACCCAGGAAGTTTGTTCTAGGATATCAGAAGCAATGATTAATAGATGGGATTCGATGACAGACAGTGAAAAGGCAGAGCAGATAAAGAAAAGGAAAGAAACTTTAATTGCTCATGGTGGTAGAGCTGCGAATAAAAATGCTTACTCCAGATGCCATGGTCGTTATAGAGAGGATATTGGCCAGTATTTTCGCAGCGCATGGGAAGCAAATATTGCACGATGCTTCAACCATCTTGGCATCCACTGGGAATATGAACCTAAGCGTTTCATATTTGAAGACACAGGGGACGGAATCCTTAGTTATTGTCCAGACTTCTATTTATCTGGAACGGATAATTGGGTTGAAGTCAAAGGGTGGATGGACGACAAGAGTATTGAGCGTTTAGAAAAGTTTTCGGAATATTACCCAGAAGAGTACGCTAAACTAATTTTGATTGATGAGCAGAAATACAGGGATATACAGTACGAAGCAGACGGCGTTGTGGAAAATTGGGAATATACATAATTTGAAATAAAGGAGAACTGTTATGAAGAAGATCGCAATTAAGACTTGGAAAGAAATCGTGAATAGAGAACTCCCGGCAGAAACAAAGGTAGATTTTTATGGTGCAGAGCTGATCATCAAGCGTCAGCTCTCTTTGGAGGAAATGATCACCTTCGTAAATGAGTGCGTCGATCCGTGCTTTGATAACGACGAGCATAGATTCAATGCCGAGATCAAAGACTTTGTTATTCGGTCAAATATGATTAAGTACTATACGAATCTTACGCTCCCGGAGGATATGTCTGAACGGTATGATATGCTGTGCAAGCTTGGTGCTAATACCAATTTCACAGATGTGCTCTATGAGAACATTGATTGCAACCAGTTTGAAAAGATGGCTGACGCTATCGAAGCTAAAATTGACGAAGAGAACCTTATGAATGAGCTGCTGTTCACTAACAAGATTACTAAGGTCATTACTTCGATTGAAACTTTGATTAGCTCTATTGGCGCTGCAATGTCCACAGTAAGCGAAGAGGATGTAGCACAGCTGATTAAGAAGCTGAAGGATGACGGCTTTAATGAGGAAAAGCTTGTTGAGGCTGTTCTGGAACACGAGGCGAAAGAGGATGGCAACTCTAACTGATTTTAATATACAGGCGGCATATGAGGCTATTAATCTAACTGATAGTGGCGTCGGCGAAGAAATTGCACGAGCGCTATTACCAGAGGCCGCAGAAGATCTACGACGAATGATTATGATGAACGCAGACAAAGAATTCACTACAAGCCAGATGTCTATATACAATCATATTAATAATATGAGTGTAAGTGGAGTTAGTAAGGGTGCTGGTGGAACATACGGGGTAGATCTAGTCTTGAATGGAAATTTGGCACGCCCATCGTTAAGCCCTAAGAGTTCTGGGGTTTATGATATTGTCGGGCTCTTCATTAATGGATGGAGCCTGCATAATGCTAAAAGGCGACCATGGGGTGACTGGCATGGTAGGTTCGTTGGGGCTCGTGTTAGTAAGCCAGGTATGAGCTTTTTAGACGACGCAATTGAACAATTTGAAAATAAGTACGGTGGAACTGGAATCACCGTTTCTAGGGGCGATTATTAATAAGGGTGATGTAAAACGCCACCCTTAATATGCCTGTAAAATTCAGGAATAATAAAGGTGGTGGTAATTAAATGGCAGGTATAATTGGTCATGTTGGCATTGGCCTAGATAAAGGTGCGACCACGGCGGAGTTCAGTCAACTACAAGGAATAGTTGCTGGCGAAGTTGCAAAACTAAAGCCAGTAACTTTGAAGCTCGATGTTGCTGGGACTACAAAAGAATTTGGTGAACTTTCAAAAGTTATTAAGGAAGTAGCTAGCAACATAAACAAGATTAACATGGCGAACATCGGTGGCGGCGATGCTGAACAAGCACAGAAGGCCAGAGAACGTGCCCAAGCATATAAAGAAGTCACACGTGAATTCCAGCGCTTACAGCATTATCAGCAGAGCGCTGCGAAGCTTGATACTGGCAAAGATCCATTTGGAATGGAAAATGCTGTTAAGAAGTTGGATGAATATCGGCAAAAGTTCAATGAAGTTTTCAATGCAAACAAAAATAAGTTGTCATCGTCGCAGATTGATGACTTAAATTATAAATATCGAGTTTTAAACGAAACGCTTGATGAAATAAAGGCAAAACAGACAGACAAAGCATTAGCGCAGGTAAATGCGGCTGCAGCAAAAGAACAGGCGCAAGCACTAAAAGAGCAGGCTCAAGCACAACGAGAGGCCGCTGCTGCGGAGAAAGAACGAAGTGGTGGGTTATCAGACTTAGAGAACCGCATCTTAAGTATGGTTAGTTTGACCGCTATATTAACAGCGTCTATTAGACAGATGAAACAGATGGTTAATACAACCATCGAGTTGGACTCTGCGATGACACAGCTTCGTATAGTAACTAATAACTCAGAGGCTGAGTATGCTGCATATGGCTCTCAAGTTGCAAAAACTGCACAAGAGATCGGCGCATCTATGACAGATATTGTTGACTCTACGACAGTATTTTCAAGACTCGGTTACAGTTTGAGTGAATCAAGCGAATTGAGCCGATTAACTGCGATGCTGCATAATGTCGGCGATATTGATGTATCATCGGCACAGAATGCATTAACCGCAATTACAAAGGCATTCGCTGACGCAGGTAGTGACATTGAGCTTGCAATGGATAAGGTGGTTACTGTTGGTAACAGCTTCCCGATCAGTGTTGCTGAACTTGCAGAAGGTATGAATAATGCTGGGAGTGCTCTTGCTGCCGCTGGCAATAGTTTTGATCAATCTATTGCATTATTGACAGCTGCAAACGTTACTGTTCAAAATGTGTCGAAATCATCGACAGGTTTAAGAACAATCGCCGCAAGGATTCGAAAAACAACAACAGAATTGAATGACCTCGGAGAGGTTGTTAATGAGGCAAAATATCAACAAGTCATCGACTTGCTAACAGGCAATGGAGTTAGACTCACGGAGAACGGCGAGTATCGAGCTACATATGACATACTAAAGGATATTGCAGATATTTGGGACAGACTAAGCAGTATGGATCAGGCTGCAATAGCTGAGCAGCTTGCTGGCAACAGACAGCAAAATGTATTCTACTCTATCATAGGGCAGTTCCGCGAAGCTGAAGAGGCTATGGTTGCAATGCAGAATAGCCAGGGCGCAATGGCAGCGGCTAATGATGAATTCATGAATAGTATTCAAGCACATATCAATAGCTTTCAGTCGGCGTATCAGCAGCTTGCTTCTACAGTAATTGATTCAGATGTAACGAAGAATATAGTAGATTTTGGGACTGCTGCAATAAATGTACTAACAAAAGTTTTTGAGCTGCTAGATAAAATAGGTGGAGCGTTGCCGATAATCAGTGGCATAGCATCGTCCTTCTTAGCGTCAATAGGCGGAAAAGTCGGATCAAAACTGCTGGATATTACAGGGCTCACAAAGACGATAGACGCTGTAAAAGGTGTTGTCGACGCAGCTGGTGGGCTTAAGGCTCTTGGCGGCAAAGGATTACTAGACGCTATACTTGGCAACCTAGGTTCATCGGCCAAGTTTGGAGCTACCGTAGCAGCAATGACAGCGCTAGCTTCTTTGGTAATGCATCTCGCCACTATGCCGACAGGGCTAGACGCTGCCGTTCAGAAATCGGAAGAATTAGCAGAAAAACTCGACAGCGTATCTGATAAATATACAGAAAACGAAAATAGAATATTAGAGTTATCTGTTGCGAAGAGTTCTGGCAATTGGACTGTGCAACAACAGATGGAGATGGACAATCTCATTGCAGAAAATGTTCTAATAGAAACGCAAATTGAACTACTTAGACAGAGAAATGAGGCTGCCCAAGAAAGCAAAGAAAAAGAGGCTGTCGAGTTAGCAGACGAACTTTTAGGTGGAAGTAGCAAGTCTGGGCATTCTCGTTCTTTAACAGATGCCGCTGAGAACTACCAGCGTGCTGTAAAAAGTGGTAACGGATTTGCCAGAAATTTCTGGTCTAATTATCTAACGACAGGTTTAGACAAAGCGGGGCAAGCGTTACAGAATCTTGATCCTCAAAAGCACGCTTCAAAAATTGAGGCGCTGAACGCCGCAATTGCGGAGGTTAATGCAACGCTTGGCGCAACAGCAAAAACAGCAATTGCAGCTGATGATGTTGTATCTCAGCTAATGGAATATGGGCAAGGCGGTAATGTCGATCTCTTGGCTCGGCCAGTAATAGAAGCTGCTACGTTGGCAGAGGCTGGGTGGAAAGAAGCCGGAGAAGGTATCGCGACAGTGTTTTCTTCGACGTTTTCAAATGCGGATGGTACTCTTGCAGCGAATTTCACACCAATTATAGTTGGTGAAAACGGCAAAGCTGTTGGTGTAATGACGCCAGATACATTGCAGAGTTATGCAGAAGATGTAATCAATGGTGTCCACGGTGATTTCTTAAATCTGCAAATTGGAGCATCGTTTAACGGCGAAGATGCGATCGAGCGTGCTGATGAGGCTGCAGAGAAAATACATGAGCTGCATGCTGAGTTTTATGACGGAGCCGACGCCCAGTCGATGGACGGTATGCTTATTTTCGATAGAGTCCGCGACAAGGCAGCAGAGGCGAAAGACGCTATTTCGAAGATGTGGGATTCGGATGATTTTGCAGACCAACGTAATGAACTTATCGAACTTGCGCATACTGCAGATGGTATAACTGCAGAATCGATTGAGACTTTAGCATCTAAGAACGCAAGCCTCAAAGCCGTAATGGATGAAACTGGGATCAGTGCACAATTCTTAGCTCAAATATTATCGAGAGAAGCATTACATGGTGATGGGTTCGACCTTATTACAGAGAAGGCTCTCAGAGTTGATGCTGCTCTTTTAGAGATTGAGAATAGATGTGCAGGAGCAACAGCTGCGTTAGAGCAGTTTAATAAAGCTGCAGCTGGTGATAATGCTGATGTGGCAAATTCCTATACGCAGGCTTACAAGCAGTTCCTTGAGGATTGGGAGGGTGGCCGCACAGGAAGTAATACAGTTGATGCTGCAGTTAACCTATTCTTTTCACCTGATCAGCTCGAGAGTATGGGGTACGATTTGCAAGCTGCTGGGGAAGCTTTATCATCTAGTTTCTACCAAGCAATATTCTCGACAGAGGGAGACCCTGGTGCAAATTTTGCAACCTATATTCGTAGTCATTACACCGATGCGCTTAAAGAAGTAGTTGACATTACCGAGAACGCTGACGGCACATTTGATATAGCAATTAGTTCGGCTGAAGAACTAGCGAATGCTTTGGCAAGCATAGATGGTTCAGAAGGGCTGGATGTTAATGCCGTTAATGCATTTATTGAAGCGATGGGTGCATGGGGTGTCCACTTATTTGCAACTGGTGCTGAGTTAGAAAATCTAGCAAACGAACTCGACCTAGTTGGCAATAAGGCGTCTTCTCTCCAAGAGATCTCTGATATTATTGATACACTTGCTGCTCGCGGCGATAGCGGAACTAAAATATCTGCGACGCTCCAAGCATTAGAAGATGCTGGCTATATTGACACATCTGGAATTGATACATCTGGGTTAGACCAACTTGAACAGAAGATTTCAGAAGCTGTAGCAAAATATAAAGAACTCAATGACCAAGATACAGAACTCCGTGTTACAGACAATATAGATGATGTAAAAAGCAGACTAGAAGCACTAATTGGTACGAAAATACCAGATAAGTATTTCACTGTTCATGAGATCCATAAAGTCGAGGGTGGAACTGATGCCAGTGCATCTGGAACTAAGAACTCCCCCGGTGGACCGACACTTGTCAATGAGCTCGGACCGGAACTTATATCTGAAAATGGGCATGCCTATATTGCGAATGGTGGCCAGCCAGGAATTGTTAATTTATCAAAAGGCGCAATAGTACTTGATACGCATACAACACGTAATGCGTTAGGTGGCCTTGGCCTAAACGGTACAATCGGAGCTATGTCGAGTGGCTCAAGAGCGACATTCCCAACGAACTACAACCCGGGCGGCGGTGGCGGTGGAGGGGGCTCTTCCAGTAAATCATCTAGTTCTAGCTCAAGCAGCAACTCTTCATCTACAAAGAAAGAAAAAACATGGTTTGAGCAGCAATATGATTACCATAAACACCTTGTGGAAATGGATCAAGAGCTGCAGTCTGACTTTTTGGATTGGCTTGATGAAGCATATAAGAAAGCATATGCCGAGGGGATTATCGATCTTGAAGAGTATATGCAGCGTGAAGAAGAAGTCTATAAAGGCCGCCAAGACCAATTCAAGGACTATATTAGCGATCTCGATTACGCTATCGACATGGCGAAGAGGGCTGGAGCTAATTCTGAAGATGTTGCAAATATGTACCAGAAGATGCTCGATGAGATCAATCGCGCTCTTGAAATTGCATTTGCTCGCGGTCTTGACGAGAACGACGATTATGTTCAGTATCTTCAGAACCAGTGGTATAACTATTACGACAATCTGAAAGAGGCTCGCGAAGATGCTCAGGACGACGCGATGGATGCTGTTGACGATCTCGTCCAGTATCGCATCAAGATGCTCAAGCAGTACATCAAGAATGAAGTCGATGCGCTTAAGGAACGTCTCAGCAATCTTAAGGACTTCTATTCTAAACAGAAGGATCTGCTTAAGGATGTCGCCGATACAGAGGACTACCTCGATGAGCAGGCAGAAAAGCGCAAGAGTGTTACAGATATTGAGTCTCAGCTGGCCATGCTCGATCTTGACAATTCCGCATGGGCGCAGAAACGTAAGGCAAAACTTAAAGAAGAGCTTGCCGATGCACAGAAAGAGTTAAACAAGTTTGAGCGCGATCATGCCATAGAGGTGGCATCTGATCAACTTGATGCTGCATACGAAGTACAAGAGCGTGCGATTAATGCGAGAATTGATGAGCTTAATGACTTAGCGGATAATCCGAAAGCTCTGTATGACAGAGCATTAGCAGATGTCCGAAATAATTCTGTTGCTCTATACGAGGAAATGATCGAGTTCAATAATAAGTATGGCGACGGAATAAAAGAGACTGTAGTTGACATGTGGGAACAGGCATACATATCCCTCAAGAATTATGCCGAGCTCTATCATGAATTCTACAATGGCATCAATCTCGTTAATGCTACCGGATATCAGCCCGGAACTGAAGGTAACGTTGGCGGTAACTATATAGCGCGTAACCCAGGCGGCAGCGCAATTAAAGTTGCAGGGGCCATGCCAGCGGAGGTTTCCGATTCTGGAACCGCTTCGCCATATTCTGATCTCGACCCTGCCGTACAAGCACAGATTGAAGCAGCGCAGGCAGCAATGCAGGCTCAGCTTGATGCTGTTATGAATAACATTCAGGCTGCTACAAACAATCTGCTCGATCAGGTTACGGCGAATACTCAGGCAACACTAAGCAATCTCACAAGCAACTACGCACTTAGTGGTGTTAATATGGGCGATATTATTATCCAAGGCAATGCCACTATGGATACAGTGTCTGAAATTCGCAGAGCACAGAGAGATAATATCTCTAACATGCTCAAGGCTTTTAATACATTAAATAATAAATGATGCAATAGGCACTTAAATGATAATAGTGCTTAACGGAGTAGATGGGTGCAATGAAACGTCTGGTGAAGACATTGCAAACAGGAGAAACGTTAAGAGCTTAAGGGGAGTTTCTACATGACTCCCCTTTTATAAATAATTGGACAATTTAAAATATTCAAGCCGCATTGTCGGCTTGTTACGAAAGGAGGACAGCTGCAATGGATTTAGCTGGATGCCATTTCACATATGCAGATATCTCTTCCAGAGAATACAGCCTGTGGTTCGCACACTGCGAAACATCAGACTATACAGCGATCAATGGCACGACCAAGTCCCTTACCGTATTTAACTCTCGTGGGAACAGGCGGTATTTTGTGGCGGATTCCTATACCGACTCCCCTGTTTCGATTGACGTTGAATTCATTACGGACGACGATCGCACTCTATCTGTACAGGAGATTCGCAATATTGAGAGATGGCTGTTCAACAGAAAGAATTACTATAAACTCTTTATAGATATCGCAGACGACTGTTTAGCTGAGTCTTATCAGATTATCGACGGAATAGAAAAGCGCTTTTATTTCAACTGCCGCTTCACAAATCCGACAAAAATCTATGGCAACGGTGGTACGGTTGGATTCAAAGCGAAGATGGAATGCGACAGCTACGTGCTTTGGCAGGAGGCTATTGACGCAGAATTTGAGATCGGACACACATCAGCGTCTGATAGCTCTGTCGTATCTGTGAATATTGACAGCGAAGTCGATGATTATGTATATCCGAAAATTACTATCACTATGGCTGCTGCCGGTGGTGATATTTCTATTACAAACAACACAGATGACTCTACCCGCATAACTTCATTCAAGTCGTTGACAGGAGAGATCGAATTCACAATGAACGGGAATTTGAATTATATCTCTGGAGATAACTATGTTAAGTTTTATGACCGGAATTTTGTGCGGTTTATCCCTGGCATTAACAATATTTCTATTGTTGGGGCGGTAGACAAAATTAAATTTGAATGGGAGAACCGAAGATACATATAAAAAGGAGGTGGCATGATTGATCGCCAGATTTAACAGCTATCGGGAATTTGAAACGCCGATGCTGTATGTGTGCGCACCGGGCTGCAAGTATGTGGACGGTATGCTCACGAACACATCGGGTATCCTGACAGATGTTAGTGATATTGAAATTATTCCAACTTTCAATGCCACTTCTGAACTGAACTTCAGGTGCTATAGAGTTCATCGCGAAGACGCAGAAGAGAATTCTCATTTCTACAGTTTATTCCGTTCTCTGCGAAATAGACGGATGATCTATGTTGAAGACATTGGGTTCTTCGTTATAACGAATGTGGAAGATGGATACGATCTGAATATCGGCACAGACTATAAGGACATCTCCTGTGAGTCTTGTGAAGAGGAACTTCGGTCTAAGAATATTCCATACATCGAGGACGGTACCTACAAGTTCTTTACTGGAGAAGAAGGGAATCCTGGCATGCTTGAGACTCTCGTGCAGTCTACTCCCCTCTGGTATATTGGGGATGTCGACACGGAGGTTGCAAACAGATACAGGACGTTCGAGGATATTGATTTTACGGACAATGTCCTTGGGTTTATGTTGGAAGATCTACAGAATGCGTATGAATGCATTTTTGTTTTTGATATCCAAAACAGAATAATCAACGTGTACGATCAGGCAAACTACGTACACGAAACAAACATTCATCTGACTAGAGACGATCTGATTACAAGCATCAGCGTGTCCGAATCGTCAGATGATCTTTATACCGCACTCAGTGTGACAGGCGAAGACGAGCTTAGTATTAATGCCGTCAATCCGCTTGGCACGAATGTTATTTATAACTTTGACTACTATCTTGACTGGATGACTCCGAGCCTACGTGAGAAAGTGGAAGAGTGGCAGGATCTTGTCGCATCTTATAGCGATCAGTATTATAACCTGCAGATGGCGAGATATTCAGGTCTTACTTCCCTATCGACTCTTAATGCGGAGTACGACCAGCTTAATACACAGTTGACGATGTACAAACGCTGTAGAGAAAATATGGTTGCACAGGCTAGTGACGAGCAGATTGCTGAGTACAATGCGGTTATCACTTCGGTTGGCGGTACGCCAATTCCTGAAGATAAAGGGTATCTGTGGATCATGTTTGGCGATGATGCATCTGGTACAAACATTACGACCAATCCATATGGGAAACGTTATATTGGTCTTGCTTGGGATAAAGGTACAAATGTTGCCAGTAATAGCGCTTCTGATTATACATGGTTTACATTCAGAAGTGGCGAAAGCTTCCCGAGGCAGAAGAACGGTACGACGCTATATACATGGATTGTGTTCGCAGACTCTGTTACGTCAGGAATGTCGAATGAACCGGAAGATGTAGCATCGTCTTCTGCAAAGCCATATATTGGCATTTCAGTAGATAACAGTTCTAGCCAAAAATCATCTACGTATGATGACTATACTTGGTCTCTCACGAACGTTGGTGGAATCAGCGTTAGTGAGGCATTAGGTACAATCGACGAATTAGTCAAGCAGACTGAGGCTGCCCTTACGGCAAAGGCTGCTGAAATTGCCGAAGGTGATGAGTATATAGACACGAGCGAAGCGAGTGTAATAAACATACAGAACGCCGTTTCCATGCAGAATTTCTTTACCGAAGAAGAGCTTGAAGAACTTAGCAACTATATTGTTGAAGGCTCATACTCCGACGACTATATAGGTATTACGGACACTATGTCTTACAACGAGATCTTTGAGCAAATGAAGACGCTGTATGACCGTGCGGTTGCGCAGCTGGAGACTGTATCTGTACCGACACAGCAGTTCACTATCGATGTTGAGAACTTCATATTCGTGAAGGAGTTCGAGCAGTGGAGTGATCAGCTTGAGACTGGTTGCCTAATTAATGTTGAACTGATGGAAGGCGATGTCGCCCAGTTGTTCCTTACTTCCTTTGAAGTTAACTATGAAGACAAGAAACTATCGATGACGTTCGGTAATCGGTATAATCGGTTTGATTCAAAGGCATTATTCGATAAGTTCCTTGGTAATGTATCCAAAACACAGAACACGCTTTCTTATATTCGTAGCACGATTTATCCGATTAAGAACGGTGAGTTCAATCAGATGAAAGAGGCTCTTGAGACTTCTCGTACTCTTACGAAAAACGCCGCTCTTTCTTCAACAAATGAACAGGTCACGATTGATGACACTGGCTATACTGGTCGCAGAGTTTTACCTGACGGCACGATCGACCCACATCAGATTAAGATCAATGGTAGGAACATCGTGTTCACAGATGACGCATGGAAGACATGTAAGACGGCAATTGGCGAAATCATTCTTGGCTCTGGCGAATCTAAATATGGTATCAACGCCGAGATTATTCTTGGCAATATGATATATGGTAACGAGCTGCATATTATTGATAAAGATGGCAATGATATGTTCGAAGTTACGGAAGACAAGATAATGTTGAGCGTCGGTGATATTTACGCCGAGAAGGAAGATACTATATCTGGTGTTGACGTGATGTACTGTCGTGCATCATCTAGTATAGCATGTAATATTAGCACGATGACGACACAGTGGAGTACAGCTGCGCCCGGATGGGTCGATGGTGAATATATCTGGCAGAAGACCGTTACGACATATGACGATGGTCATACATCTGAATCCACAGCGACATGTCTGACAGGCGCGACTGGTCAGTCTGGTAGAGGTATCGCTTCTACGGTTATCAAGTACGCCCGCTCATCCGACGGTGTTAATCACCCGACGGCAGAGAGCGACTGGTATTCTGATATCCCAGATTACGTCGAAGGCGACTTTGTTTGGACGCGCACAGTTATCACATATACTGATAACTCTACTTCAACATCATACTCCGTTGGGAGAAACGGTGTAAATGGTGATCATAATGCAGTCGTATATCTATATAAGAGATCTCCTTCGCAGGTGTCTATCGACTGGACGACGCAGGTCGCGTATGACTTCCAGTTACATACACTCGCCCCTGTGCCTAGTGGTTGGAGCACGACGATCCCCGCTGGTGTTGATACTCTGTATGTGACGGCTGCGACAGCAAGCTCGAATACGCAAACGGATATCATTGAATATACTGAGTGGTCTACGCCTGTGGCGATGGCTCGAAGTGGTGCAAATTCTGCAACAGTTCTCTTATACAAGAGATCTGCTGATGTGCCAGAAATACCTACGACAGAACTCACCTACACATTTGCAGATGGTTCATTAGACCTCTCCCCTCTTAGTATAACTGGGCATACGGTGGTCGCTGACGACAACACAGTGGAGAATCTCTTCTACGTGAATAACGAAGTGCTGCGTTTGACATCTGCGATTACTGGCACTGGATATACATATCAGTGGTACTACAAGACACCGTCCAGTTCATCTTATTCTGCCGCTACTTCTACATCAGCAACAGCGCCGACGTATACGATAACAGCGCAGAGCCGACATGATGGTTACCAGTATTATTGCAGAGTAACTGATACATACGGTAATAGCACAAGCACAAGGGTAGTCAGAATCAATCTTGGGAAATGGTCTCAGCATATTCCTGCATCTGACGGCAATCCGTGTTATGTGATTCAGGCGACTGCGATAGGGTTGGACGCGACGGATGATATAACTGGAGCCGAGTGGAGCACTGTGACAGAACTTGTCACAGATGGTGTTGGTATCAGCGGAACGAGCATTACATACGTTACTTCCACAAATGGATCTACGCCGCCAGCAGCTACAGCGGATTGGTCTACAACCTTCCCTGGTGAGTTAGAAGAGGGAGAATACCTCTGGACGAAGACCGTCACAACCTATACGGACGGGACTGATTCAACGGTATACTCCGTTAGTCGCAATGGTGTGATGGGACAGGACGGTGAGGCTGGACGTGGTATTACACACGTATCAAACAGATACGCTGTTTCTACGAGTAGCAGTACTGCGCCGAATGTGTGGGTGGATTCACCGCCTACTCTCACTGCAACAAATAAATATCTCTGGAATTATGAGATTATCACATACACAGATAATACATCTGATGAGACGGAGCGCCGCATTATTGGCGTATACGGCGATCAGGGTGTTACTGGTAATGGTATTAACAAAATAACTGAGTATTACCTCGCATCGGCAGCAGACAGCGGTGTGACGACATCCACTAGTGGGTGGACTACAACTGTCCAGGCTGTAACTGGTGCAAAGAAGTATCTCTGGAATTATGAAGTAGTTGAATATACAAACGGCAACTCATTCACGAGTACTCCGGCTATTATTGGTATGTTCAGCAACAGTATCGTGTCGTCATCTGTAGTGTATACGACATCCGATAACGGCACTAATGTTCCAACGTCCGGTTGGCAGAACTCTGTACCAAGCGTAGCGGCTGGCAGATACTTGTGGACTCGTACAACTACGAACTATGCGTACGGCGATCCAACGGTATCTTATTCCGTGAGCCGTAGTGCTACGAACGGTAATCATACTGCGGTTGTGTACCTATATAAGAGATCCTCATCCGCAGCGACGATAAACTGGACTAGCAATCTTACATATAACTTTACGACAAACAGCTTAACATCTGTACCGTCTGGGTGGTCTGCCACTGTTCCAACTGGTACTGACCCGATCTACATGACAGCAGCAACAGCAAGTTCAAACGGTGACACTGACACGATCGCTTATACAGAATTCGCGGCTCCTGTTATGATTGCGCAGAATGGCACTAACGGTTCGGATGGTGCAGATGGTTCTAACGCCGCAACGATTTTCTTATATCAGAGAGCGGCAAGCTCATCTTCATTGTCCAAACCTACTGCAACTCTCACATATACGTTCAGTACCGGCACGCTATCTGGCACTCTTGGAAACTGGTCTCAGGCAATACCGGCAAACGACGGCAATCCGTGCTTTGTGATACAGGCAACTGCTGTAAGCGCTGGTACAACTGATACTATATCTTCGTCTGAATGGAGCAGTATCAGAGAACTGGTAGCCAATGGCGAAGACGGTGTCGGTGTATCTGGAACAGAGATTGCTTATGCAACTTCAACTAGCGGTACTACACCGCCGAGTTCTGGATGGGGTTCATCCGTCCCAACTGTTTCTGAGGGGCAGTATCTGTGGACTCGCACAACTACGAACTACACGAACAGCGAACATTCTACATCTTATTCTGTAAGCCGTAATGGTATGAACGGTACGAATGGTACAAACGGTAAACATAGTGCAGTCGTATATCTCTACAAGAGATCTGCGACAGCTGCCACTATAGACTGGAACACTGATCTCCCATATAGTTTTACATCCAATGCGCTTACGGCACTGCCGAGTGGCTGGAGCCTTTCTGTCCCAACTGGACTGAATCCGATTTATGTTACAGCGGCTACTGTCAGCTCTGCTGCTGATACCGCAACAATACCGTATACAGCATGGGCTACACCGGCGATGCTTGCCCAAAATGGTGAGGCTGGCGCAGCAGGTAGTAACGGCTCTGATGGTTTAAGCACGGCAATTGTATTCTTGTACAAAAGAGCTGCAAATTCTAGTGCTGTAACGAAACCGTCTGTCGACTTGGATTATACATTCTCGACTGGTGTTCTGTCTGGCAATCTGAACGGATGGTCGCAGAGCATACCTTCTACTGATGGTAATCCGTGTTTTGTGATACAGGCTACGGCTGTAGGTACTGGTGCGACGGACAGGATACTGACAACAGAATGGAGCGACATTGCAGAGCTTGTTGTCGACGGGGACGGCGTTGGTGTTGAGAGCGCTGTAATTGCATACGCAACATCGAACGACGGAACCAATCCACCTACTGATGATTGGTCTGATATCATACCGTCTGACATCGGCGAAAAGAAATTTATGTGGACTCGAACCACAACGAACTATACAGATGGTTCGCAAACAGTAGCATACTCTGTAAGCTCAAGTGGTGTCGGCATTGCCGAGATTGTGACAGAATATTATCTGTCAACTTCAAACACAGAGCTGCTCGCTGGTGAGTGGTCTGATACCCCACCAGCTTGGACGAGTGGTACATATATCTGGACGCGCAGCCACTTATACTGGGACAATGGCGACGAAAGCACCACGACTCCAGTATTGGATAATTCGTTGAATCAAATCAACGCAGATATCTATGACTGCCAAACAGATATAGAAGTCAACAAGCAAGGTATTCAGCAGAACACTCAATACTATCAGGAACTGTATGGGCAGGTTGCTAAGATCAATGCCTATATTCAGACTGGTGTTATTGGTGTTGACGAAACTGGTAAATCATCTTTCGGTGTTAAGATCGGCGAAAATCTTTCGACGGTAAGCGCCTATATTATTAATGGGTCTGTCGCCTTCTCTGAAGGTTGGCTTTCTTCGACGGATGGTGGAGTACCGCTCTCCCCTGATGAGTCTGTGCTTTATCAGATCCAGACACCGGGTACCTATTATGGAAAGACATATAGGTGGAACGGTTCAACGTACTCTGAGGCAGAATCCGAAGGAACGCTATCTTCGATTTTCACGTCGAGCGAACTTGGGTTCTATGACACTGGTGAGAAGACGGCGTATTTCTCAAACAAGAATCTGAACGTCACTACGGTCAGAACGACACGTATTCTTTTCAGCCAAGACGTTATTTCAGACACATCTTCCAATAACTGGCAGATCGGCATCGATAACGGGTTCTATCTGAAATGGGTTGGTGCAGCCGATGGTAGTAGCGGTGGCGACGATACAGAGGAAGATACTGCGTCCACCTTTACAGCAACATCGCCTGTTACTAATAACACCGACGCCTGCACAATCACTATCACAAGGGCTAAGAATACATATATCCACTCCTTGCAGTATTCGACCGATGGGTCTAACTGGACTACCATCACTGCGTCGACTACAGGTGAAAGTGCAATTTCATGGACGCCGAATCTCACATTTAGTGGTAGCGCAACAAGTATTTCTTGTACTGTGCGTTGCATAACATATAAAGGTAGCGTCACTGCAAGCAACCTTGTCGGTAGTTACGATAGAATTGTTGTTGTTAACAAGGAAGGTCAAGTCGTTGCACCGACAATAACTTCGCATCCGAGTAATGTGACAGCTGCGCCTAATACAACAGTCACATATGGTGTCATAGCAAATGGTAGTGACCTAACATATAACTGGCAGTTTGAACTGAGTAATGTTAGTGGGTACGTTAACATGAGTGGATACACAAGTGTCTACACCGACTGCTATTCTGGGTATGATACAGCGACTTTGACGATAACAGACACAACATATTTCAATGGCGTTAACTTCAGATGCGTTGTGACTAACAGCGCTGGTTCTGTAATAAGTAATTCTGCTTCACTTACAATCCAAGAAACTGTCACAGCGCCAACAATCACATCACATCCATCTGACGCGTCGGTGCAGGAAAATGTAGACGCTTTGTTCTCTGTAACAGCGTCTGGTACGAGTCTCAGTTACCAGTGGCAGTCAGCAAGCAGTAGTTCTGGCACGTTCTCGAACGTTACAAATCTTACTGGGTATAATACTGCGAGCCTTACCGTACCTGGCACGTCAACATATAACGGATATGCGTTCAGATGTGTTGTGTCGAACAGTGCTGGGTCTGTAACTAGTAATTCTGCTACGTTAGATGTTCAAGCTGCTCAGGCAGTACCACAAATAACGGTACAACCACAGTCAACGACAGTATATACCGGGGAACAGGCAACATTCTCTTTAACGGCAACAGGAGACAATCTATCTTACACGTGGTACATGAGAACAAGCTATAGAGTCGCGTGGGCTGAAATGGGGAGCGGATATAAAACAGCGTCTATTACATTGACTGCCGGCGATACTGAGACTAATAATGCTGCTAATGGATATCAATACCGTTGCACAGTATCTAATAGCGTAGCATCTGTTAATAGCGATATTGTTACGTTGACAGTTAAAACCAGCAGGTTGCCATTAGGGTACCATGAAGTAGAATACCTTGAGTCAACTGCTGGCGGTGGGCAATATATACAGACTGGTATAACTTCATTTAACTCTACAGATGAAATAGACATCGCATTTATGTACTTTGCTATTCCTGCTGCAGGGAATCAGAACGTTATCAGTATAGCTGGTACAGGGGATGCTCAGCACTATATGCGAATACCCGCAATTAATGATAACTACAATGCATATATCATAAGTGATTCTGATTCTCTTGTATCAACGCCACAGGCAAACAAACGTTTTGATGCCGTTATCAATAATTCAAGTCACAAAGTTCTTGAAAACAATACTGACCTTGGAACATTAACGAGTTATACAGGTGATTTCTGGTACAGTTATCAGATAACACTGTTCGGAATATCGAATACGGCAGGAACACTGAGCGGGACAGGGTCACGTTGCAGGATTTATTCGTTTGTTCACAAGAATAATAGCACAAATAGGTATTTGCGCAATTACGTCCCATGCTATCGCACATCTGATAATGAGCCTGGTTTCTATGATCTTGTTAATAACACATTCATTACAAACGCTGGTGATGGTACATTTGTTGTCGGACCTGAGGTGTAACAATATATTAATATAACAATGTTTATTCTGAATTAAAGGAGGTGAGTTAGTGGCAACATATACGGGAGTAAGAGATATAACTGTAAGTAATGCTACCTTAAGATTTAATTATCGTGAAGTTGTAAATGAATCAGCTGGTACATCTACTGTTACTATAACCTCTGTGCAGGCGAAAGTACCAGTATCCGGTACGTTGACTCCGTGGGGATATGTATCATTCAATGACGATGTATACGTCGAGTTTGGTGAGAACGCAAGGACTTCTTGTACTGCTGGTACATACACGACATTGTACTATTCTGGGACTATGTCCGGCACATTCACAAATAATGGAGTTAATTCAACAGCTGGCATACAGCTAATAGCCGGTCCGACAATTTCTGCATTTAGGTTCTTACTTGAGACTAGTACATCACAGCAGGTGTATGATTTTAGCCCTGGTGTTTATTATATTTCTCTTACGAATTACACGACTGATAGTTATTCTACTCTGTCAGCACCTACTGGCGTAGTACTTGGTGAAGACATCACAGCAACGATTACAGTAAAGAATACGTCGTATACGCATACACTGCAATATAGTTGGGACAATGCGTCGTGGACTAATATTGTAACTGGGCTAAAAACAAGTGGTAGCAGCACACAGATCGTATATGCGTGGGATACAGACAACGTAGCTTCTTATTTTGAGCGAACAACCGGCGCGACCTGTTATATTAGATGTCTATCATATAACGGTAGTTCTTATATTGGTTCTGCCCAGGTATCTGTGGTGATCTCGTCTTCGGGCAATCCAGTAATATCAGATATTGTCATAACACCTGTTAATGACGACCCGACTGTCAACAGCTGGAATAACGGGGATATATTTGTTCAGGGTTATACCAGAGTGCAGATCCAACCGCAATTTACTTTGGCGGCTGGTGCAACATTGGCTGCTTGTAAGATATACATCAGTGGCATGCAGGTCGCCGAATACGGTTCTGAAGCTTCAAGCTTTGTGTACACGTCTTCGTCACCAATGACCGATTACGGCACAGTTGAAATCAGCGCACTCATTCTTGACTCAAGAAATAACTCGACAACTGCCAGAAAGTCTATCTCGATATACGCATATTCTAGACCGTATGTTACAGATCAAGAGGTGTTCAGAAGCGGCAATGACGCAAGCACAAAAGATGATGAAGGCTTGTATATAAGTGCAAAAGGCTCTGTAAAATATAGCTACGTTGGCGGTTATAACACGCCGGGGTTAAAAGTGAGATATAAAGAGCCTGGTGGAACGTGGTCTACTGCCGTAGACTTCGGGTCTGGCACATCAACTTATACACATATTAATTCCAGTCTGTGTAGCGTCGATAAGACATACATCGTACAGTTCCTTGCTTACGATAGCCTCCACACACTGGAGAACGACCCGTCGACCTATGAAGTAACCCTTGCTACTAACGCCGTTCTTATACATGCTGCAGATGGTGGTAAGGGGATCGCATTCGGTGGATATAATAATATTGAGGCGATTCAGAATTGGTTAGATACGTATCTATACGGGAAGCTTATACTCCCATCTGGCATGTACAACACGACTGAGCCGTCTACGACTGGTGCTGTCGTTGGGCAGATTTACTTCCAGCTTATCGACTAGGCGGTGGTGTTGTGGCAGAAACTAGATCTTTTTCATTTGCGGGGTTCAACGCTGGAGCATACGCTGGGCTGCAGACCGTATATTGGACTGTCTCGTGGAATCTTGGATCTACAGAGTTCACGGTTACTGGGCATGATTCTGGGTCACCGGCTGATCTAAGTGTCGGTAAGTGGCAAGTGTATATCTTCTGGGATAACTTCAACACCGCAGTCACGTCTGGCAGGCAGGGTAGAGATTACGATTATTATGAGTTCGGCCCCGGTGAAGGACAAACGTCATATGGGCATATGTTCTATTTGTCACGAGTGCCGACAGACACAACGACGATTGGCGTTCGAATTTACCCGACTGCCTCATATATAGCTACTGGGTATACACATACTCAGGATGGTACGGCGCTCGTTAGCGAAAGCACATTAAGTGGTTCATGGAACCCAGCTTTCACAGTGACAGTGTATGATGCAAAGAAGGTTCAGACGAATCTATTCCGCGATGAAACTGGAGCGATCCAAACAAATTCGTGGAGTCAACACGTTGTTGAGATGCACACCAGCTGGCGGTCTGACCAGTTGCGATACCCAAGCCAATATCCACATAATGGATACACATATAATTCGTCGACTGGCTATACAAGTGTAAGCAATATTACGAAGAATACTATTCTTTATAATATCTACTTCCCTAACACTTACACAGCAACCTACGTAGCGAATTCTGATGTGGATACAGTTTATAATATCCCTTCGAGTGGCACGGTTGAATACGAGAGTATTATCCCACCGGACGATGATGATGTTAAACCGACGAAGGTATATGTTGTTACTCTTGACCCGAAAGGTGGCTATGTAACTGACACATTTCTCCGATCGGAAGTGCCTTTCAATTATTGGCAGGCAACTATAAACGGAGTGATAACGCAGGTGCAAGGCGGCTCGTCATATGTGTGGACGCAGAACGTAACATTCACAGCGCAATGGGGATCAGTTCCGGCGGTCAACTTGCCGGTGCCAAAACGCGCCGGTTATAAGTTTGCTGGATGGGGCTGGGAAGATGGCCTATCGCCAGATACATCATACAAGTATCCGGCTGGCGATCTTGTGCCACAAGGCAATATAACCCTTTATGCGCTATGGGAAGAAAGTGGAATTGTCCACATCTATAGCGATGGTCAATTCAAGACGTATGCTGTCTGGATATACCTTGGTGATGGCGGTGGCCCGAATCAGGATGGCTGGCATCACGCTACGCCAATGATCTATTGCACAGTAAACGGAACGACAGGATTTCATATGTGTGGATAGCGATATGTCTCTTAAGAAACTGAGGCAGCTCAGTTGTTCGAGACGCTGGGTAACTCCTGCGACTCGTCGTTTATAACTGCCAGCATAATTATATATTAGTGAAACAACCCGCTCTGTAATAGGGCGGGTTTTACTATATCGAAAATGGGGTGAGAAATTGAATTATACACGCCAAATTTATCTTGATGTAAATGCAACGTCTGCCGTGACTGTTGTGAAAGCGAAAGAGGGCGATGACTCTCTGCGGTATGTCAACGTGATTTTGCTGCGCGATGGTACGCAAATTGTACCTGACAACGGGATGTCTGCTGTCTTTCGTCTTGAGAAGCCGGATGGCAAAGCTGTTGTAAACAACGCAGCGATTGAATCTGACGGGTCAATTACTGTGCAGCTCACATCACAGTGCACTGCCGTTGCCGGACGATGCAAAGCAGATGTCCTGCTTATGGCAAATGGGGAAACAATTAGTACTGCTCTATTTATTCTCGAAGTGGTCAAGTCCCCTGATGTTGCAAACCAGCTGAACTCCAGCGATGAGTTCGGAGTCCTTGCCGACATGATGGATCGTGCAACAGCAGTTGTAACCGAAGGTGAAATCAAGTTGTTTAACATGACGCTCCGTGCCAACTGGTCTGGGAATGCAAGCCCGTATACACAAGCAGTTACGCTTACTGGTTTTGCTCCAACAGCAAACACAAGGGTCGACCTTTACTGTGATGCCGCGAATGTTGAGAAGCTCATAGCTGATGGTGTTGGCAGAATCTATATCTCAAATGATAACGGTACACTTACCGCATATGCAACGAACAACAAGCCTACTTCTAATATTGTTGTCCAAGCTGTTGCCGTTGAGGAACATCTGAATTCATAAAGGAGGAGAACTATGGTTACTCACAAAACAAGTGGCGGTCAGACTAACGCCTACTACGGCAAGTCCTCTGACACCAAACCGACAGCTGATGTGCCGAATGCAAGCTTTTTCTATGAAATGGATACCGGCGACATCTATATGTTTGACGAAGATTCACATCTTTGGATTAAACAATAGTTTTATAATCAAAATCATACATCATATTGTATGCAAAAAAATTAATGCATACAACATATTGACATCAAAAGGAGGGATTAGTCTATGTTTGTAATGGATGACATCTCTATGCCGACATATGCTTTGTGTAAGAGGCTTATTGACAAACAGGGAGGTGGCTCTGCGGCAACAGCCGGAACATCTGGAACGATTACCTTCGGTACAGACTGGAATGGTTCTGGCGATGGCCCGTTTACTCAGGTTGTTACTGCAAGCGGGTACACCGTTACAGCACATACTGTTGTTGACCTTGTCGCTAATTCTGCTGTAATCGCGAGCATGACTTCCGATGGAGTCACACAGATCTATGTCAGTAATGATAACGCCACACTGACAGCTGTTGCAATTGGCGCGAAACCTACGCAGCAGATGACGGTACAGGCAATTTTTTCGGAGGTGAATTAAATGGCATTAATTGGTAATCCTATTGTAGCGTCACAGCCTGTTGATGATGCTATATCTTCTACTAGCAAAAATCCAGTCCAGAATAAGACCGTCAAATCGGAACTGGACAAAAAGGTAAATAAGTCAGATATCGATACCACTCTATCTACTACTAGTACCAACACTGTTCAGAACAAAGTTGTTAAAGCTGGTATTGATAAAGTACAGGAGAATCTTGATGACCTCGGCTTGTCCCCTGTTGAAGGTGCTCTAAATACAACATACGGTGATACAACAGCTGAAATTATTAAGGATTCTACTGGAAAGAAAATTGTAAGCGCACTCTATAAGATTGCTGGAGTTTATGATCTGAATGACTATCGCAGCATTACTCAGGCAGTTAGAAAGGGAGACGAAGCGAAGATCCCGTACGGTACTGTATTTACTGTGCCGCATAGCACTTATGGAAATATCGATTTTGTTGTACGCAGACGCGATGTTGATAAAGTTTATAACGACGCTGATCGCCCGACTCTTACTATCCAGACGAAGCATCTTCTTTCAAACAATGGCGGTTCTTCTGTAGCAACGTTCCAGTATGATCGCCCTGAAGCATTCGCAAGCGTTGAAACTGAAATCTCCGCTGGCACTGTAGTTCAGTTTACTACAATCGCATATGGTGGCTGGGTAGCTGGTACATTCCACTTCACTGCGACTGACGCAATCCCTGTTGGCGCGAAGCTTTGTATCAGCGGTGTTCAGAGCACAGCACTCGACCAGTTGAATGTACAGGTATTTACCGATGCTAAGCAGACAACCGCATCTGCTGCTTACGCTATCGCATCTGGGGTTGGAGACGCTACTGTTGATCTCGGCACATGGGGCACCGACCTCAATCATCCGCAGCGCGTTTCTTATGGCTCTAACAATGAAGCAGAGTCTAATGTGTTCCAGTTCCTGAATGGTATTGGGCTCATGTCCGATATTTGGACACCGATGACAAAATACGACATGATGAGCACAACTTATACTACGCTGAATGGATTCCTTGGTGGGTTTGACGAAGAGTTTAGGCAGTGCCTTGGCCTCGCAACGATTAACAATATCAGTAACAACGTGTTTGAGTCTCAGGATTCTCCTTACGAGAAGAATGCGGCATATACACACCGTGGCTATTTCTGGCTGCCTTCTCGTATGGAGATCTACGGCACTCTGGAGAATAATAACGAGAATGCAGAGACGCAGTTCCCGTATTTCGAGGAAATCGGTATTACAGACTCGGACAAGCTTATGTATGCAAAAGGCGCAACATCCCCGACATCGTACTGGCTCCGGACCCCGACCGCGGGTAGCAGTGGCTATGTGCGTCTTTGCCTCACGGGGTACGGCGGCGGCCTGTACAGCAACTATGCCAGCTATAGCTACGGCCTCTCGCCGCTTGCGATTTTGGCGTAAGCCAAAAGCGAAATAAGCAAATCTTAAATCTTTCAATCTCCCCCGCTAGGGGGAGATATTCATGTAGTTTGTTAGGCAACATGTTGGTCGCCCGTTAGGGCGACGGTGGTTGTCAACTTTTTTTTGTAGATAAAGGAGGGCTCATATGAGCAAAATTACTGATCCTGTACTGCTCGACTCTACCGGGCAGGAAATAGAATTTGCGCTTAGACAGATCGCTGGTCAGTACGATACAACTGATTATAGAAGTATTGTTTCAGCGGTGCGTCGTGGCGATGCAAACAAGATCCCAAATGGTGTGACATTCACTGTCCCGCATAACTATTATGGAGATATCGACTTCGTTGTACGTAGGAAGGGCGTGGATAAGGTGGCAAGCGAGCCTGATCGTCCTACAATCACCATCCAGACTAAGTATCTTCTTTCTAGAAACGCCGGGTCTTCCGCCGCCACATTCCAGTATGACAGAGGTGAAGCACTGGCATATGTAGATACAGCCATTCCAGCCGGAACAGTTGTTAAATTCTCTATTGGAGCTAAATCTGGTAACTGGCTTGCTGGCGATTACCACTTTACAGCAACCAACGCTATTGCTGCCGGAAAGAAGCTCAGTATTTCTAGCACAAACTACGATAATACTAATTTGGAAGACCTTGATATCATTGTTTACACTGATAGCAAAGGTACGGCAACGGAGGCCACTTACGCAATTGAAGCCGGTGACGGCGATGCAACAGTTAATCTTGGTACTACTGGTACAGAATTGAATCTGCCCGGAAGAATGCGCTATGGATCTAATAACGCTGGCGAAGCGAATGTCCATCAGTTCCTTAATGCTATTGGGACCGTTTCCGATTCTTGGGAGCCACTCTCCAAGTTTGACCTCATGCCTTCTGGGTATACTTCTCTTGCTGGATTCCTTGGTGGGTTTGATGAGGAATTCAGGTCTTGCCTTGGCTTGGCACGTGTCCACGATATTGCAAATGATATATTTGAGGCACCAGGTTCTACGGCAACAATTAGTACTGAGTACTACCACAACGCATATTTCTGGCTCCCGTCTCGTAAGGAGATTTATGGCTCGAATGAGAATGCCCGCGAAGCATCCGAAACACAGTTTGAATATTTTGCCGAGCTTGGGACGACCAACTCGGATAAGCTTATGTATGCGAAAGGCGCAACATCCCCGACCTCGTACTGGCTCCGGACCCCGAACGCGGGTAGCAGTTCCACTGTGCGTAATTGCTACACGGGGGTCGGCGGCGGCCTGCACGACGTCACTGCCTCCAATAGCTCCGGCCTCTCGCCGCTTGCGATTTTGGCGTAAGCCAAAAGCGAAATAAGTCAATCTTAAATCTTTCAATCTCCCCCGCTAGGGGGAGATAATTATGTAGCTTGGACAACAACAAAAAAATAAGAGATGAGAGAAAGGGGTGATAGAAATAGTTCGCAAGGGAGATCAAGACCAAGGTAGGCTTGGTGTGATTGAAGCTAGCAAGAATATGTTTAAATATACTTATGATCGCGTAAAAGACAATAAGACTTTTGCGAAATCTGATAGGTGGATTATGGCCAAAGCAGTGTGGGATGCTGCAGCGAAAGCGAATGCAAATATTATCGCCGCAAATGGTATTCGTGTAGAAACATCATCTGATGCAGAGGCAAGATTACTCTATGAAAAGGACGCTGTAGCGCAATTAGATGTATTGCTTGCTTTGATAGACACGTGCTACACAGTAGGAATTATTTCTGACCGTCGTGCTGAATACTGGCTCGGTTTAATTAATGATACGCAAATTCTTGCAAAAGCTTGGCTTAAAGGCGATCACAGAAGATATTTAGGTATGGTTGTAGGTAGTATCGAAACAGAATAATAATATTTGGGAGGCGACTACATATGACGCCGTCTAGTGGTGTCGTTGTTGCGCTCCGGACCCCGAACGCGGGTAACAGTAACAATGTGCGTAATTGCAACACGGGGAACGGCGGCGGCCTGAACAACAACAATGCCAACAATAGCAACGGCCTCTCGCCGATTGGGGACTAGTGCGATTCTAGTACCGACTTTTTGTTGAGAAAGCAGTGCTACCTCCAAGGAGTTACCTTCCAGTCTCACATTACGATGTGAGCAAACAGGCTAAAGACGCGGATGTCTTACGAGATGCGCCGCTATCGGCTTTAGCGAATTCTTTAATTAAGGATAATTTATGGATCACGATTACTTTGATGAGGCTTTTACATATGCAAATATGAGAAGCGCTTTAAATAAGTGTTGCCGCAATGTAAGGTGGAAAGATTCTGTTGTAGGTTATGAATTACATGCGGCACAGAATACTTTAAAGCTTATGAAACAAATTAAAAATGGTACGTACAAGATTAGTGAGTATCAAAGATTTATAATCAATGAACCAAAGCGGAGAGAAATCGTCGCAACACGTATTGCAGACCGACAAGTTCAAATGGCACTGTGCACTGCAGGGTTATATGAGGATTTTGTCGAGCATTTTATAGCTGATAATTGTGCTTGCCAGAAGGGTAAAGGCACAGACTATACGTTGCAGCGTATTAAGAAACATCTATGCAGACATTATCATGATCATGGGAAAGATGGTTTGGTTCTTAAAATGGACGTACATCATTTCTTCCCATCAACAAGACATGATGTTGCAAAAGCTGCTGTAAGAAAACGCATCAGTGATGAGCGAGCGTGCCAGATGGTTTGTGATGTCATCGATAGTTTTGGCGGCGATGCTGGTATCGGTCTTGGTTCACAAATTTCGCAGTTAGTTGAGCTTTCCGTATTAGATGATCTTGACCATTTTATAAAAGAACGTCTCCGGATCAAACACTATGTGCGGTATATGGATGACCTTGTTTTAATACACGAGGATAAAGAATATCTGAAATATTGTTGGGATGAGATAGGGAAACAGCTTAATGCAATTGGGCTTGAGCTAAATAAGAAAACATCTCTATACCCGTTAAAACAAGGTGTGAAGTTTCTGCAGTGGAGATTCGTTTTGACCAATTCAGGTAAAGTCATAATGAAGATGAGCAATAAAAAGATGGGCAGACAACGTAGAAAGATCAAGAAAATATTATTTAAAGAAGAGACTGGTGAATACGCTATCGGTACTGCGTTCACCAGCCTAACTGCGTGGTGCGCAAATGCTAAACGTGGAGACGCATATTTTCAGCAGAAGCGCATGAAACACTATTATTACACAGTAAAGGCAGGTATTGAAAATGGTAAACGAAAAAGAAAGACTGCTTAAGGCTGAGCACGATGCATGGCTCGCAAACGCCGAGGCTGCGAAGAACACAGCAAACATCGATTTCATCGCCATGATGACCGGCGTCGATATTGATGATGAAGAAATCGTTGAGGAGGATTTTGAAGATGGAGCATTCTAAGTATTTTGCAAAAGTGAAGAAGTACTACGATACTCACCGTTGGAGCAAAGAGCGCGTACGTCTCGCAGTGACTAATCCCGAGAGCAATCCGTGGATCACTGCTGAAGAGTACGAAGAGATCACCGGCGAGGTATATGAGGCGTGAGTAAACCGAGCCCGTGTGATAAATGTATCCACAGGCACATTCAACCATGTTCTCAATCTGAGTCGCAATACGACAATTGGCTCTATATTACGTTAAGGCGTATATGGGGCAGAGGAAAGAAAGAGACCGCTCAAACAATGGGCGGTCTCAACTATATTGAATTAAAGGAGGAAGTCTAATGACTAAAGTAGAACATTACGTTCTTGACGCGATTAACGTTGCCAATGATGATACTCATGGCTATAGCATGGCAAATAGGAACGGCGATCCCGACTATGATTGTTCCAGCCTTGTGTGTTTTGTTGTTGATCGGGCAGGGATTCCTGTAAGAGCGGCAGGCGCTCACTATACTGGAGATATGCTGGATGCGTTTATAAAATGCGGATTTAAAAATATCATCGATAAAGTCAATATTAACAATGGCGCAGGCATGAAACGCGGCGATGTACTTCTGAATCAGGCCGCACATGCAATGCTTTATATTGGCGACGGTCAGGTCGTAAACGCCGGAGGCGATAACGGCCATCCGCAGCCTGGTGATCAGGGTGGCGAGATTAAAGTGCAGCCGTATTGGAACGGGAATTGGGATGCGGTTCTTCGTTACATGGGTACAGAGGAATACACTGGTACTGATGAACCTGAAGCACCTGAAGCTGAGCTTGCAGAAGGCATGGTTTATCCAAGGCCTGATGCTCCATGGGCGGCAGACAGCAATAACTTTGACTATCCAGAAATTCTGAAGTTCGGTGATGCTGGTACTGTTGTGCAGGAGATGCAGGCAAAGCTGAACGCTCTTGGCTATCCGTGCGGCAAAACCGATGGCTACTATGGCGAGAAGACGCTTGAGGCTGTTACAAACTTCCAGACTCAGAAGGGCTGTCTGATCGATGGTGAGGCTGGCCCGGAAACTCTTGGTAAACTTGCTGAATGCTACAAAGCACTGACTGGTAACGATGAAGCATTCTATGCCCAGTGGGAGAAACCTGTGAACGATCCAAAGACCGAGGCAAAGGAAAATGTTGCTGGATTCTACGCTGGTGAGAAAGTTGAGTTTATCGGCGGCAATGTATATCTTGTACCGAATGGTACTGTAAGCAAGACATACGAAGCTGGCGAAGCTAAGATCACTGCTCTGAATGCAAAGGCCAAACACCCGATTCACCTTGTGTTTGTGCGTGGCGCAGCCACTAAGGTGTACGGATGGGTTGATGTTGAAAGTCTGAAGAAGATCTAAGCTATGAAGAAAAAAGAACTAAGCTTTTCGAAGAAGTACTTCGCCTATCTGATTGCGCTTGAGTTCTTTGTGATTTTGTTTACGGGAGTGATGATTGTTATCACTTGTGATACCACTCCCCTTCAATGGATTATTACTGCACTGGCTGCCGAGATTTCTGTATACAGTGCATGGTATCTGGCTAAAGCCAGAACCGAGAATAGACATAAATATGCACAATTATACGTGAAGGATATCGCGGATAAGTACGGTGTGGATGTTGCAATCAGAATCGCCGAAGTAGTATTACGTGAATGAAAGGAGTTCCCAAATGAATAAATCCAGATGGCAGGTTTTTAAACGCGAGAATGATGAAGTAGTTATTTGCCGCAGATGTGAAGCGACCTACTTTATTGACTATAAAGATATCCGGGATGGCAAACAGCATAGTCTGCCGAAGCGTTGCCCTGTGTGCAAGGCTCTTATGATTACTGACAAACGCTGATCCCTGAAGGAGCGAAACGATGGTTTGTATAGACGACAAAGATGGCCAGCAGGTAATGCGGATAGACCGTTCTATCAAGCTTTATCCTGAGAACACAGAAATATTGAAGTGCTCCAAATGTGGGGCTGAGTTCGCCTGCAGAGGTTTGGAAGACTTTGCGTTCGCTTACATGCACAACGGTGTGCCTGTATATGTACCGAAAGCGGATGTTTTGTGCTACAACTGCGAAGACGAAAAGAAATACGAGGAAGCCAAGGAAAATATGATTGGCGGCCCGCTTAATAATGTGGAGGTGTAACTATGCAGATCGATCTTACACAGATCGCTTTGGGTATCATATCTCTACTTTCCACTATCATAACTGCTTATGTCATACCGCAGCTTCGTAATAAACGAATTCTCCGTCTGATTAGAATCGGCGTTAAAGCTGCAGAGAAGAAGTTTAATGAACCTGGTATGGGTGAAAAGAAGAACGAATACGTTAAAAAGTATCTCGCCAGCAAAGGGTATGCTCTGAGCATGGAAGAAGTAGACGTTATGATCGATAGCGTTCTGTTCGATATTGAACACGCTCTCCCAGAAGAAGACTAAGAAAGGGAGGTCATGAAAATGGAAATACTCATGAACCTTACTTTAGAACAATTGGTGGGAAGGATAGCAGGGATAATTGCGGTATTGTCCGTTTTCATAGAGATTACCCCGATTAAGTTTAACCCGATCTCTAGCTTATTGAAGTTTATAGGGTCTAGACTAAATAAAGATATCACCGAGAAACTGAATACAATGGAAAAGAAAGTCGATGCGCTTGAACGAGCTGATATTGTGTCATGCCGCGTGAGGATTCTGATGTTCGCTGACGAGCTCAGAAGTAATTGTAGGCATTCCCAAGAGATGTTCGATCAGACGCTTTCGGATATAGACGTTTATGATGCCTACTGCGACTGCCACCCAGACTTTAAGAATAACAAGACAGTCGCGGCAAGGCAGAGGATATTAGACGCGTATAATAAGTGTATGCAAGACAACGACTTTCTCTAATTGGAGGTAGAAGATGTATAGGATTCTTACTGTTTATTCCAAGAAAGATAACTACCAGTCGCTGTATCAGCTTATGACGACCGAAGGGACGGATAGCGACGGCAATGTCATCACTGTTCCGCTGGAGCTTGCTGACAAGTCTGAGCTGGACGCAAAGGTTGAATCTATGCTGAATGACGAGGGTTATGCAAAGGCCGACTTTATGGTCGTCCAGTATATTGATTATAACATTGATGCGAAGGATTATTCTGACGATTAATCTTTCCAGAAAATAAAGGATTGAAAGGGTGACGAAATATGGGTATAATATCTCCGGGTGAGATTTATACTGTGAGCACTATTATTACATGCTGCGGCATCAATTTCTGCATGATGGCTGCGGATAAAAGAAAAACTTTCCAGAACGGTGATGAGAGCATCGTGCTGGATGACAACACAGAAAAAATTTTCAGAGTCAACAACAACATTTTATTTGGTGGCTCCGGTGTGTTCTGGGGCAACGAGAAAATTTATGAGCCTATCAAAGATCGTATGAATGATAGGCTCACTATAGTCGACGCCGTCAAGATGACGGAAGATTATATGTATAATAACTTGGCGTTCGTAAGGGCGCTCAAGCGGTATTACTTCATTTCTGGTAGAGACGATGACGGGATATATTATCTTGTTAGGGTGTGCCTGCGGGAAAAGGATAAATGCGTGCACACTGATTCGTTTGTGCCGATGAGGAAAGATCAGAAGGCGTATATGATCGCTCTGCCGAAATCAATGGAGAGCGATGAGAACGCAACGAGGTTTAACCAGATGCTCGATAAGGCGGTTGGTAGCGCTGAGTCGTTGCCTGATCTTTACTTGGAGTGTGCAAAGATAATTCGAACTGTCGAGAAGGAAGACTCTAGTAAGTCTGTCGGCGACAGTATATCATTCCAGTCTATCCACGACTGAGGCTCGCCATGCTTTACAGGTGTGACGATTATGGTTGCACTGTAGATGAGTTATTCCAGATAGTTAAGAATGACAAGGCGTGCAGACAACCAGATGATGATTCGACCGATATTATTATCGGTGGTATATTAGACACGAGCACTGGTGAAGTGTCTCAATTCTTTATTGAATGTTAAGTTAAGCGTCCGGCTTCGTGCTGGGCGCTTTCTTTTTCTCCAGAATTTGTGAAAAAGAAGCCTCCCAGACTAAGCTGAGAGGCGTTTAGTTTCGTAAAGAAAAGTGCATAGTTTATATTACAAAGAGCGGGTTTGGTCGCTCTGATATCCAAACAAGTTATGTATAAGCAAGAGTACATATATGTCATAGCTCCTGCTCGTAGTTCTAACAAAAGTTCTAACAAATGTGTCGGAAAATTTTTCCAAGAATTACTGGGGTTTATGAATGTCGCACAAAAAATTGCGGATTTTTACTGCAGTAGATTAGAGCAGATTTGGTTAGATTGCACTAGATTTGAGTAGATTAGAAATGGGACGCTTGGTTCGGGACCAAGAGGCCTCGGGTTCAAATCCCGACACTCCGACTGAAAAGTGCCTGATTTCGTTGAAATTGGGTACTTTTTTTATGCAATTCTCAAAAGTTCTAACAAGAGTTCTAACAGAAATTCTAATTTCTACTGCGTTAATAGCTCTGCACATAGGTCAGAGCCGACCGATTTTAAGTGCTGATTCGTTAAATGCCCGTAAACATTTCCTGTTGTTTGGATATCAGAATGACCAAGCCACTGTTGTACATCCTTGAGATTATGCCCTGATTCTAGCAGTATGCTTGCACATGAATGCCTTAAATCGTGAAGCCTTATATCCGGCATCCCATGTCGCTCTAGAATCTTGTGAAAAGTTTTTGTGATATAGTCTGGCGAATAGGGCTTGCCGCTATCCCACTTGAACACATAATCGTTCTTGATGTATTTGTCACCAAGAAGTTTTTCATTTAATTCTTCCCTCGCCTTAGCATCAGTGAAAATCTTTTCTATCTCTGGAGTCATAGGGTACACTCTGTAGCTATCGTCGGTTTTGGTGTCATCCTTCTCGACGATCGAACTGCATCTGCATACGACGTGCTTTATAACTACCTGCTTGTTATTGAAGTCTATACTATCCCATTTTAGCCCCAACAACTCACTGCGTCTCAACCCATACAACGCAGTAACTGTTATGAGCGGAGCAAGTTTCTCACCCTGGATTAATTGGAATAGGTTACGCATCTGGCTTGAAGCGTAGAAAGATGGTTTAAACTTCTGTTTCTTTGGCCGCTTTATTTTGCTGACCGGATTCTCAGAAATCTTTTTCTTATTCACAGCATCATCACAGATAACGCTTAGAACAGTGAGATAGTTCCTTACCGATTTGTTTGAAAGACCGCCGCCAGTTTTTACATTGCCGCATTCAGACATATGCGCAGAAAAGTCTTCAACGATTTCAGGCGTGAGATCTTGTATCGCAACCTTGCGCTTCTTGAAGTATGGAACGATGTGGCTCTCAACACCGATCTTGTATCCTTGGAATGTGATGGGATCGTACACACGCTCAGCGTATATTATCCATTTCTCTGCATATTCAGCGAGTGGTTCTTTCTTAACTGTTGCGACTTCAAATGACTTATCTTGGTATTCAGTTATAGTATCGTCGAGGAATTTTTTAGCAGCTCTTTTGTTGTGCCCATCGACACTCAGCTTGGTCGGAATCCATTTCTGTTTCCGAACGCCATCCTTATCCGTTATATTAAGGACGGCATAGTACATATTCTTTTTAATTTGTAAGCTTCCGGTTATCATATTACACCTCCGTCGAACGGAAGCCATGACATATATGTATTTTGATTATAAGTGACGGAGAGCGTTTATTCAAGCACTGATTCTTTAACAAATCTGATCACCTCCGACTTTGGAATCAAATACGGCTTGCCTATGTCGAGGCGTCTGATTCTCTTTTCTTGTACGAGCTGATACGCTCGGTATACTTTTATTTGTAGCATTTCTGCCAGTTCTTTTATCGTAACGATATCGCTGTATTTTTCAAAAATATTATTCACCTCTGTTTTTAAGTGCTCAAGCCTTCTCCCAACAAGCACTCATTGCTCCCAACCGTCCGATATTTACAGCCTCGCACTACGGCTTTGGCTAGCAGGAGCGTCCCTTGTTATTCACGTGGTGGAAATAGCTGCCGGGTCTAAGCCTCATCAGTTACACGGCTATCGCAACCACATGGTATTTATATAAAACGCGCTTGACATTACTTCAGATTTAGACTAAATTATTGTTGCCCATTCACAGCGTAAATGTGAGGGCAGGAAAGGAGCGTGGTCAATTTGGCCAAGTTTTTGATTCTGCCTGTCTCTGAAGTAATATCAATGCATTGGGCAGAAACGGCTTAATGCCGTTCTTTGCAGAACCCGACTGCTAAAGTGCGATCGCCTTGGGTAAGAGAGGGTGGCACATCACACCCATGTTCATAGCGGGGAAATCGAGCGTCGCCAGTTACTCACCTGCATATACAGAATGAAAGGAATCTTGTTTTGTGAGTAGCGGAACAAGTGTCGCTATGTTCATTGCGCCAAGGCTCAGGGAAAACAAATTGGGAAAATACTGCCGGTAGATGTGACCGGTGGTATTTTATTTGTTACCACTCTTCGAAGTCATCGTAGTCCTGTTTCTCGCGTCTGCCTTTAAATTTTTTAGCGTGCCAATCCTCTTTCTCGACAAACATCTCAAAATCATTGCCGCCTTTATTCTCTTTGGCACGACTATTATCTTTCTGCTGCCAATTCTTATTTTGGTTTCTACTCATTTCAGCCTCGGCTCGATCAGATATTTAAATATAAACATACCAATTGTGACCCCAATGATATCATAGACTGAGATCTGCCAGCGTGGCAGAGGCGACGGAGCGCACCAGTATGCAACAAAATTACTCAGTAGATTCGCCATCGTCCTCGTCCTCCTTCATGTAATACCCGTCTGGGCTATAATAGTTTAAATCTGGGTTAGATGGTTCGCATATACAACACGGTTTGCCATCAGATGAAGACGGCGGTTCATATATACATCCTTTACACGACCATGTATTTTCTTTTACATGGTCGTTTTCTTTTCTCATTTTAAGCAGCTTATTAAATATATCGATCTCTAAACTCATCA